ATTATGATGATCAATGTAACATTAGCAACAACAGCAGGTAAAAGTTATGTAACAGCAGAAGGAAATCAGACTCCAAGTGAAGTGTTAGCTGAAAATAATATTGCAACAACAGGAGCTACAATCTCTGTGAATATGAAACCATTAAGTGTAGCTGAATTAACTGATACATTTGAAGAGTTAGGATACAATGATGGTGATTCTGTAATGTTATCAGCTGTAGTTAAAGCCGATTCTGCTTTCTAGTTCTAGCAGGTAAAGAGAAAAGAACATGAGGAGCGTAGGTGTCACAGCCTACGTTCTTATTTTTTACTTATTAATTATATTCATAAGAAAGGAAAATACATTATGGAAGAAAGAAAATTTAAAGCAAATGACTACGTGGTAGTAAAGAATTGGGATGAACTGGTTGAAGAATATGGATTGGTTGATCCCGAATCTGTTAGAGAACAGATGAGAAACGATGAGGATTGTTACTGGTCAGAAGAAGAGATTAAAGAATACAATCCAGAGATTGTTGATGTTCCATGGGGAGCAAGAAAAGCAATGATTGATGAGCTTGTAGCTATGGGATTAATGAAAGTTAAGGGATATGGAGAAGATGGAAGTGTTCAGTTGGAAAGCGGTACTTACATTGGCAGTATTGTCCCAGAAGAGATTTTACAGTTTGTAAGTGAAGATGAGGTTAAAAACTATATCTTCTGGCTTAACAAAAAAGATGATGATTTTGTAATGCAAGACTACGATTTTAGTCGAGGAGATGGATTATTAAGTTATGTAGGAATCACCAATGGAAGTATTGATTGCACTGGTGGAGACAAAGGTAATGAATTAATTGCTTATTTCTATGCTGCATCAATTTTAAGGTCAATTGATTTTAATGAGGGAATCACAGAGTATCTAAGTCATGAACATGAAGTCGGTTGTCATGTATTTGACAGTCTTTTTAGTGGCAGAAAATCACATTTGCAGGTTGTAGCAATAAAAGATGTTTCAGATGATAGGGAAGAAGAACTCATTCAGACGTGGGAAGAAAGAGGTTGGGAAGAGGTTAAATTCCACCACGATAAAGTTTTCAAGGTGTTTACTCATCCAGAAGAGAAAGGAACCACAATTTTCTTAAACGGAGAAAAAGAAGATTACAAAAAAGACTTTGAAGCTTATGAACTGATCATGCAGATTGTTAGTCATGTTTATGGAGATACAATGCAGGATGTCTTAGAAGTTGTTAGCAATAGAGACAGATCAGAAGTCATGAACATGATTCGTGATATTTATTCAAAAGTAGATAAGCAGTACGTAAAAATTAAAAACAAAATTAATATTGAAAACTTCCTAAAGGTTGCGTCTAAAGGTCAGCAGAAACATTTAGAACGAGAAGTTCAGAATAATCAGGACAGAGTTAATAGCTATAAAGATAATCTCAGACACTCTCTTAAAACATTAAGAGAGTCACAAGAAAGACTCTTCGGATATTTACATATGAAAGATGATTCTCAGTTCAATGAAGTAAGAGAAATGTTAAACATGATGGGTGATGATTTAAGTGATTTTAGGTGTGATCCTAGCGGTGATTGGTTTAGCTTTGCAATCGTTCAGCCATTGTTATATTGGGATGATGATATTTACGAAAGAAACTTTGATGATGAATACTTTGAAGAAGAGGCTGGATATGAAAAGACGAAAAAAGTATTCGACAAAATCTTTAAGACAAGAGAATACACTTTGTATCTACAGCAAGCAATAATGATTGACTTGGTCAATAATAAACCAGTTGCAATGAGAGATTATAATTACACAAATGATATGTATATTCCTAATCCACATTTCCATGAGTTTAACTGTTGGGGAGCAAATGAAGCAAATTTAATTGAAGCGATTTCAAACAGAGATTATATGTCAATTTTTAATCTTGTTAGATCAGCTGTCGCTGGAATTTCTTTATATGACACTGCTGTAGTAGGAGCTTTCTTTAACTATTGCGAATCTAGATTTACGAATCAAAAGTGTCTTAAGGTTCCAGGAAGAGAAGAATTTATTTCATTCAAAGAAGCAAGAGCATTGGAGGATTAAAAATGAGAAAAATTAGAATTGAAGAGTTAGATGCACAGAGATTAGTACAAGAAGTGGTAGCGAAAGCTATCACTTCTATTGGTTTAACCCCAGAAAAATTACAGATGGAAATTAATCCTAATGTAAAACTTAAAGAAGAAGAGAAAATTGAGATTGCTTTTTCAGAAATGGCAGAAAAGAAAATGTATTATCTCATTCAGGAATGTGAAAAAGAAATTGGATGGCATGGACTTGTTAGTCGAAGCGAAAACGGGTTCTACGTAGAAGATATTGTTGTATTCCCACAGGAAGTTACAGGAGCTACTGTAACATCAGATGATGAGCTGTATCCAACTTGGATGCTTAGTCAGCCAGATGAGATTTACAATAAGATTAGATTCCATGGACATTCGCATGTAAATATGGCAACAAGCCCAAGTGGTGTAGATGATACATATCAGGAGCAGATCATTCAACAGTTTATGACAAGTCCAGTTGATGAAAACAATTTTTACATATTCGGCATTTTTAACAAAAAGGGGAGCTATTGGTTAAATATTTATGACATTTATAACAATAGATTTTATGAGACAGATGATATTAGTTATGTTTTTTATCAGTCAGATGAGCAGGCGTGGGCTAAAAAGCAGATTGAAGCAAATGTAAAAGAGGAAGTGATTGTAAAAACGAATGGATATTACTCTAATGGATATGGTTACAGGGGTGGTGGATACGGGACAGAAGAGCTGTATGACACTTGGAAAAAGAACTATGACAAAAATAAAAACAAAAATAAAGACAAAGAGAAACCCAAAAAAGATGAAGCAGAGATAAGAAAAGAATTAAGTGGAGCAATTATTGCAGATTTAACACCACCAAAATGGCATAGTAAATGGAGTAAATGTTTGCAGAGAATGATCAGCTGTGATGAACGCTTAGAAGACTTGATTGATGAATACACAATAACTTATCCAGATTACAGTGGGACAAAGAAGAAATAAAGGAGAATGATTATGAATACAAGTAAAGTTTTAGAATTTTTTGATGCACAGACATTAGTTAAAAAACCAGTTCATGTAATTGGATGTGGAGCAATTGGTTCAAATGTAGCAGAACAGCTTACAAGATTAGGCGTCTCAGGGATTAATCTCTGGGACTTTGATCATGTTGAACCTAAGAACGTAACTAATCAGATGTTCTTTGATGGAGATATTGGAGAAGCCAAGGTAGATGCAATTGAGAATTTGTGTAAGTCAATTAATCCACAGATTAAAGTAACCAAGCATGAGAGAGGGATCGATAATCCATATATTCTTACAGGATATGTATTCTTATGTGTAGACAATATTGAGCTTAGAAAGAAAATTGTAGAGGCCAATAAGTTAAATCCAAACTGTATTGCGTTCTTTGATTTTAGAATGAGACTTACAGATGCACAGCATTATTTTGCAGACTGTTCAGTTAAAGAGCAGGTTGAAAACTTAATTGGAACCATGAATTTTACTCATGAAGAAGCAGCTGCAGCAACTCCTACAAGTGCTTGTGGAGTGGAATTGAGTGTATGTTACACAGTTAAGAATATTGTTTGTTACGGAATTGCAAATTTTGTTAACTTCTGTTTAGGAAATGAACCAAAGCAGATGATTATTACTGATATGAAGACAATGGATGTGACAGTATTCCCTATGTAAGAGGTGATGACGTTGAAAGAAGAAAAATATAAAGCCGTACCTAAAAATTATAAGGGGGTTGTAAGACTTCAACCATCAAAAGCATACCTCTCCCGTTATTGGCATGTGTACGTTAAGTTACAAAAGGGCTATCACTATTCAGGTAATCCAGATCACAGAGTGGTCATTAAGCTTTACAAGACTTATCAAGATTTAACAAACAACGGTAGTTGTATGGGAGAAGCCTTTGTAGAAGAAAGAAAGTTATATGTTCCAAGAAAACGTAAGAATAATTATTGGTAGGTGAGAATATGTGGGAAAAAGGTACAAGAGTTAGGATAGTAAAAACTGGCACAACGGGCACAGTGGTTATTAGCAAAGAAGAAGAGTATCACAAAAAAGGAAGGGAACGCTTTTTAGTAGAGTTTGACGAGCCTATGGGTGGACATAGGGGGAATGGAGCTTACAGAGGGAAAAATGGTTCTTGTTGGTGGTTTGATTATTGTCCAGACAAGGTTACTGCTACAGATGGTATAAAGATTGAACAAATCAAAAGGAAGAATAATTATTATTAGAGGTGGTTAGATGTGGGAAGTTGGTGACAGAGTAGTAGTTACTCGGGGGATCAAAAGTAGTAGTGTATTTGAAACCAAAGCGAAAGGAACAGTCATTGCTATAGATGCGGGATCTGCAATACCTGTATTGGTTGAAGTAGATGGAACAGGAACAAGTATGTGGTTCTATGAAGCTGGTGATGATTTATTTTGGGGCGACATTACTTGCACACGAGCGAAAAAGAGAAAAAATAATTATTATTAAGGAAGGATGATGAAAAGTGCTTAAGGTTGGAGACAGGGTTGTGTTAACAGAAGAAAGCCGTCAAAGCTGTCATGTGTTTCATGAACATCCGAGAGATGCTGCAACGGTTATTGGAGTTTCGCACGTAACAAATGGGTCTGGTTATGAATGTGTTTTAGAATTTGATAAGAATATTGGTGGACATGATGGATTGTCGTATGCTAGTGGCAAGGACGGTCATTGTGTTATCTATTATTTTTATCCACCACAGTGGGACAAATACTTTAAGAAAATCCAAAGAAATCGTAAGAACAATTATTATTGAAAAGAGGTGATTGGATGTCAGAGGATGTAAAGTATCGTCCAGTTCCTAAAGGGTATAAAGGTGTTTTTAGACTAAGAGAAGATATGGTGTCTTTAGGCAATGAATTTTATGGAGCATGGGGCATTATAGACGACAAATTTTTAACCGATGAAGATTATTATAATGAAGAAAATGAATTTAAGGGAGATCCCAATCATGTAATCCGAGCAAGTTTTTACCCTAGCCTTTTTGATCTGCAAATAGGTGAACATCTTCTTAGAGGAGTAGGAAGAGTGCCTGGGACAGAAATGTATTGTTATATTCCTTTTAAAAGAAAAAATAACTACTATTAGGAAAGAGGTGATCAAATGGAGAATGATGGTAAATATCCTCCAGTACCTAAAGGATACAAGGGTATTTTTAGAGTTAGGCCTGATATGATAGAGTCAAATAATCCGTTCTATGAAGCATACGGCATTACAGGGAAAGGTATTATAGAAGACATTGATTATTTGGAAGGTCAGAGTGAATTTACAGGAGTTCCGGAACACCTTATAAGAGCTGCTTTTTATCGAACATATGAGGATTTAAGGAATAGAGAGAATATGATATATGGGGTGCCTTTTAATGCAAGTGAATATGTGTTATATCCAATATCAAACAAGAAGAACAATTACTGGTAGGTGATTTAAGATGATAGAAGCAACAGATATTAAAGTGGGTATGAAAATTAAGTATAGGGGTTGGGAATGGACTATAACAGAAGTGTTTGCAGCATATAAAGTCATGAATCTTCAGAATGGTTATACTAAAAAAATCATAGATCAAGATAGTTCACTGATTTGGGTTGAAACATCGAAGAGACTTTTTGTGCCCGAAACAATGACTATGGAATGGTTCTTTAAACAAGTGAAATATGGAACAATAAAAATCTTAAATCGTAAAAATAATTATTATTGAGGTGATGTGATGTATTTAGAAGACATTAAAGTTGGTCAGAGAGTAAGCTATCGAGGTCATTCCTACATAATAACTAAAAATATTGTAAAACAATGGGGAACAATGAGACTCTATTCCCTATATTCATACATTAAGAAAAGTACAAATTGTCATAGATCACGAATGTATTTTCGAAGAGTAGAAAATAAAAATGAAGCGATTGATGGATTTTGGTTATTATATGACGAGTTTGAAGAAAGAATGGATCGAGGGCTTATGAAATTTTTGAACATGTCAAAGAAAAATAATTACTATTAAAGGGGGGGGGTGTCACAAAAGTGAATGAGATTAATAAAAGAAAATTAGAACTGTTCATGGATGATCAGTTATGGAGACAGAATATTACACATCAGCAAAGTAAAGGTGTGCATAGAGATGTGTTAAGAATTGTGTGTGATCCAGAATACAAAGCAAAGCTTTTAGGAATGATCTGGGATGGTAATTACAAAATTGCACCTCCATATGTAGTAGAAATTCCTAAAGACAATGGAAAAGTAAGAGAAGTGTATGTTAATCAGCCGATTGACAGATTTGTTATGACACAAATTAATTATGTTTACATGCAATTATATGGACATATGATTCATCCGAGATGTGTGTCTTATCAGAAAGGGATCGGAGTTAAAAATATCGTAGATGATATTTGTATGGAGCTTAAGAAACATCAGGGAGCTGCTGGTTATAAGGTAGATATTAGTAAGTATTTTGACAGTGTAAGCCGTGAGGTCCTTAATGAAATGATTGATAAAATTGACACAGGAAGTCCTATTGACAAGATTGTAAGAGATTATTATATGGATGATTGTATTGTTGATCAGAAAGGAAATGTTATTGAGAAATACAAAAGTATGACTCAAGGATGTGCAGTATCTACATTCTTTGCTAATTGTGTTTTGAAAGATGTTGATGAAGAGTTAAGTAAAATGGATATTATTTATTACAGATATTCAGATGATATCTTGATGGTTGGCAAGGATGCTGATAAGGCTTTGAAGATGTTAGGAAAGATGTTAGAAACGAAAGGACTTACATTAAATCCAAAAAAGGTAGAAACAGTCAGTACAGATCAATGGTTTACATTCTTAGGAGTGCGTATCAATGGACAGAAGAGAAGTTTTTCTGAGAAGAGTTTAAAGGAATTTCAGAAACATATTAGAGAATATGTCAATAAGAAAGCAGGAATCGGTAGTGTAAAAGTTGCAATCAGACAAATTAATAAATATCTGTATTTGAATTTCTTAAGAAATCCTAATGAGTTTGGTTGGGCTGAGTATTTCTTTAGTATTGTGAATGTTGAAGATGATATTAAGACATTGGACATGTGGATTAAAGATACTCTGAGAGGCTTGTATACTGGTAAGAGAAAGGTTGGTGGTCTTGGTGTAAATAAAGTAACTGATGAATGTGGAGTGTTAAGAGGGAAAGGGAAAAACGTAAGTGCAAATCTTGGTAAGACAAGAAGTGATAAAGACATTTTAGAAGAAGCAGGATATATCAGTATGAATGAAATGTATCATCAGTTTAGATATAGCAAAGAATTGTACAGGGCTTCATTGACGGCTTTATCTTAAGTGAAACCTAACACGAGGTACTTATGTGAAATGTTATAAGTCAAATCAGATCCTTAGGATACACGGGTGATTCCATGCATGGTTGCCAACCAGCATTTCATCACCCGTTCCTCCCTGGATCTTATCATCATAAAGGAAATTTAGAAACGTGTTATTAACATGAACATAAGAAAGTTACTATGGACGTTGTATGTGAGACAATGGAATTACATATAAGGCGCGTTGAAGCTGCAGGATGACTGGCAATACATTGACCAAGTCATCCCTGCAGCTCAACCGCTTTATAATCATAAAAGAATAAAGGAACATAGCATTATTGTGAGCATACAAACAAGCTAATATGGGCTAAACATACGAGACATTGAATCATACATAATAAGAGCACAGCTGCCTTATGCAGCGGGAAATTAGTCTCCACGACAGTAATTTCACCGCTGCCACAGGCGTGCGTGCCCTTATTAATCATAAACCAATAGAGAAAACATGTCGCCAATGTAGAGTATGTAGAAAGGGAAAGCTATGAAAAGTTTATTTAAAGTATTGTATGAGCTGTCACAAGGAAACAGCTTAATGATTAATAGTTGCATGTCTTTTAGAATGACAACTGATCTATACAAAAGACAAGTGAGATTTAAGAAGTATAAGGTTATTGATCAAGGAAGCGTAGTAAGTGATGTGACATTGTGTAATGGAGAGGTTATTGAGTATGATGACTTAATAAAGGAAGGAGATTTAGATTTTATATTACCAATTGAATTAAACGAAAAAGAAAATCCATATGAGGTTATTGAATACCTGTATGGATTATTTTATTGCTCAGTTCCTGATAGATCTGCTGTTCAAAAGAAACATAATTTTATAGCAAAAGGATTAAATGATTTTGGGGCAAATGATTTTACAGGAATGAGAAGAAGTGAAATTCAGCCATTGTTAGAGCTCTATGTGTTACTCGCTGGAATGAAAGGATGGATCACTTGGAAAGATGATAAGCTGTTCTTTTGGAAAGGTGAACATAAGAGTTTGTATATATATAGGAAATGGATTTTAGGTTATTAGGAAAGGAAGAATGTAAGATGAATGTAGAAAAGAGTTTAGAAAAAGCAGGAGTAGACACAAAGAAATATCCTTCATTGGCTATGCAGAATATTTTAGGATATCAAGGGAAAGCGTTTGCAGAAAATTCATACCTGTATAGAAAGATCATGGAAGATGGGCATGTGTTTAATCCTTATATACACAGAAGATGGCTCCCATATCAGTTTATGAATGCTGTCCATTGGACAAGACAGTATTATGCAGAGACTATTGGTTATGTAAAGATGCTTGAAAAAGAATTGATGCTTAGTAATAATGTAGATAATTGGAAATATATGTACGATAAATTTGGGAAAGAGCTTAATGCTTTATATACACTCTCAAAAAGAGATAAAAAAGCATATAAAGAAAGATGGGCTGCTTTTGGAAGATTAGAAATTCTGAAATATTTCTCTCAAGGGTTTGATTGTATAGGAATAAATCAAAATACATTCTTGGAAATGAAAAATTTATTAGCGGATGAAAGATTTAAAGCTGAACGATATTGGGGGTATAGTGATTGTTTATTATATAAACAGCCACGATTTAGAAAAGATTTGGTAACAACAACTTTCCATTCAGGAATTTATTTTACATTAAAACACATTATGATGTTTGATTATGAAAAATTACATATGTCTTCATCCCAAAAAGAAAGCCTAAAACGAATTAGAGAAGATTTAATTAACGGAGATTTCAATTATGAGCAGGCTTTTACAATTATTGAAGATTACGTAGCAAGATATTACAATCCAAGATAGAGAGGGGAATTATATGTCAGAAGAAGTAAAGGAATTAACTATTAAAGAAGCAGATGAGTTTATTAAAAAGAAAGTAATCGGAGTTCTCATAAAAGCAGATGTAACAATCGTAGTAAATGAATTAGAAGCTATTTATGGAGATTCGTTAGCAAATGGAACGGTTGGAGATTCGTTTTATATTTATAACTGTCCAGAAAATTATGATGAATCAGATTATGAAGAGCTTGAGTATATTGACTATGATGATATGTATGAAGAGAGAGCTGAAGCAGGAGATTTCAATCTTAAAGTATATAAGTGGTTCATTGTTGATCCAAGATTTACAGAATTATTAAAAGATTTGGGCGAGATAGTTGCTCCAGATATTAACCTCTGGGGATGTTGTGAAGATATTGAAGACGTAAGCGAAGCAACTGTAATTGAAGAATTTTTTGAAAGAATGCAGATTCTGTATGGACAAAAGAATGCAATTATTACAGAAAAATTGAGTGCCTAAACCAACAAAAGGGAGATGTACCCTTTGTAGAAATACTTATCATAAACCATCGAAGAAGGAGGATCTTCAGAACCCTCCGCATTGTTTACGCTAAACATCACTTCGTAATGATTTAGCAGCAACAACTGCGAGAGGAGTTCATGAAGATCCTCCTTCTTGAATCATAAATACATAGAGGAATACATCAAAGATAAGTTGTTCTACATTTTGCAAGAGATATACTTGCTGATTTAATGAATTGTGTTTGAATCACTCACAAGATCAGGAGAAAGGAGGCATAATCTCATCTCCTTCACTGGCAAGCCAGGAAGGACTTGATGAGATTACACTCCGCTGCGGCGTCATTGTGCCTCCATACTCCTGATCTTGTTTGATCATAAACCAATAGAGAAATATATCACCTCACAATGAGTTAAATCTGTAACTATTAATTTACATAGAAAAGGAGAAACAGATGAAAGCGATTTTTAAAGGAGAAACAGTAGTAAAAAGTACATTAACATTAAACACAGGACTTGAAAAGTTAGATGGTTCTGACGTTAGTTATTTTACTAAAGAACCTGAATTAGTACATACGGCCGTTGAAAAAGAAGATGAGATCATTTTAGAGAAAGATCTTTCTTTCAATAGGATTTTAACAGTTGGCTTACTTGCTGATGAAATTACTATGGATGGCATGACTTTTACTGTAAGCAGTGTAGAAGTTGACTTTGATAAAGATTGTGTAGTCTTTTATGTTCCGGGCGTATGTACCGTTGAGGATGCAGACAAAGAAGAAAAAATTAATACCTATCATAAGCTCATGGACGCTTATAGCAAACAGGTAGAAGCCAGAGAAGAGAAAGAAGATGATTGCTGTGGTTGTGGATTCTGCTCAAAAGAGGGTGACTTCTCTGGAGAGGAATATGATGAAACAAAAGGATTCAATGAAGAGGGCACTGAAAAGAAAGTAATGGATGATCTAGATGATCTAAATGAAATTCTTACAGCATTCTTTGGAGATGTTCCGGGATTCAAGTGTTAGTTAAGGATTGATATTGAGGGAGACACTTCTTATGAGGTGTCTCTTTTAGTATAGAGATTTTTAGAAAGGAGATGAAAAAAGGAAAATGGCAACAGAGTTTGACAAACGAATGAAAGCTTATGAATGTGTCTCAAGGCAGTACTTAACAAGAAGAGTACCTGTTGCAATTAGAGTAGATGGAAAGGCATTCCATACATTCACTAGAGGGTTCCAAAAGCCGTTTGATGAAGTACTTAGCAATGCAATGCAAGCCACAATGATGAAAATGTGTAGACAGATTCAGGGTTGCGTATTTGCTTACGCACAGAGCGATGAAATTACATTTATTCTTATTGATTATCAGAAGCTTAATTCAGATGGATGGTTTAACTACCGTATTGATAAGATGTGTAGCATTGCAGCGAGTATGGCAACTATGGAGTTCAATAAGGCATTTAGTGCTTTTGTTTATGGATTTAAGGTAAACGAAGGAGAAGGCATATCAAGTGAAGATATGGAAGTGCTTAAAGCCTATGAGAAATCTAAAGAACGTGGAGCTATGTTTGATGCTAGAGCGTTCTCAATTCCAAAAGAAGAAGTCACAAACTTAATCTATTGGAGACAGCAGGATGCCATGAGAAATGCAGTTCAGATGGTTGGACAAGCATTTTATTCTCACAAAGAGCTTCAGGGTGTTAATTGTGAGATGCTAAAAGAAATGTTACTGGTTGATAAGGGAATTGAATGGGATAAGATTCCTGTGAAATACCAGAGAGGCAGTTGTTGTGTCAAGGTTGATGGTGAATGGACTATTGACAATAACATTTCTATCTTCAGAGGTAGTGACAGAGAGCAAATTGATAAGCTTGTGTTTGTTGAGAGTGAAGAGGATCAGGAGTGATCAGGAAGGAGAAATATGATTCCAGAAAAAACTAGATTAAAGAGATGTCCTTTTTGTAGGAGTAAGAAAGTTAACTTAGTTCGTGTGCGAAATGTGGGGGATGAAGAAATACCATATCGTTATTGTGTTTTGTGTTCAAAATGCCATGCAAGTGGGCCTGCATTCGCTTTAGACAAAGAGACCTATCGTTTAGATTCAGATGTCATTACGTTAGAACTTGAAGAGAAAGCTGTTAATGCTTGGAACGAAAGATCTAAATCAAAAAAGAAAAAGAAAGGAGAGTAAATGGGAGTAGAGACAAAAGAAATTCCATTCTATGATGACACTTTGCTAGGTGTTAAAGACGAGAATGGAAAAGTTTGGTTGGGTGTTAAGCACGCATGCAAAAATATTGGACTAACAGATGAACAGGCTAGAAGACAAATTAGAAATGTTAGAGATTCAGAATTGTTTAAATCCAACTGTGGCATATTTGCCACGGTTCAAAATGAGGGTGGTAGGCAAGTAAAACGAGATGTTGTATGTCTCTATGAAAAATTTGTACCAATGTGGTTAGCTCAAATTTCGCTTACTCCTAAGATGAAACAAGATAGTCCAGAAGCGGTAAGCAAGTTACTCAGGTATCAGCTTGAAGCTGCTGATGTATTACATACAGCCTTCTATAAGACAGATAGGCAAAAAGAACTGTTACATGAGTTTTTAGGACTGGAAGGCAAAATTCTTAAAATGGAAGAGCAGATCGTAGCTTTTACAGAAACTATCAAAGAACAGGCAGAAAGGTTTGATAAAGTCATGGACAATATGACTATTGATACTAAAAAGCAGAGTCGTATTCAGAAAGCTGCAAAGGGAAGAGTAAGTGAATTACTTGGTGGAGCTCATTCAGGACTTTATAAAGCTAAAGGTGCTTTGTATTTTGCAAATCTGTGGCATCAGTTTAGAGAACAGTTTGAGTGTGGAACTTATAAAGATCTTAGTCCAAACGATTTTGAAGATGCAATTGATTTCATTGAGAGTTGGACATATGTAGAAAGGTAGAGGAAGTTTAGAATGTTAATGTTTTTATTTAGAGTATTGTTGATTATTGCAACTATAGTGTTAATTGTTGTTGGGTGTTTTGATTTCGATACAGAGGAACCAAAGAAATCCAAGAAAGGTGCTTTATGGACATTAGTTCCTATTGTGATTTTTGTACTTACATTGTGTGTTGTATATGTACCATCTAATAATGTAGGAATCCGTTGGTCAGCGTTCAGTGGAACTAGCAGCAAGACACTAAATGAAGGAATTACATTCAAGAGTCCAATTGATAAGGTATTTCTTATTCCAACCACTGTAGAAGAGAGAACAATCAAAAACGTAAATGTGCAGACTAAAGATGCACAGTTTGTCAGAGCTGAAGTGAATGTCAAGTTCCGTGTTAATCAGAAAGATGCCTTTAAGGTATACAAGAGATACACAACACTTGACAACTTAAAGCAGAATATTATTAGCAATTATGCACAGAAGAGTATTGAAACAGTTGTTACTCAGTACAATGTGATTGATACTCTTGGAGCTAAGAAAAATGAGATTTATGCGTTGGCTACAAAAGATTTACAGAACATGCTTAAAGATGAGGGTGTCGAGCTTGTGCAGCTGACTATCAAAGACATGAACGCTGGTAATGAGATTGAGAAAGCGATCGCTGATGAAGCAGTTGCTAAAAAACGTGTAGAAACAGCAGAGCAGAATCGTCTAAAAGCTAAGAAAGATGCTGAGACTAAGGTAGTTAACGCTAAAGCAGAAGCTGACGCAAACAAAATCTTAGAGAAACAGTTAACAAACAAAATCTTAATTCAGCAGTGGATTGAGAAATGGAACGGAGAGGTTCCTAAAGTATCTGGTGATAGTAAATCTATGATCAATATTCAGGATCTCTTGAATTAGTATTAAGCCGGCTCGTAAGAGCTGGCATTTTGGGGACATAGCTTAATAGGTAAAGCAAAACTACATTCTTCCATAAAGAACTTAAAACTAAAATTTTCATATTAAATATTTTGTACCTCCCTATAGTAAAAATAACACTTACATTTATGTGGGTTCGAATCCCACTGTCCCCATTGTAGTTTTTTAATAAGGAAGTAAAGAAAGGAAGTAGAAATATGTTAATTGTAAACCAGAAGAAATCTGAAGTCTATAATATACAGATGATGAAATGCTTGTATGTATCTCATTCTGGAGATTGGTTTTTTATCAACATGGATCTTTTAGGAGAAGAAAATGTAACCTTAGGGGATTTTAGTTCATATGAAAAAGCGAATGAGGTGTTACTTAAATTTGTAGATGAATATAAGAACCGTATTCCAGATCAGAATACGGTTTTTTACATGCCAGAAAAGTAGAGGTGAGGTTATGAAGAAATTAGAATATAAAAAATATTATCATTTAATTTATAAAAGACGAAATGGAGACTTAACCTTGCAGCCATCAACAATAGATTATGATGACCCAATGTGTCATGCAGAGGATATGTGCGAGTGTATGATATTCTGTGGATTTTATGATAGTTGTCTAAATGTTGAAAAAGCATGGAATACCATAAAGGAATTTGAAGAACAGAAGTTTACATGGAAAGATGTAGTAGAAATCAATGGAAAACACTATGCGGAGGAATTTCCAATTTCAGGTCTAATGAATAGTGAGGATGTTTATCAGATTGATGATTTCTTAGAGTCTGTTGGAAGGAAATATAATGTATATCCGGGAAACATTAAGACGTATATGATGGACGGAATTGCTTTCGATCCTAAAGAAGTAGAATTTGGTGCTGAAAGTTGCGGATGTTATATCAATGGAATTCCAGAAGAGTGTTATGAGTAAAGGAGCGAGAGAGAATGGAAATGATTGAAATTGAGATTAAGCCAGAGACAAGAGAACAGTGCAATAATTAGAGAGGAGAATTTATGAGCGTAAGAGAGCTTTTAAATGAAGTAAATGAACTTTATGGAGAATTTCTTGAGAAACAATTAAGAGATGAAATTAATCATAGTTTTAGAGATCTTGATACTATTTTAGCAGATCTTATGGATGATCAAGACCTTGAAGTAAGTGGAACAGCAATTGAATTGTTTTCAATTTACAGAGATCAAGAGAATGGGCATGAGACTTTTAATGACATGTTCAGATTCTTTACAGGAAAGGAATTCGATGATTATCTGAAAGAATGTAAAGAAGTTTTAGAGCATGAGATCGATAGAAGTTAGGAGAGTGACCAAAGTGAGTAAGTTACATGAACGTGCCTATTGTCAAGAATGTGGAAAGCTTGTTGACTATAGTATTCGTGATGAAGTGGTGGAAGAGAATTTCCATGGAACTATAGTTCATTTCCCTTTTAAAGTTGGTCGTTGCAAAGAATGTGGAACAGAGGTTGCAACAGATAATGGGTATAATTTTAGAAGAGGAGATGCAGTGTGGGAAGCTTATAAGAAACTGAAAGGAGAATTCATAAGATGAGGTATCAGATGCGTACCTCATTTTTTTCTAAGGTCGCATTTTGCCACCTTAGGCTATCAGAAAGGAAAATTTACATATGAGTAGAGTTAAAGAAATCAAAAAGCAAACAGATAACAAGTTTTTAAATCTGTATGACTATACTGTGGTCGATAAGAATGGAAATGAGCATCCATATTATGTAGCTAGCAGACATAATGAAGAAGAGTTGGTAGCTAAAGTAGGAGAGCCTAAAGCAGACGCAGTGCTAATGTATGCTTATTATGGTGAGGAAAGAGATAAGCTGGTATTGATCAGACAGTTTAGATACCCAGTAAATGATTACATATATGAACTTCCTGCAGGTCTTGTAGATGAGGGAGAGACAGTTGTAGAAGCTGCAATTAGAGAAATGAAAGAAGAAACCGGTTTAGACTTTAAGCCTTGTGATGATATGGCTGGGTTAAATAGACCATGTTTTTCAAGTGCTGGTATGACCGATGAGTGTGTTAGTACTGTTTATGGAATTGCAACTGGCGAGATTAATTTGAGCAAGTTAGAAGCAAATGAAGACTTGACAGTACAGATTGTAGATGTGGATGAAGCAGTGAGAATATTAGCAGAAGAGAAGTTGGGAATCAGGACTTATTATCTGTTGTTATTGTTTATTGCAGGGTCTAAGAATAGATAGGAGTGAGAGTATGGCTTTTGGAAAAGAACTAGGACGTGTATTAGATGAGAAACACATGACGGTAAAGAAACTAGCAAACGATACGGGAATTCCAGTTACGACTTTGTATTCAGCGATTGCCAAAGACAGTGATACGGTCAATATGGATTATTTGAAACGAATCTGTAAGGTATTGGGATCAGTTTATTCAACGAAATTGCTTAAGGAAATGGGCTTAGAGTTTTCAATAGAATTGATTCCTTTTGAGATTGATGAAGATGAAAGAAAATTACTTGATTGCTATCGTAGTCTTGGCTCAGAAGGGAAAGATTTAATCATGTCATTTATTAAGATTATGGCAGAAAAGACAAAGTAGGAAGGAGATTTACCTATGGTAGAGTTAGTTAAAAAACAAAGCACAGCGGATCAGTTACAACAGATGGTATTTGACAATGCTGATTTTGGAGAAGTGAGAACGGTTGTTATTGATGGTGAGCCGTGGTTTGTTGGGAAAGATGTGGCCGAGTGTTTGGGGTATTCCAATGCTAGTAAAGCATTGGCAGATCATGTTGATGACGATGATAAACTCAATAACAAAACGTTATCGAGTTTAGGACAACGTGGTGGCTGGCTTATCAACGAGTCAGGTATGTATGCACTGATTTTTGGAAGTAAGTTAGAGAAAGCAAGAGAGTTTAAAAGATGGGTAACTTCAGAAGTGCTTCCTACATTAAGAAAGACGGGTCATTATGAAGTTGCAGCGGATCAAAGTGTTAACCAACTTTTGGCAGAGTTTGGTGATTTCAAGATTACATATGTTCAGCAGATGGTTGAGTTCAAAGATGCTTTAGAAAAGCAGACAAAGGCATTTGATAAGAGTATTTCAAACATGACTCTTTCAACAAGTCAGCAAAACAAAGTACATAGAGCAGTTAAAGATAGAGTGGGTTCACTGTTAGGTGGTGCCCACTCTGATTTATATAAAGAGAAAAGCAGAATATATTTTGCTAATCTCTGGAATGATCTTAAGGCTGAGTTTGAGTGCGGTAGTAGATGGCAGGATCTGAATCCAGCTTATATGGAAGAAGCTATGAGTTGGATTAGATACTGGAACTATGAAGGGAGATAAACTATGAGTAATGATATGGAAGAAACAAAAATCTGGATCTCACAGCGAGATAAGAAGTATAGATATATGTTGTTAGATCGTATGAGACAGGATTGTGAGTACTATTTAAATGATCATAAATGTGTTAATCATTTGTGGGGCAAGACAGAAGAAGAACAAATTGATTATATGTTATTTATTTGGGATTTGTTCACAGAAAACGAAAAGCCTGAATGGTTAAGTAGAGAGCAGATCATTGAGTTTGGAAAAAGAATGGGAGTAGAGGTGAAAGAAAATGAGTACATATAAAATCGGAGAAATCTTAGTATCACAAAGAGAAACAGAAGTTGAAACAATTTTTGGACGAAAAGAGGTAATCCCTAAAGGAAACAAAATTATTATTACAGCTCATAAGCTTGGGCATCATATTAGGAACGGCATGAAACAGCCTTTGCAAAAGGATGCTGTTGTAAAAGGTTATGACACAGAAGGGCTTGCAGAGTATTTGTTTACGTGTATGAAAAGTCATCTTCCGATGGATGATATGATGTATGGTTATGACTTAACAGAAGAGGATATCAAAGAAGTTATTGAAGAAGCATTGGATGAGATTTTTTAGAAGAGGTGATTAGGGTATGATAACTGTATTGATCATGTTTTCGATTGTAATGGTGTATGTAATTATTTACAAAACAAATCATTATTTACTAACTCACAAAGAATCACCATGGACATATCCAAGATTACATAAATGCAGATGTGGTGGGAAGCCACAAGTGAAATGGGTCTATAGTCCAGATCTTGATTATGATACGCATAAATTATGTGGATTGAGAGGCTTCTATGAAGTAAAGATTATTTGTCCTAAGTGTGGCTTTTCTGTAACAGTAAATAGACATTACGATTTATCAACTAATGGGAACAATTTTAAAACAATTCCCGATCCAGGAAGTATTAATAGGGCAAATATGAAAGCGATAAGAGCATGGAATGAAACAAGTCCAGAAAAATGTGAGGAGTGTGACCAATGAAAAAGAAATTGTTAGTTTGTTGTATGGCGACAATTATGGGATGTATGTTAGCAGGGTGTGACGATGGCTCATCGTATTATGATGAAAATGGAATCAATAAGACATTTACAATGGAAGACATTAATGGAGAGTTAAAATATGATACTCAAACAAAGATTGTTTATTATAGATATGTTGGAGGACATGTAGGTTATATGTGCCCATATATCAGTAAAGATGGTTGGTATTGTAAATATGAAGATGGTAAAGTTATTCCTTTAGAGAAAGGAGAGTAAAATGAACAATAAGAAATTAGATAAGTTCAATATGAAGTATCCAGTGATTGTGTTTCACGATAAGACACCTAGAGAAATTCCATACATAGCCTACATCCCGTATTTCCTATGTAATACACAAGGAAAAACCGAAAAAGAATTGGAGCTTATGGTAGATGATCTTATTAAGATGTGTTTAGAAGAAGATCACTGGCAGTTACCAAATTATGCAGATCCTAACATTAGCGATTGGGAATTAAAACAAATTGCAGACAATTCCCTTAAAGATCAAGGAGTGACTGAGGAAGAAAGAAAACAAATTGAAGTATCTGTTTGGTGGTATGAAGTGAGAACAGAACTTAGAAAGGAAAGATAAGATGGAAATAATGTTTTACATATTATGGATTCTTGGTTTGATCGCAGCTTTGTGTGTGATTATTGGAATCCCATACATGTTAATTTATAACTATAAGAGAATCAGAGCTATTGACAAGAAACTTGATGGGATGCTTAAGGGATTAAGCATTATGTTTGGTGAAGGAGATGATGAATAATGGAAGAAAAATTATTATGTTCTCATTGTCGTGAAAGAGTGCCTTATGAGACTTTTTCTAAAGAAACAACTGAAGTAATAAAGGGGATAGAAGTTACTTACACAGAAAACTATGGTGTTTGTAAAATTTGTGGACATCGAATCTTTGTTCCAGAGTTTGAGGATGACAACATGGAAAGATTAGATGAAGCTTATTGGAGAGAAGCAAAAAAGAAAAGGAGTGAGCAATAATGAAACCATATGATACAGGACTTGTTTGCGGAAGATTCCAGACATTTCATAAAGGACATGAGAGACTGGTTGATACCGGTCTTTTATTATGCGATCGTTTATTGATTCTGATTGGATCAGCACAAGAGTGTGGGACAGAAAGGAATCCATTCAACATTAACACAAGAACAAAAATCTTAAAGGAAATCTATGGAGATCGTCCAGAGGTAATGATCTATGGATTAGCTGATATGACAGATGAGAATGATATTTGTCCTGAATGGGGTAAATACTTATTAAATAATGTGGATCGTTATATCTACAAGAACCCTGAGATCATGATTTATGGAAACGATGAAAGTCGAAGTGGTTGGTTTGATAAGAGAGACTTAGCCAATACAGCAGAACTGATCGTAAATAGACAGGACTTGCCAATTAGTGCAACTATGGTAAGAGAAGCCATGGCAAAAGATGATCGCAAGAAATGGATGAGTTTAGTGAATCCAAGGTTACATAAAATGTATGATGAGCTGCGAGCAGAGCTTATGAGTGTGCCATTTTATCAGGAGTTGAGTAAAGGAGAGTGATGTTATGAGTTGGCTTGAATTCGTCTATTCAATAGCAGTGCTTGGTATGGGATTTTTCTTAGGATGGGGCCTTCATGGTATCAAAATGGACGATGAGATAAGTGAAAACAGAGATCTTGTGGAAGAATTTAACAGATGCAAAAACAAGCTTAGATATGCAGAGTATGAAATATCCATATTAAGACGAGAAAATCATAAATTACAAATTCATGTAAAAGGTTTAAGGAGCGATATTACAGCACTTAGAACAGAAAATGTTGCACATGTTCAGAAGTATAAGGAATCGCCTGAAGTTAAAGAAGCAGTTAAATATGCAATGAAATCTGCACATCCTGACAATGGTGGAGATGCAAAAGATTTCATGAAGTTTAGAGAATTATATAACAAGATTAAGTAGATGGAGAAGTAACAATTAGATAGAAAGTATACATAATCGAGTATCAGATTTAGAATACAAGGCAGTATTAACCACATAGAGATGCGAAGACCGGTGACTGAAATCTACCACAGGAAACATTTAAGTCACCGGTCTTCGAATGTCTAAGATCATAAACAAAATAAAGAAAGATACCACACTGATGAGTATTCTATTTAAAAGAAAAGGAGATTACATAATGAGAGTAGTAGAATCAGGAAGAAAATACAAATTTTACAATAACGCAATTACAACATATGAGCAGTTGCCAGCAAAAACATATAGGGTGGCTTTTAATGATCAGGAAGGTTTTTCATTGGTTGAAACACATGACTTAGAAATGACAGAAACAAAAGTTTATGGTCAACATTTAGAAAAAGTAGATAAGGTTCTAAATGCATTAGATAAGATGAAACGTAATTTAGGAGTGATCTTAAGTGGTGACAAAGGAATTGGTAAGTCATTGTTCTCTAAAATGTTAGGAATCAAAGCAAAAGAAAGTGGAATTCCAGTTATCTTAGTAGACGAGTATATCCCAGGAATTGCAAATTTCTTAGACGATATTGAACAGACTGTAATGGTATTGTTTGATGAATACGACAAGACTTTTGATGAAAACAAATATAATTGTCAGGCAGAAATGCTGTCATTGTTTGATGGGATGAGTGCAGGCAAAAAGCTATTTGTTATTACTTGTAATAAGATTGATGAGCTAAGTTCCTTCTTATTAAATAGGCCAGGAAGATTTCATTATCATTTTAGATTTGCTTACCCTACAGTAGATGAGATTCAAGCATATATGGAAGACAAACTTGAAGAACAGTACTATGGAGAGATTGAAAATGTAATTGCCTTTAGTCTACGAATGAAATTGAATTATGATTGTCTTAGAGCAATTGCATTTGAGCTAAATACTGGGTCAAGGTTTAAAGAGGCGATTGAAGATCTTAATATTTTAAGAATGTATAGTACCGAATATATAGATATTGTTGTTGAATTTGAAAATGGGAAAACATTAGAAGGAAGTGTACCAGAAAATGAACTATATGACAGTTCAGGATATGATATGGATTTGTTTATTCCTTTGAGTATTTCTAAATCATACAATGATAGAGACATTGGAGAAGTGAGATTAAATTTTGCAGACAATTACGTAGATCCTGAGGAAAAATTAATTATGTTTAATTTTGAAGGTAATGAAGTCAATTTTTATAATACTTATACACATAAAGTGTCAGATGAGGAGAAGTCTGAGACTGCTAAAGGAATTACTAAAATTATTGAGGAAAATTATTCAGAACAACAGGTTAAACGTATTTTTATGGCACCAAAAGAAAACAAAGATGAATATAGATTTTTTGATTAGAGAGGAGTGATTAAATGAAGTGTTTTTATCATTTAGATTTAGATGGCAAATGTGCTGGTTATTTAGTATGGCACTATGCTTGCTTAGGAGAAGAAGATGAAAAACCAGAGAATTTTATTAAAATTAACTATGGCATGGAGTTTCCATTGGATAAAATTAAAAAAGATGAAAGAGTGTTTATTGTTGATTTTAGCATTGAACCAGGAGATATGAGAGAACTCTTAAAGATTACAAAAAATGTAGTTTGGATTGATCATCATAAGACGACCATGGAAAAATATAAGGATTTTGAAAGCTATATTCCGAGGATAAGAATGACAGGGCCTGGAATATCAGGAGCTTCATTGGCATGTTGGTATTTTAGAAACAATGCCTTCTCAGACGGAATGGAAAGAGTACAAGGGTTACAACCAGATGAAAATGAAGATTGGGATGAAGATATGCCCCTTGCTATTTTATTAGTAGCAGATTGGGACACATGGACATTTAATTATAGAAAGCACACTAAATATTTTCATACAGCATTTGAAATGTTGGAATATGAGCCTTGGCAATTTGGCGGATGGTTCGAGCTTATAAAAGATCCTTATGTTCTTATTGAGCAAGGACGACTTCTTTATAAGTACAAACAGAAACAGGCAGAAGAATATATCGGTTCAAAGGGATTCGCTGTAGAGTTTGAGGGATATAAGTGTTTCGCTGTGAATCATGGATTGATTAATTCAGATTTCTTCGAGTCAGTTGATGATAAGTATGATATCTATATTGGATTTGCTTACAATGGTGGAAGCAAGAGATGGAGCTATAGCTTGAGAGCTGCGAATGATGATGTGGACGTAAGTGAGATCGCTGTTAAGTACGGTGGTGGCGGACATAAGGGAGCTGCAGGATTCGCAAGTGATAAGTATGTGTTAGGAGAGATGAGTCAATGAAAAAGTTAAATGATGAACAGCGAAAGCTGATTGAAGATAACTACAAACTAATTAGGTTCCTGTATAGAAGAAGCTATACCAGAGTGTGCTCTTGGGAAGTCTTTCAAGGGTTGGGACATGAAGCAATGTGCAAGGCTGCTTTAGGATATGATCCTTCAAAAGGCAAGTTTACTACATATTTTACTTGGAAAATTAAACAAGCAATTGAACATTATTTTCGCTGTAACAACTATGATGTTCGAAAAGCAAACGATGGAGCAATGTCGTTATATACACCAATTGAAGATTGTAAGAAGAAGGAAATAACCATATTAGATACATTGCAGGCAAGGGATAATATCGCAGATACAGTAACAGAAGAAATTTACTGGGAAGAAAAAATAAATAAATTACCCGATAGGACTAAAAAGATGATCCAATTAACTTATGAGGGCTACGGGCGAGAAGAGGTTGCCAAGAAGTTAAATGTTAGTCGATCTCTTGTTAGTATGCGTATCATTGAATTTAAGAAGTCCATGGGGTATTAGAAAGGGGAGATGTGAAGAATGGGGTTTTATCAGTATGGTCGTTATTGGGAGAGCACAGAAGATGCTCACAATAGTGACTATTGGAAACATGAGGCAGCAAAAGATTTAAGAAGAAAGGGGATTGAGTGCATCTGGTTTGGTGTAGACAATAGAACACCTGAGATGTGGGCAGAAATACAGGAAGACATTGCCAGAGAAGAAAGAGAAAAAGAAGAAGATCGCAAATATATGGAAGAGCATATTGGAGAATATATATGGGCTTTTGTTAAGGGAATTGTTATAGTCTGTACGTTCCCCTGTTTGTGCTGGCTATACTTAGGTGTTAAGTATGGTCATATGAACTACCAACAAAAAAATGCATATAAGCTGGCTTGGGTGTTTAGTTTATTGGCGTTAATATTTGGCCCTGTAGGATTTATGATGGTATTTACATTGTTTGGATTGTATATCATCTTTGATGCAGGGCATGGGATGATGCCATAGAAAGGAGACGATTAAATGAGCAACAGGGAAGGACACGAGCAAGAAATTGAAGCAAAGACCAGAGAAAAGCTTAAAGACTTACCAGACTATTTGAATCAGTTCTATTATAGAATGACAGCAAATGGAATGCAGGCAACTACAAAAAGAAGCTACATTGGTTATTGTGTAAATTTCTTAAAGTATTTTTCTCCTGATTTGAGCATAGATCCAAATGGTATAACAGATAGTGATATTGACAAGTATATGGATTCAATCACTTATATAAACGGTAAGAAAGCTTCGGTGTCTAGTAGGGCAACGAAGCTTTCTGCTTTAAAAACATTTTTTGGGTTTATGAAAGAAAGGGGAATTATAGAAAGAGATCCAACCAAAAGTATTAGACCTCCTAAGAATAAGGGGCTTAATCCGGTTGTGTACTTAACAGAAACAGAAATTAAGATGGTTGAGCATACAATTCGTACTGGAGCAGGATCTCATAAAGCAAAAGCCAAACAAAAGAAATGGCGGAATAGAGATTTAGCTATTTACTTTTTATTCTTATCAACAGGGATGAGAGTAGAAGCCTTATCTGAGATTGATGTCGAAGACATTGACTTTCACGATAAAAAACTAATTGTTATAGATAAAGGCGAGAAAGAAATAATACATTTTTTGTCTGACCAGTTGATAGAATATATACAGATTTGGCTCGAAGATAGAGAAAAGTTTTTAACAGAAAAGAATAAAGAAGAAAAAGCGTTATTTCTTAACACTTCTTTAAACAGGTTGGGAGCAACTGGTATAAGAAGAATGATAAAGAAGTATACAGCAAATTTAGATAAAAAAATCACTCCACATAAATTAAGAAGTACATTCGCAACTATGGTTTATCAAAAGACAGGGGACATTTATTTAGCTTCTCAGATGATAGCTCATGAAAATATTAACACAACAAAGCGATATGCAGCTTGTGTTGAGGAGAGTAAGAGAGAAGCATCAGATATGATAGGAGATGTCCTTTTTTAATAAGGAGGAGTGCTTTATGTGCATGAGGGGAGATATTTATTGTGTTGAATTAAAAAGTTATGAAAAACACGTACAAAAAGGAAAGCGACCAGTATTGGTCATAAGTAATAATAAAAACAACTTTAGTAGTCCAGTCGTTACCGTGGTGCCTTTTACATCTGTAACAAAGAAAATGGATTTGGACACACATGTAGTTATTTATAAGAGCTTTGGATTACGATTGGATTCTATGGCTCTTGGTGAACAGATTATGCCTATCGATAAAAGCAGGCTTACAGAAGATAATTTGATAGGTCACATAGACGACAAAAGGCTTTTAGAGAAAATAAAAGAAGCATGTATTTGCCAGATTTCATAGAATCATTATAAATTATATGGTAAGATAAGGAAAGATATATAGAAAGTTGGTGGAACATGATTATTACAGAGACCAATAATGAAACAGTTGTAGAAAATTTGAAAAAACTTCTTGAATACAGGGTTGGGTTGACAAAGTATTTAAGGGAAATAGTTAGTAATTTTGATATAGACTTGGTTAGATTGTCACAAATTGTATCAGGTCAAGTTAAGTTAAATGAAATAACTTTATATGAATATTACGCAATTTGCTGGGGATTCATAGCTTTTAATAAAGAAAGACGTAACTTTTTTAAAGTCATTGATTTAAAAGAAGCGACCATTGATTTAAGTTCAAAGACAATAAAGATTTCTCATCATGTTGAACAGAATAGAATATTGGAGATTGTGCCTCAAAAGTATTACACAATCAGATCTTCTATTAAAGAATTAAATATGTTGACTCACAATGGACTGATAAAAGAAACAGATGTTATAAAACAAACATTGATATCTCATGATGGTAGACCAGGGTCTTTAGGATATGGAAGCAAACGTAGTATAGATGAAATCAGGAATATGATACTAAAGGGAACATATTGGAGTGTTCCGATCACCATAGGCACAATTAAGAACGACATCAAATTAGAAAATGGTGATTTGGTAATTGCCGGAACCTATGAAGTGATAGATGGATACCATACTTTTATGGCATTTAAGGGAATCAGCGAAGAAAAAGATTTTCCGGTAATATTAAATGTAGTAAAACTAGAAGATCAGAATGAAATGGAAAGCATCATTCTTCAAATGGATCATAAAAATACTGTTTGGAAAAATAGTTATGCAAAGAAAGGAGATTCCTATGGAGAATAAGACTTTTATTGATCAGATGGGAGAGAATGGATACACCATTAATGATGTAACATTCTTTTTAGATATGGTTAAATTATACGAAGAACATTACCAGATGTCTATTGCAGATTTTGATATAAATAAAATCAACAGTATGCTTAATATTTTAAGTCCTAAAAATTCATTAGAAATCAATGGTTTAAAAGGCTTGTTGGAGTGTTATTTTAAATATCTAAACGCAAGTATGAAATTCAATCCAAAGGATATAAAGATTCAAATTCCTTACTATCTTATGTGTGAAGATAAAATACAAAGCGAAGAAGAGATTTTAAGCCAGATTCGCAAGTTGGATAATCCAATAGATAAAGTTATCTTGGCATGTCCTTATTATGGGATAGGTGGAACAGGCATGAGCGAGCTTTTAGGAATAATGAGCTATGATATGGACTATGAAAATAATCAGGTTGCTGTGTATAAACAAAAAATTGATCCAAACAAAAGAGTGGTTATTGATTTACCAAAGGAAACAATTTTATGGATGAAAGAGGCTATAGAATGTGTTGAATGTAATGGAGAAATGTTTATACAAGATGATCATCTTATTAAGAAAAGAGTTACAAGCAAAGGAGATGATCGAAAGAAATGGGTTGATCAAAGAATGAAGCGAATCAATGAAGAGCTAGGTACTCAGTATTCATTTGCATTATTAAGGAGAACAGGATTGATCAATTCTTTTAGAGCTGCGGCAGAACAATATCATATCAACTTGGATGCGATACTTAATTCAGAAATTGGTGTGAAGATTATGACACAATACTCGTATCAGACTCGAAGAAAGGCAGTGTTGTTAAATAAATACAAAGAATACGTTGATTAATTTGGAAGTGGTAAATATTACCACTTCCTTTTTTGATGTAAAGACTTCACAATATAAATGGAACATGGTAATATATAAAAAGAACATACGTTCGATAGGAGGTGCTACGGTATGAAAGAAGCAAAAATAAAAATCAAGGTGGTAACAGAAGAAGGAGATTATATTGTCACTGGAAATGTTAGCACAGATTTTAAATTAGCTGCACAAATAAAACGATTATTTAATGAAGTTTTATCTGAAAGCGAATTGGTTAAAGTTAAATATAAAAGTGAGGATGATAGTGTTCTGGTTGAACAGGATTATTATTATCCAACTGTTGATATAGAAGAGAACATTGTAAGCATATTTGATTCAAGAGGCGGAAAGGATATGTCAATCCAATTGCCCGCAATAACAGATATGATTTTTAAAGAAGGAAATGGGCGTTTTGATTATACTATAAAATTAAAATTACATAGTGGTAAGATTATTTTTGGTGGAATTTTAGAATAGTCGAGCAGACTTCCCACATTAATTGAAGCTGAATATCGTAGGCCCAGCCTAGTGTTTTATGGGGGTAGTAAAATACTCATATATGCATAGAAGGATAAGGCAACAACAAGCAGTCATGAATTGTTCATGGCTGCTTTTGTTATATAAAAATTTATTTTAAAGAAAGGAGACAAAAGAAATGAAAAGGAACAAAGCAAGAGGTTCAGTCCCAATTGGAGACTAAGCAGAAAGAAATTCTTAATGGTAACCAATCGGGGATTGGAACAATGATGGACAGCACAAGAGTAATTAAACCAAGTGTAAATTATAGATACAAAAAGAAATGGCAATGCAAGAAGTGTGGCCACATCTTTAGGGCTGGAGAAGCTCATAAAAAGTATCGTAACTATGCAGGCATTCAATTATTTGATATGTGCTGCCCAGAGTGCGAATCAAAAGATTTGTATTCAATGATTCATAACTAAAAACTATTTAAGAAACAAGGAGAAAAAATTAATGGAACAGACAACAATCTTTTTACCACAGGCAACAGCAAAAGCTTACACAGAAGGAATTCTATCTGAAATCAAACTTGAAATTGTGAAAGATGAGAAAGATGGAGGAAATAAAGTAGAAGGATACATCACAATTAAGACAGATGATATCAATTATACTACTTACAATATCAGTGCAAAAGCTACAACAAAAGCAGGTAAGCCAAGTAAATCTTATGAAAATCTGGTTGCTTTTATGGAAAGAGCTCACTCTATCGCTGAGGTTGGAGAAGAGGAAGCTACAAAAGTAAGAGTTAATGGACAGGTAAATCCATGGACATCTTTTAATCAGGTGGGAGTAAAAAATCATAAAGTAGGATACAAAACAGGATTTGTTTCAGTTATCTCAGAATTAAAAGATCCACGCAGCACATTTGAAGTTGAGTGTTTCGTTCAGAGTGTTGATGATGAGTTTGATAAAGAAACTCAGGTTCCAACAGGAAGAGCAATTTTACATACGTTATTACCTATTTACAACAATGGAATTGAGCCATTAGATATTGTGGCACCTCAGGAATATGCAATGGCTTGTAAACAGCTGTTTACTCAGCCAGGATGTCAGAGTGCTCATATTATTGGGAATATTGGCAATACAAAAGAAGAAAAGAAAACTACAGTTGAATATCAGATTGGAGGAGCCGTAACAAAAACTCAAACAAAGAATGTTAATGAGCTTATCTTAACAAATGCAGGAACTATGGAACAGCAATATGAGTTGGAAACAATCCAGAGAGCAATTGCTGAATATGATCTTGTCCTTGAATCCAAAAAGAAACGTGCAATGGAAGGTAACAACGCTGGTGGTAATAAAACTATTGGTGGAGCAACAACTGGTGCTAGTGCAGCCGCTGGACATAGAAACTTTGGATTTTAGTCAATAGGAGGATAAGTGAATGCAGATTTTAGATATTTTTAACCCACAAGTAAGTCAGGTAGCTCATGGTTTAGAAGGAAAAATTATTATGCTTTATGGTGGTAACTCAACCGGTAAAACATATCAGTCAGTTAGGATGGACAAACCATTCGTACTGGCGTGCGAATCTGGACTGAATGCTCAGAATGGAGTACCTTACGCAAACATTCATACATGGGCAGACTTCTTAAATGTTATCAATCAGTTGACAAGCCCAACGACAATTGATAAAGCAAAAGAATTATACTCAACCATTATTATAGATGAAGTTTATGCATCAGCTCAGTTCTGTCAGACTTACATCTGTAATAAACACAACTCTCCAAGCATTGGAGAAGGAAATGGTGGGTATGGGCTTTGGCAGTACTATGAAACTGAGTACTGGAAAGCAGTAAACTCAATTGTATCTTCTGGTTACACAGTAGTATTCATTGCTCATGCATCTGAAAATAAAGATGGAAAGATTATTCCTAAAGGAGATAAGAGATCTATCACACCAATCATGGATAACTGTGATATTATCGCTTTCTTAAACTCCAATGGAGTAGATGAACATGGTAAAGTTGTTCATTCTTCTGCTTACTTTGCAGAGACAGATGCTTACTTTGCAAGAAGTAGATTTGATTACATTGTGCCTTACATTGAAGATTTTACAGCTGAAAATCTAAGCAAAGCTATTCAGGATGCAATTGAAGCTCAGGAAGAAGCTGAAGGATTTGAGAGTGTATCATATGAAGTTCAGACACAGAATAAAACAATTGATAAGATTCCTTTTGATAAATTAAAAGAAGATGTAGTTGCTTTAGGAATGAATTTCTGTGAGGCAGGTCATCAAGAACGTCTACAGGAATTAATTGCTGATTGTCTAGGTGAAGGAAATTCAGTACAGGAAGCGACAGAGAGACAGTATGAATCATTAGAAATCTTACTGGCTAAATTAGAAGAACAGAAACAGAAGTTAGGTGTAGCTTAGGCTACGCTTTTTTAGTTTGGAGGCAAATAGCTTGAGTAAAAGGAAATGTGTTATTTGCTCAAACTGGATAGAAAAAGGAGATGAGACGGTTCCTTATAAGAATCGTCTCGCTCATGTCCAGTGCTTTAATTCGATGATGAAAATGGCTGTAAAAAGCAATTCTGAGAAGAAAGCAGCTAAGAGTAAAAAGACTAAGAAAATTAATCCTAAGTCTACGGTCTTGGGAGATTGCTTGACAGAAGAGGAAAGCAAGCAAAAAAGATCCTTGATCAGTTATATTGAAGAGCTGTTTGGTGAAAAAGCAAACGCTAAGACATATACACAGATCAAAAATCTTATGAGAGATTATCCCTATTTTACTTATGTGGGATTGGAACAATCGATAAGGTTTTTCTATGAGATTAAAGAGAATCCGATCACTAATCAAGGTTTGGGAATAGTTCCCTATGTCTATGATCAGGCTCAGGAATACTTTAAGAATCTCGGCGAAGTACAGTCCCACAATGCTTCCATATCAAATGTAAATGAGTTATACACTCATAAAAAAGTGAGAATAGCACCACCTAAGATAGTGGAAGAAGAAAGTATAGAAAGAACTGGAGGTGGTTACGATTGGTAGGATTAATTAATAAGCGAGCCATTGTACAGGTGTTAGGCTGCTTATTAAATAAACCAGACCTGTTAGATACCTATTATATAGAAGAAATAGATGTTGACGAAGACTTTTATGTGTATATTTTGAATACGATTAAAGTTTTACATAAGCAAAATGTACCAGTGATTGATGCATTTGCAATTGATTCTTATCTATCGTCTTATGATGCTCAGTATAAGATCTTTTCAATGAATAATGGTGTGGATTACATAGAGAACGCTAAGAAAATAGCTGTCCTTGAGAACTTTGAGTACAACTACAAGACTCTTAAGAAGTTCACATTATTGAGATATTACGACTATAAGGGAACTGATATTAAATTCATTTATGATCCAACAAAGTTGAATCCTGAGGATCAGGAGAGAGAGACAAGGAAATTAGATGAATATACAGTAGATGAGATTATCGAGCTTGTTGAGCTGGAAATGGTTACAAAGCCTAAGTTACATTTTAATACAGTTCAATCAGAACAGGGACAGTTAGCTGGATCTGGACTGAAAGAACTAAAAGAGAAATGGAAACAAGAGCCAGAGTTCGGTATTTCATTACAAAGTCCAACAATGAACACAATTGCTAGAGGAGCTCGATTGAAAAAGTTTTATTTGAGATCGGGTGGAACAGCTTCAGGTAAAACAAGAATGGCGGTTGGAGATGTTTGTACGTATTCTGTACCATGGTTCTATGATACTTTCGAGTGTGAATGGAAATTTACAGGGTTTTCGGAGCCGGCTTTGTTTATCTCAACAGAATTAGAGGCAGATGAAATCCAGAGTATGATCATAGCTTTTGTAAGTGGTGTAAACGAATCTAAAATTTTGGATGGTAAATATTCAGGAGATGAAGAAGAACGTGTAGATAAAGCTATTCAGTTTATTGAGAGCGCCCCTTTATATATTGAACACATTGATGATTTTGATATTAATGATATTGAGAATCTGATCAAGAGATATAAAAAAGAAAAGGGTGTGCTGTATGTGAGCTTTGACTATATTCATACATCAGTAAAGTTGATCATGCAAATTGCCAGTATGTCAAAAGGAATGAAACTACAAGAACATCAGATCTTATATATGTTTGCTATAAAGCTAAAAGAGCTCTGCAATAAGCTAGGGGTGCATATTGATTCAAGTACACAGCTTAATGGAGAGTACAAAAATGCAAGAGATAAAGATGAGACTCTCTTGAGGGGAGCAAAATCGATTGCTGATAAGATAGATATAGGTATTATATCAATGCCTCCGACAAGAGAGGAACTTAAAGCAGTAGAACCGATCTTAGAAGATAGAGGCGTAACGATGAATCCAAATCTTATTTACCATATATATAAGGTAAGAAGAGGAAAAATTTCACGAGTTCGATTGTGGCTTCATGCAGATCTAGGTACATGTAGATCATATGATTTGTTTGTAACGAATAATGACAACGAACTTATACCGGTTGAACAAATAACAATTGAAAATGTAGAACAGATTCTTGAAGATAACTCAGTAGAGCATGATGACATTCCATTGAATGAAGAAGAACACGATGAAGCTATTAAGCAGTTTTTCTTTTAGGAGGTGTTTGAATGCAGAGTTTAGACAAGGGTTTGATAAAGGAGAGCTTAACACTTGATGATATTAGAGCAATCCTAAGGGATTTAGGATCGGAAGAACCGATCTTAGACGATAAAGGGAATTTAATTGCTCAGACAATATGTCATCATGGAAGTAAATTTAAGCTGTATTATTATCCAGATTCTCGAATGTTTCATTGCTACACAGATTGTGGTGACTCATTTGACATTTATGAACTGGTAATTAGAAGCAAAAGAAGTGTAGGTATTACAATATCTTTCCCTCAAGCAGTGAGATACGTAGCAAATATATCTAATTTATTATTGTTTGAAAATGATGAGTTGGAACAATTCAAGGAACAGAAAATAGATGATTGGGGTTGGTTATCTAAGTTTACTCAGAAAGAAAAGAAATTTAGGAATCCGGGAGCGATCAGTGAGAATATACTTGAAATGTTTTGCTACAGACCTCATGAATTATGGATTAAAGACAACATTAGTCCAGAATCCATGAAGAAATTTGAAATCAGTTATTGGGGCAAAGAGAACAAAATAATCATTCCTCATAGAGATATCTGTGGGAATCTAATAGGTATCAGAGGAAGAAACTTAAATGAAGAAGAATTAGCAGCTGGACGAAAATATATGCCAATTACAGTGGAAGGAAAGACTTTGAAGCATAATTTGGGAGATACGCTATATGGATTGTATCAAAATAAAGATGCGATTGTCCGATCTGGAAGATTGTTTTTGGTAGAAAGTGAAAAGTCTGTGCTGCAAATTGAAACAATGTATCCAGATTATAATTATGCATTGGCGGTATGTGGATCAAATCTGACAGATCATCAATGTGAGATTATAAAAAGCTTAGGTGTTGATCGATGTTATATTGCTTTTGATAAGGAATATATCGATCACAAAAGCAAAAGAGCATTGCTGTACTATGAAAAATTGTGCAAGCTTGCTGAGAAACTAAATCCATATATGTCAGTTTACCTGATTATGGATCGACAGAATTTACTTCAAGAAAAAGATAGTCCTTCTGATAGAGGGAAAGAAATCTTTGAAAAGCTCTTAGATGATAAGATTGAAGTAAAGCCAAAAGAGAGAAAGGAGTAACCATGAGAAGATTAGCATTTCTTGATTATGGTACAAAGGTAGTAGATACAGTTACTGGTTATTGCGGTATTGTGACTGCTGCTGCGCATTATTACGACAAGTGCCCGAATCGGTATTACATTGAAGGTATCGACAGTACAGGGAGACCTTGTGGAGATTGGTTTGATGCAGAAAGATTAGAAGTAGAAGAGGAAGTAAACAATGATAGTCCAAAATGATTTAATTGAATTGATCAAAGACTCTGTAGTGAATATGACCAAAGATGAGGCAAAAGAGTCTGGGCTACCGCAGTTCAGTTATTCCAAACTTGATGTATTACACCAATGTAACAGAAGATATAAACTGAAATACGTAGACAAAAACTATTCAAAAAGTTCAACAATTCCTTTGGAATTTGGTAGTTTATTACATAGAGTTTTAGAAGAAAAAGGAAATATGATTCTCTCTGGGGAAGAAGTTGATTATGGAAAGCTTAGAGAGATGCTTAATGATGGGGTTCCAGATGAAGAACTCCTTGGAGTTAAGGGTCTTGCAGGTAAATATTTAATGGACTTCTATGAGGGAGATAATGCAACTGGAAGGAACTATCCTGAAAAGGCATACTTGTTTGAGACACAGGTATTGCCAAGTAGAATGGAATCAGAAGAATGGCATCCGATTTGTACGGAACAGCCATTCTTTTTTAGTTTCGATGGGAAAATCGTTTTACATGGATTCATTGATAGAGTGGATCAGGATGCAGACGGGAATCTAAAAGTTATTGATTATAAGACATCCAAGAAGATGTTTTCAGAAGACAAATTGAAGACTCCATTACAGATGTTTATATATGATCTGGCCTGTTATGCATTGTTTGGTAAGATTCCAGTTGCTCACGAGTATGACTTTATTTGTATTGATCAACAAGTAACAGAAGAAGATGGTGTGTGTACAAAAGGCTATTTCAAGAGAGGACTTAAGAAATTGAGAAACCTTCTTGAACATGAGGAACAGATCACAAAAGATAATGATTTTGCTCCAAATGCAACTCCATTATGTTACTGGTGTGATTTTGCAGGTCATACACCGAATGCTGATCCAGCGTTGAAAGGTATGTGTCCTTATTATTCTTTATGGACACCTACTCAAAAGACGTTTAAGGTTAATGCTCGGTATGAAGAGAAACAAGATATTAGTTCAAATAGAAAGTTTATTTTCTAGGAGATAACATGACAGATTTAGAATTTTATTCATTACACAATCATACTGAGTATTCAAATATCAGATTAATTGATTGTATCAATAAGATTCCTATGTTAATCAAAAGAGCAGTTAAATTGGGCATGAAAGGAATTGCGATCACCGACCATGAAACATTAAGTGGTCATATTCAGGCAATGATTTATGTTCGTGATGAGAAAAAGAAAGGTAACATTCCCAAGGATTTTAAATTGATTCTTGGGAATGAAATCTATCTAGTCAATGGAACTGCAGATTACATAAAGGAAAATTTTAAAGCTGGAGATGGGAAGTTGTTTTATCATTACATTCTTTTAGCAAAGGATGAAATTGGTCATAGACAGCTTAGAGAATTGAGTTCAAATGCATGGGATAGATCTTTTCAAACAGGAAAAATGACAAGAGTTCCTACTGAGAAATCAGACCTTGAGAAGATCATAAGAAAAGAACCGGGTCATTTGATTGCATCGACAGCTTGTTTAGGCGGAGAGCTTCCTACATTGATTATGAAAATGGAAGGAGCTCAAAACGAATTGGAATTATATGAAGCCAAATGTAGAATTGATGATTTCGTTCGATGGAACATTGATTTGTTTGGTGAAGATTTCTTCTTTGAAATGCAACCGGGAGCATCTGAAGAACAAGAAAAGGTTAATAAATGGTTACTTAAATTGTCAAAAGTTTATGGTGTTAAGTGTATCATAACAACCGATTCACATTATTTATCTAAGAATTCTCAGATGATTCATAAAGCGTATTTGCAAAGTAAAGAGGAAGAAAGAGAAGTAGATGATTTCTATCAGACTACATATTTAATGGAAATTCCAGAAATGTACGATTACATGAAGTACTTTGACGAAGAAACTATAGCAGAAGCTATCAACAATACAGCGATCATTGGAAACAAGATTAAAGAGTATTCATTAAGTTGTTCTACGATCGTCCCTGAAGCAGAAGTACCAAAATTTGAAGTAGAAAATTACTTTGAAAAATATTATCAGAGATTTACAACACTGCAAGAATACGCAAATAGCAGCAACATCTATGACAGATATCTGTTGTACTTAATTGAAAAGGGATATCAGAAGAAAGAAATTCATGCAAAAGTTCGTAGGAATGACTTTACTGAAGAACAGAAAGTGGAACGAATAGCTATTGAATTACAAGAGATGGCATTAGTTACAGAAAAGATTAAGTCAAGTATTTCTTCCTATTATATATCAACCTTGGAGCTGATCAATATTATGTGGGAAGAGGGAGATAGCTTAGTAGGAGTAGCCAGAGGATCGGTTACTGGTATGTATACGATGTACTTAATTGATTTAATACAAATGAATCCTTTAGATTGGGGATTGCCTCATTGGAGACATATTTCCCATGAGAAAGCAGAGTTATCGGATTTGAAAAAGTCCGCTTATATAGTGATATATATGACAAAATGTGGTGAACTTACAAATGTAAGGTGTGCGAAAGTGCTAACGGTATCAGTTAAATAAGGCAAGGCTCGAATACACTGACTAAGAGAACCTACGGTCTTGAAAGAGATAGCAGGCAATACCGTGCTAAGAATAATGTTAAATCTGTCAAAAGGCAGGTGTTAAGAAATAGAAGATTCAATAAGTTATATTTATTCTATTACAAATAAAGTTACAGGATATATTTATGTAGGATCAACATCAAGAAGTGTTGAAGAAAGAACGAATGAACACTTTAGACAAGGAATGTTACAAAAATGTCCTAATTCAGAATTTTATAAAGATATTCAAAAATATGGAAAAGAAAATTTTGAAATAAAACAATTAGACGAATGCTTTACAAGACATCGTTATGTAATAGAAGAATATTGGTGGAAGAAATTATATAAAGAAAATTATTTAATGTATGAAATTAAGATGGGAAATAGCCATAGCAAAAATACAAAACAACGGATTGCGATTGCTAGGAACCGTCAAGACAGAATTGACTTTTATAATTCAGAAGAGTTTAAGGTTAAAACCAGTTTGAAGACTTCAGGAGAATTAAATGGTATGTGGGGCAAGAAAGATGAACAAGCCATAAACGGAAGAATGATATGTGCATTCCATGATAAAGAACATACACAAGTTTTTAAGATTTTCAATTCTGTAAAGACTGCATTAAATTACATAGGCATAAAAGGACATGCTGGGCTGTTAAAAGCTTGTAGAGGAAATGAATTATACCATGGTTACTATTGGACGAAAGAATGGATTGATAGATAGATTTAACATTATTAAAGTGTAACGACTAAATTGGACAAACTTATAAAACTGTCCTAAGAGGAATAAGGTGAAAGTCCTTATCTGTAGTGCCACACACGAGAAATCCTTGTATAAGCAAGCCAATGGATTAACATTGGGTGATGAGATAGTCTAGTCCGTACAGAAATATCACGAAAGTGACGGTAGATCGGTTGATATTGACTCACAAAAGAATCGTAGAGAACAAATTATCTCTGCTGTAAAAGATCGAAAAGGAGAAAGAAGAGTATTAAATTGTTGTACATTCAAAACAGAAGGTAGCAAATCGGCTATTTTAACTTCATGTAGAGCTTTAGGAATTGATCCAGATACTTCTAGTTATTTGGCTGGAATGGTGCCAGTAACAAGAGGTGCTACATGGAGTTTACATGATTGTATATACGGAAACGAAGAAAAAGAACGAGAAGCAGTGCCGGGGTTTGAGAATGAAATGAGAAGTCATGATCAATTACTTGATATTGCAATGGGAATTGAAGGACTAATTTGTGGAAGATCTATTCATGCTTCTGCAGTATATGTCTTTAATGAAGATTTTATTGCTCACAATGCTCGAATGAAAGCCCCAAATGGAGTGTTAACCACTCAGTTTAATATGGCTGATTCAGATGAGTGTGGTGGGTTAAAGATGGATTTCTTAACGATTGAAGCGCTTGACAAGATCCGCCTGACAATGGAACAGCTCATTGATGCAGGGTATATGGAATGGCAAGGATCTTTAAGAGAAACGTATGATAAATATCTTCATCCAGATGTTCTTGATTATGAAACTAGAGAAATGTGGGATTGGGTAGCAGAAAACAAAGTTGTGGATCTGTTCCAGTTTAATACACAGACTGGGTTACAGGCCGCAAGGCGTATCCAACCTCATAGTTTAGAAGAATTGGCTGCAGCAAACTCTATTATGAGACTTATGGTAACAGAAGAGGGAGCTGAACAGCCGATTGATACTTATATTAGATTTAAAAATGATATTGGCCAATGGTATGACTTGATGAAAACGAAGTATCATTTGACTGATCATGAAATTGAAATTTTAGAGAAATACCTCAAATCCAATTATGGTGTAGGTGATACTCAGGAAATTGTAATGGAAATCAGTATGGATAAAGAGATTGCTGATTTTAGTGTTGCTGATAGCAATAAGCTGAGGAAAAGTATTGCAAAGAAGAAACCAGCTTTACAGCAAGCAATGAAAGAGCAATTTTTTGAGAGAGGAAAAGAAAACCATGCTTCAGATAATCTGTTGAACTACGTTTGGAAAGAAGTTGTAGGGAAACAGCTTGGGTTAAATGAAGGCTCAAGTAAAACTCAGGAAACACAAGCAAAAGTGGTGTCTGTTGTATACAGGCTAACGGTGGACAACCAGTATTGGTCAATACCGTGCCGAGCTTAATTGAAGGTGTAGAGACTGAAGTAGGCAGAGATTAGCACTGTTGAATGCGCTGAGATAGGGTGATCAATGTCTGAAGCAATAAATATGATCACTCAAGATAGAGTCCAATCCCTTTAAAATACTAGGTAACTAGGGGTATTAATGATTCATTTTCTAAGAATCATACCTATCCATACAGTGCTATAGGATTGCAGGAGTTAAATCTTGCATACCATTATCCGATTATTTATTGGAATACAGCTTGCTTAACCGTAAATGCAGGAGCTGATGAAGAATCCAAAGGATCTAAGCAGTCCACAGATTACGGAAAAGTAGCAACGTCTATAGCACAGATGCAGAAGAGAGGTATTAAAATTCAAGCTCCACTGATTAACAAAGCGGAATTAGGATTTAAAGCCGATGAAGAAAACAATGCAATCTTATTTGCATTAAAGAGTATTTCAGGAATCGGTGATGATGTAGTAGAAATTATAAGACAAGCAAGACCATTTTCTTCATTTGAAGATTTTTATGAAAGAATGGTTGCTACAAAGCTGGTCAAAACAGGTCAGGTAATTCAGTTGATTAAAGCAGGTTGCTTTGATGAATTTGATGAAAATAGAGTAGATTTGCTTTACACGATCGTAAGATTATGTAAATGTAATTTAATCTCAAGTCTGACTAAATCACAATTAAATCGTATGCAGGAATTACATTTTACATATCCAGAGCTTAATCTTATTCCAGATGAGGTTTTAGACGGGATTCAAGTATACAATTTCTCACAGTACGTAAAAGAATTGAAAGTTGTAAAGAAATATATTGATCCATCAAGAAAGATGTTGAAGTGTGGCTATCATGATGAAATCATTGAACTAGACAATAGAGCAATGCAATTTTTCATAAATCGCTACACAGAAGATTCTATCTATGATGTTAAAGATGAGCATTACTTGATTTACAAAAAGAAATTCAATAAAGAAACTGAAAAGAAATTAGAACCCCTTAGAGAGTATCTAGCTAGTCCAAACACATTATTAAAATATAATGAAGCTCTTGTGAAAGATGAAGCCAAGAAAGTGGTTACAGGAACTATATCTCATATGGAAATGGAATCACTGTGTGTTTATGTGCATGAACATGAATTGGCAGACCTTGATAGAGATGAATTTAATATCGTCAATTTCTTTAATCTTTCAGAAGAACCAGTAGTTGCATCTACGTATAAAAGAAAGGTTAAGAGGGTTGAGAATGGACAAGAGATTCAAGAAGTCAAAGAGTTTCCTAAGTATTTCATTAGTAAGATCTGGGGAACTGTCTTAGACAAGAATAAGGATCGACATACGATTACATTATTGACCCCTGAGGGAGTTGTAAATGTGAAATATACTAAAGGAGCTTTCCTACATTATAACAAGAAGACCTCAATGGAAGAGTCTTGGTTCAAGAGAGGTCAAATGATAATGGTTACGGGGTATCGCAATGGCGATATGTTCAGATGCTATAACTATGGAGACACAATCTTCAAACATACTACATCATTGATTACAAACATCGGAGAGAAAGGAGTAGAGGTAATGACAGAAAGGATGAGAGAAGCATGAGATGTATAGGAAAAGCAGTTAAAACTATACATAGAAACAATGATTCTTATTTTACAATTGCTTCCTTTGATCTTGTAAAAGAGATCGATGGTGAAGTTGAAATTCATCCAATATATAAAACATTTACAGTAGTCGGTATCATGCCATATTTAATGGAAGATGCCGACTATGAAATTTCAGCTACAGAAGTAGAAAATAAGAAATATGGAAAGCAGTATCAAGTTAATTCGATCAATTTATATTTACCAAATGGAATTGAGAGTAAAGAAGGTCAAAAAGAATTTTTAGATATTATCTTTACGAAGCTTCAGGTAAAAGAGATGTATGAGGCATTAGATAATCCATACATGACCTTGAAAGATGGTGACATAGCTTCATTGGTCAAAGTTAAAAATTGTGGTATGAAGACAGCAGTTGCTTGGATTGATAAGTTCAAAACATATATGCCATTGTCAAATGCAATGAAAGAGCTTAGTGAATATGGTTTGACAGAAGCGTTATTAAGAAGAATTGTAAATCATTATAAATCGTCCGATATAGCAGTTGAGATTATTCAGAATAAACCATATAAGCTTATTGAAGTCAATGGTGTTGGATGGCACAAATGTGATGAGATTGCTATGAAAGGTGGCTTAAAGCCTGATTCACCAGAAAGAATTGGTACTTACATATTATATTATCTTCAAGAGAGAGCGAATGAGGGATATTCATATATTCCTGCGGATGCTAATACAGAGATAGAGAATGGTATTGTCTCAAAAACTCAAAAGCCAATCAATTTTATTGATACAATGATAGAGTTTTTTGGAGATGATATTTCAGATGAGGCGCTAAAAGGTGGTTTAGATTATGTAAATGATCAACTATGGTTTAGTGACAATCGTAGGTTTGTAGGACTAAAAAGGATCTACGATCTAGAAATGAGCGTTGCTGAGAACCTAATTAGGATAAGAGATGGAGAAAACGATTTCAAGTATTCTAATTGGAAAGACATCATTAAGCAAAAGGAAATTGATCAAGGTTGGGAGTACAATGAACAACAGATTAAAGGTATTAAAGCAGTCTTAGAGAATCAAGTAGTTGTTATCACAGGTAAAGCTGGTACTGGTAAATCATCAATTGTAGATGCTATGATCGCTGTTTTACAGGGTTATTCATATGCACAAACGGCCTTAAGTGGACGAGCTGCAGCAAGAATGGCTGAAATTACACATGAAGAAGGATATACAATCCACCGTTTGTTAGGATTTCCTAAAGGAGATCGTGATCACGGTGGTTTTGTTTTTCATGAAGATAATAAATTACCAAGAGATATTATCATTCTTGATGAAGTGTCAATGGTAGACGGAGAATTGTTTAACAGGCTTGTAAAAGCGATTAAAACAGGATCAAAGTTAATCATGTTAGGAGACACAGGACAGCTTGAATGTATTGGTTGCATGAACATAGCGGCTGATTTAATTGCATCAAAGGAAATTGTTTCTATTGAATTAAGCCAGATCCACAGACAGGCTGCTAATTCAGGAATTATTACAGAGAGCATAAAAGCCAGAGAGGGTATTCAACTTATCGAAAAAGATTGGATTGGAACTGAGGTTAGAGGTAAACTTAATGACTTGGTTTTAGATTGCTTCTCAGATAAAAGTAATACGTTTTATAAGGTAATGCAACATGCTTCATCCGAACTTGAAGATGGAACAGACATTATGGATCTTATGGTAATTGCTCCATCGTATAAAAACGAGTCGGGTGTAGACAATTTAAATGCAGCTTTACAATCACTGTACAATCCAGATAGTCCTGAAAAGAAGGAAGTGTTTGTACAAAAGAGTTCTAAAGCTTGGATACTTCGTGAGGGAGATAAGATAATCAATGTGCAGAATGATTATTATGCAAAGAATAAATTTACTGCAGGAATCTTTAATGGAAACATAGGAGTTGTTAAAAACATTGATATAGATGCTAATACAATTGCTGTTGATTTTCAGGATATTCCGGGGATTATGATTCTTCCAAAGAAAAATTGGAAAGATTTAGAATTAGGGTATGCAATCACTTGTCATAAAGCACAGGGATCTCAGTGTAAGAAAGTAATTGTTGGATTAGACTTTGGATCATTTATACAGCTTTCAAGAGAATGGGTATACACAGCAATGACAAGAGCTATTGATAAATGTTATATGGTTGCACAAAACAATGCCCTTAGGTATGCAGTAAGCAAGAATAGTATTTCTGTAAAGAGAACTCATTTAGTAAAGCTGTTGGCCTATAAAGCTGCTAATAAATTTTCATTTTAGAGAGGTGATTGTATGAATTATCCCTGAAGAAGTTCTTATGTATGATCCATTTTATATTGCTCTAGTATATGATGTCTCATATAAAGAAGTACAAAAAACATTTAATAACTATATTAAAAAATATGGAAATATGCTTTCTCGTAGAGAAATATATGATCTTGTTTACTCATATGTAAATCTACATAAGGAAGATATGAAATAATTAAATATTTAAGCAAATTAGAACTCGGTGTTAATACATCGGGTTCTTTTTTAATTTACAAAGAAAAGGAGAAGAAACATGACAACAGAAACAAAAATCACATTACTAAAAAGCAGAGTAGAACTTTTAAAGAGTAGAGGTACTCAGTGTGGCAGAATCATTGCAAAACTTCAGAGAAAAATTAGAAGTCTGGAGGGTTGTGTAAATGATTAAGATTGAACATCCAGTGTTTCCAAGTCCAGAGCAAATGGATTTTATTATAGAAGGTATGCGTAACCCTATGGACAGTCATAAATTAAGCGATAGTTTTAAATGTACAGACACTAATGCGTGTCAAGACTGCCCCTCAAATGGCGGAGATAGATGCAGATCTTTCAGTCCTATTGGGGGGATGACTTTAGGAGACAAAGATTTTGCTTTAATGGGGAAATTAGCAAAGGCAGGTAGCGATCATAGAAAGTATCTCCGAATGATGCAGGTGGGAGTAAGAATTACAGCACCCTTGTATTTTTATAAAGAACTAGATACATACAAGGTTGGTACAGTATGTAATTCATGTAGCACAATGCATAAAATCCAAGCGAAAGAATTTACATTAGATGATTTTAGTTGTGAGCATTTATATTTCAATCCAATTTTGTGTAATATCGAACATACTATTAAATTGTTAAACGAATGGCGAGTTTTATTTAATTATACGGACGAGCAGCGTAAAGATTACTTTGAACAGAATGGACATCCAAGAGTATTAACCAAAAAAGAATGTTGGTGGCAGATGATTCAGTTGCTTCCATCAAGTTATAATCAAACACGAAATTATACATTTACATACGAAAATTTAATCAACATGTACTTCGCAAGGAGAAATCATAAATTGGACGAGTGGAGAATCTTCTGTCAGTGGATGTTAGACAATGTGCCATATTTCAAAGAATTAGTAGATTACATAGAAAAAGGAGACAACAAAGTGAGTAAAGGAATTAAGTTTAGTTATGTAGAAAAAGACGAAAAAGTAAAATCATTAAAAGAGTTCTTCTCTGCAGAAGGATTCAAAGTACCAGATGAGGAATTAGCTGCAATGACTGTAGAACTCCCTAAGAGAGCTACAAAAGGATCTGCAGGGTATGATTGCTATAGTCCAATTGGTTTCTGTTTAGAACCTGGACAGGAAATTAAATTACCTACATTGCTTAAGGCATATATGCCTCAGGATATTTTCTTAGGAGCTTATCCAAGAAGTGGATTAGGATTTAAGTATTATGCAAGATTAGCTAACACAGTTGGTATCGTTGACAGCGACTATGCTGATAATGAAGGCAATGAGGGTCATATCTTTGTAAAGATCAGAAATGAAGGAGACAAGCCTATGAGTATTAATCCGGGAGATGGTATTTGTCAGTTTATTTTCCAGAAGTATTTTACAACAGAAGACGATGAAGCTGAAGGAACTAGAGAAGGCGGTTTTGGTAGTACAGATAAATAGGAGGCCTTATGGACAATCATGAAAGAAATGATATCCATATAGGCTGTGCTATGGCTCTAGTTTTAGGAATCATTTGGATATTAATCTGGTTTGCAATCTATTCTATATTAGCAGCAGGAATGTTGTGGGTACTTACATTGATTGCACCAACTGTTACATTTTCAATTAAATTTATACTTATAGTCGGAGTGTTGTTGGCAATCCTTCGATTTATTTTGTAAGAAAGAAGTGATCAAGTGCTCAAGATTAAAAAGGCACATAAAGACAAAGATGAATGGATTTTATACAATCCAGACAACTTTGCATTACATACACATTGTAGGAGTTTCAGGGTCGCTTTGAGCATTAAAAAGAATGTAGAGAAGAAGCGATTACCAAGAAGCAGGAATTTAAGGACATTAGAGAGTCACAGGAGAGTAACAGGTAATCGCAAATACATTCGTCAATTGGATGCACTAATAGAAGAAGTTAAAAGTGAGAAAGGAGAAAAAAAGAATGATAATTGCTAGCGTAATTAATATTATTGCAATTCTGATCTGGATTTCACTTATTGGATCGGGAGCTTATTTAATGCATACAGGTAAAAAATTAGGAGACAAAGAAAAACGAGAAAAAGGTCGTAGAACCGTCACAACAGGCTGTGTCTTTTGGTGCATTTATTATCCAATTTCAATCATTATTAGATTATTAGGAGGATTCTAATGAGTAAAGAAACAATTAAAATGTTTTGTATTCTTATATGGGGTTGCACTTTTATCCCCGGACTCTTTATTGAACATAAAGGAGATGTAAAAGGTGATATAAAATTGTCAACGATAGGTGCATTCCTCAGAATGATTGGAAGCATTTCACTATTTGTTGCGGTATTAATGAATTTTTAAGAGGAGAGTCAAATGAGTAAAGTATTATTGGTTCTACTTGGAGAAAGTGGAACAGGTAAAACAACAATTGTCAACAGACTAAAACAGAAATATGGTATGAAAGAATTACCAAGTTATACAACTCGACCTAAAAGAAAGGAAGATGAAGAAGGACATACATTTGTTTCTTTGGGAGAGTTTATGTTATTGAAAAATAAAGTTGCAGCGAACAAATATAGAGGTAATTTCTACTGTGCAACTAAAGAGCAGGTAGAAGAGTATGATACATATGTATGCGACTGTGAAGGTATTAAAATGCTTAAAGAAACTTATAAGGGAGATAAAAAAATCATTGTAGTCAGATTGACTTGTCCTAGAGAAGAAAGAAAACGACGCATGGAAAAGGACAATAGATCACCACAAGAGATTCTTTTAAGAGATTCAAAAGACCCTGTAGAGTTTCAGTATGCAGATATGTTAGCGGATTACATGTTAGACAACGATAACCTTGAAGAAACTGTTGATGCTGTTCGTTATATTTACGAGAAAGAATGTGAGGAAGGCTAATGGAATACATAGTAGAATATCGTGCCGTTCTTAAAGAAAATAAGAGTGGGAATATTTTAGTAGAAATTCCAGATTTGCATATGTTTTGTTATGGATCATCTATGACAGAGGCCATGGACGAAACAGAGAGATGTATTACAGAAGAGTGTATTGAGAGGCTGAGGAATAATCAGCCTCTTCCAATGGTTACAGTTAAAAAAGAAGATCTGGATTCTTACATATTGAAAAATTTTGAACAGACAATGGTGATTCCAATGTTTGTGAAATTTGATTATACAAGACCTACTGAGATTGCAGATGTTAAAGAAAAGGCTGCTTCTTTAGGGGAGAGTGTTAAAAGATTAGGTTCTAAACTGAAAAAGTTATATGAGATTAAAAGAGATACTCGGAAGTTGAAGAAAAAATTACATAAAGAATCTGAACAAAATCTTAAAGAGATGAAACAGATCTTTGATGAATGGCATGGAATTATTGACAAGGATATTAAAGGATCTAAAGGGAGAGTAGATGAAATTTTAGAAGAACTTAAAAATGTAGAAGATTTTGATAAGGAGGAATAAACAGTGCAGGTAGTTAAGAGAGATTGTTCTTTAGTAGATTTTGATAGGACAAAAATTTATAATGCCATTATGAAAGCCATGAAAAATGGATCAGGAATTGTTAAGTCTGATGTTGCAGAACAGATTGCAGAAGAAATTGAAGCAGAATGTAGAGAAAAAGCAGATGATGTTGATATTTCTACAATTGAATCAAGAGTATTTTTAAAGTTAATTGAGAAAGATCAAGGACTTACAGCTAAAGCATACGAAGGGTATAGGAAAGTAAGAGAATTCCAGAGAGAAAATAATACCATAGATGATGAAATTTTTCGTTTGATCGAAGATTGTGATGATTACATTAAAGATGAAAACGCAAATAAAAATTCAGTTTTAAATCCTACAAAAAGAGATTACATAGCAGGATCAGTTAGCAAAGATGCGACAGTAAGATATTTGCTTTCTCCAGAGATTGTACAAGCACATAAAGAGGGAATTATTCATTTCCATGATACAGATTATTTTATTCAAAAGATGCACAATTGTGGATTAATTAATTTAGAAGACATGCTTCAGAATGGAACAGTGATCAGTGAAACATTGATCGAGAAGCCACATTCTTTTTCAACAGCCTGCAATATATCAACACAAATTATTGCTCAGGTTGCAAGTTCTCAATATGGTGGACAGAGTATTTCATTGGCTCATTTGGCACCATTTGTAGAAGTTAGTAGGAAGAAAATACAAACAGAAGTTGAAAAAGAATGGGAAGGAGTTATTGTTGATGACAAAGAAGAACGATTAAGAAGGATTGTATCCGATAGATTACGTTTAGAGATTAAAAAGGGTGTACAAACAATTCAATATCAGCTAGTGACTTTAATGACAACAAACGGGCAATCACCTTTTATTACAATCTTTATGTATTTAAACGAAGCAAGAAACGAACAAGAGAAAAAAGATCTTGCCATGCTTATTGAAGAAATGATAGTACAACGAACAGAAGGTGTTAAAAACGAAGATGGTGTATTTATTGCACCAGCATTTCCAAAATTAATTTATGTCCTAGAAGACGATAATTGCGATGAATCTACAGAGTATTGGTATCTGACAAAATTAGCAGCCAAATGTTCTGCAAAAAGATTGGTTCCAGATTACATCTCTGAAAAGGTTATGAAAGAGTTAAAAGGTGATGTTTATACTTGCATGGGGTGCAGGTCGTTCTTAACACCCGATCGTTTCACAGACAAAGGGATTGGCAATATTGCACGCGCAAAAAATTATGATCCTAAAGAACATAAATATTATGGAAGATTTAACCAAGGTGTCGTTACTATTTCACTTCCCGATCTTGCATTTTCATCTGCGGGAAATTTTGATACTTTTTGGGAACTATTCGAAGAGAGAACAGAATTGTGCCATAAAGCTTTAAAAGCAAGACATCAACGACTACTTGGAACGAACTCTGATGTTGCTCCTGTTTTATGGCAGTATGGAGCTTATAGTCGATTGAAAAAACATGAGCCAATTGATAAGTTACTTTTTGACGGATATTCAACAATTTCTTTAGGGTATGCGGGGCTATATGAGTGTGTAAAATTTATGACCGGACATTCTCATTCTGAAAAAGAGGGTGAGGAATTTGGTTTACAGATTATGCAAAAGTTAAATGATAAATGTACCGAATGGAAAGAATCAGAGAATATTGATTACAGTCTTTATGGAACTCCATTAGAGTCAACGACATATAAATTTGCAAAATGTTTAAAAAATAGATTCGGTGATGATATTTTTGAAAAGTTAGATGGAAGAGATAGAAACTATATCACTAATAGCTATCATATTCCTGTGTTTGAAGAAATAGATGCTTTTGAAAAACTTAGAATAGAATCTAAATTTCAAAAACTATCTCCTGGTGGTGCAATTAGCTATATTGAAACGCCCAATATGGAACACAATGTAAGTGCTCTATTAGAAGTTATTAAATATATGTATGATCATATTATGTACGCCGAAATTAACACAAAAAGCTGCTATTGTGAAGAATGTGGCTATTCTGGTGATATTCCACTGGTTGATGAAGACGGGATGCTTAAGTGGAAATGCCCTCAGTGTGGTAACGAGGATGGGTCAACAATGGATATAGCCTTTAGATGCTGTGGCTACGTCGGCACATCTAAAAATGGCGGCAATCAGGGACGATATGGAGATATTCATGATCGAGTTTATCATTTAGACGATAAGGAGTTTTAACAATGAGATACGCAGCAATAAGAAAAATGGATATTAGTAATGGAGAGGGACTTGGTGTCTCTCTCTTTGTTCAAGGATGTCATTTCCATTGTAAAAACTGTTTTAACAAAGAAACATGGAATTTTGATGGTGGCAATGAACTAACTTTTAAAGAAATTGAGGAACTATTGCATCAGTTATCAAAGCCTCAATATACAAGATTGAGTATTCTTGGTGGTGAACCATTGGCGAAAGAGAATATTGATGACGTTTTTGTCTTGTGTAAATTCGTCAAACAGTTTATGCCAGAAAAACAAATCTGGGTATACAGTGGATATACAATAGAAAATATGGGATTTCCTAATTTTCATGACATTGATCAATTAAAACGATTTAATGTTTTATACCATACAGATGTTCTTGTAGACGGACAGTACGTAGATGAGCTAAAGAATATGTCTTACCCGTGGGCAGGATCAACCAACCAGAGAGTCATTAATGTACAGGAGTCATTAAAGAAAAATGAGGTAGTACTATGGAGAAAATCATAATAGAAATTTTAACCATCTTAGGACGAAGTGGCGTTTTTGTTGCCTTGTGTTTTGGTGTTCAGATAATTATTTGGATAATTGCTGGGATAGTGAAAGCTATAAAAAAAAGAAGTATAAAAGCATTCCAACATATAGTATTTGATGACAAATGGGGAGCCCCTATGTGTTGGAGAATAATGGCTGCGAGTACATGTTTTTCAGTTCTTATGTATTTTATTATTAATGCTATTGGATAGAAAAGGGGTGATTCTATTATAGATATAAGTTTTGATCTTCGCCAAACAGAAGAGCTCTTGTGGAAAGAAGCAATGGCAAAGCTTCATAAAATATCAACAGAAGAAGTAGATTCATACGTAGATCAATGCCATAAAAAATATGGAAACCTACTTACTTCAGACCAACAAAGAAATTATATAAGAGCTGCCATTGAGTCTGATCATCCCTTCCAGTATTTCCAATTTACTGGAAGGGTTTTTCGTTTTAGAAGAAGTAATTTATTCTGGCTTCCCAATGTCCCCAGATGGTTTCGCAAATTTTATAGAGATGAAAAATGTGAGATTTATGAACATATACACACTTCAAAGATGAAACAATTCGGCTATATTTATTTCTTATTTTCTGAGAAAAAAGGTTGTGACAAAGATGACTATATAGTTAATATTGATCCTTGTGGGATAATGGCAATTCCTAAAGAGTTGTTTGAAAAATGTTATAATAAAAATGAAATAGCTTTATATGCATATTGCATAATGCAACACTATGATGCTTTAAAAAATAAATGTATGTGGTAAAAGGAAGGTGATCAAGTGGAATCAAAAACATCTAAAGAAAGATGGATTTATACAATCGCAGAGCTTTACGGAGTTTCAGTAGAAGATATTCAATTTATGTTAAACAAATGCATAACGATGTATGGGAATAGGCTTGATTTCGAACATCTTAAAAAATACGTGAGAGCTATTTTAAGGAAAATTGTTCCTATAAGGTATTTTCAATTTACTGGGAAAGTTTTTAAAGACGGATGGAGAAACATTTATCTTCCAGAGATTCCCATATGGTTTCAACACTATAATACCAATTTAGATAAATGTGTCATTTCTGAAAGTAGGAGTGTGTACGATGATTTTGGAGAATGTGTTCATGTAAGAGGCTATATATATTTTAAAAACTCTCGCAAAAGAACATGTATAGAAGATGATTATATGGTCGATGTAGGGACATTCGGAATCATGTCGGTTCCTAAAAGCGTATTTGAAGACTGTTATGAAAAGGATGAAATAGCCCTATATAAATATTGTCAAGATCAGTATGATCTCGGTATGGACTGGTAGGTAAAGGAGTGAACAGGATGGTAACAACGAGAACATTAGTAGATGCCACAGGCGCCAAAATAAATATAAACTGGGGAGCATGGAAGAGAGACGTCTTTATTTCTTCGGTTATAGCGGAATACAATGTTTCTGCAGGAAAGATAAAAAACATTTTTGATCAATTAAATCAAAAATATGGAAATCTTTTTACAGAGGAACAGAAAAAAGATTACATAATTAAATTCTGTAAAAACACATGCGACCATCATTACCCTCATCCTTGGGGTGAAACATACTTAGGTATAAATGATGTTATTAGTACAGGAACAATAACATGTGATCGCTTACAATGGACGGATGGCACTAGCACCATATGGGGTTAAAAGGAGTGATTGGATGAATGAAGAATGGGTAAACAAAAATATGAGTATTCGAGAAGCTAGAATTTGGTTAATGTTTTTGGAATACGAATGTCCTAAAGATAAAATTGAAGAACTATACGACCAAGTGGACAAGAGATATGGGAATAATTTAACAGAGAAACAAAAATTTGAATATGTGTCTCATATTTTGCAGAAAACAAAAGCTAAGCAATCAATTCGTGATGATTTAGCTACTCTTTGTTACGCAAGTGATGGGTCAAAAGCATTGGTAATAAGGAACCCCTTTGAAAGCTTTTCTGATGCAGTCCTTGAAGTTTTTAGTCCTATTATAGGAAAGGTGATCAAATATGACTAACAGGGAATTTGAAATACATTTGTTAAGTATCAGCAATAGAGAACCTGTATTTAGAATTAGAGATATGTTTAACCAAGTAGATTTCAAGTACGGCAATGTACTATCTGAAAATCAGAAGTTTAAATACGTAGCACGAACACTGGAGAGGAAAAGATTTAAACAGTTAACTTACGATGACTTAAATCCCATTTTCTTTGAAACAGCCAAATCAAGAGGTGTTACATTGGCTCATACAGATAGCTTAGACGAAGAAACAATTAAAAATTTAGGATCTTTTTTAACTGATGCAATGAAAGATGGAGAACTATTTTAGGTTATGAGCGAGGTGATCAAATGATTAAGATCCTTAAGCAAGGAAGGGCTACAGAGCAAGTTGAATGTCCTGAGTGTGAAGCATTGCTTCAATATGGAGATATTGATATTCAACATTTAAAATATTTAGATAAGGATAAAGATATTCTGGAAGTTGATCACCTTATATTTTGTCCCCAATGTGGGAGAGGGATCAATGTAAGAACAAAAGAATATATAAAAGGAGAAAAGGATGCTACAAACACAAAATAATTGCCACATTAACACAACAACAAGAACAATCTTTTTAGGAGATGATATAGATGAGAAGTCCATGAGTTATATTCAATTTTATCTATTAGAATTAATTCATGCAGATGATGCAAAAGACTCTAAGGAAAAAGATTTTAAAAGAGAGCCAATCAAAATATACATCAATTCTCATGGTGGTAGTGTGGACGATATGTGGGGACTTATTGATCTTATGCTACATAGTAAGACACCAATTCATACATACTGTACAGGATATGCTTATAGTGCAGGTTTTAAAATCTTTTTGGCAGGCTCTAAAAGGTATTGTTACAAGCATTCAATGTTCTGTTACCATCAGTTAAGCCATTGGGAGTGGGGGAAATATCAGGATCTTGTAGAGGAAAGAGAACTTATAGATACTCGTCAGAAAGAAATAGAAGATTATGTAGCTGATAGGACTAATATGACAAAGAAGCTTCTGAAAGATATTAAAATCAAGAAAAAGGATTTTTACATACGTGTTGAAGATGCAGTTTTATAAAAAATGAGGTGATTAAAATTAGAATCATTAAATATTTTATTGGATGGTACAAATTTGAAAGCATATTTGGTACAACGAGATTAAAGTGTATTGTCGAATCTTTCAAATATGCCATTACAAATACTTGGTGTGATTTTAATAATTGGTTATTCGACAAAGGTATTAGGAAAACACATAGAAAAGATAAATTTAAATTTTGATCAGCTCTCCCTTGATTGGGAGGGCCTTTTTTAGATTGGAGGATTTTATCATGAATAAAAGACAAAGGAAGAAATGGTTAAAGCAGCACAATAAATATTTTGATCCAAGAGAGACTTGGTCATTAGATTGGACGATAGCAAAATTCGTATATCCAAGACTAAAAAAATTTAAGAAAGAAAATATTGGATTCCCCGGGATTTTTAATTCTATGGATGAGTGGAATGAGATTTTAGACAAGATGTTATATTCTTTTAAAGTATTGAAAGACGATTGCGTAGGGCTCGATATTGATTTTAATGACCCAAATTGGAAAACTGAAATTGATAAAGCCAATGAGAAAATTCAAGAAGGATTAGATTTGTTTGGGAAATATTTTAGACACTTATGGTGGTAAACAGGAGGGTTTTATGGAAATTAATTGGACACCGGTAACAGAAAAGTTGCCAGAGCTGACAGGAGTATTTTATGAAGAAGAGTTTCTTGTATCTGTAAAGATCGGAGACGTAAGATTCAGAGAGATTGCCAGATTTGATGGAGAAGAATGGCACAATGTCTTATTTGATTCAGAAGATGTTGTAGCTTGGGCACCGTTGTTACCAGTATATGAAGATTAAGTAAAGGAGTGGTTTTATTTTAAGAAAGAGATTATTAGCTTTAGGATTATTGGCGACTGCAAACATAACATTGGGATTAGGATTACAGAATTGTAGAGCCGATGAAAAGCATCCAGAAATGCTTCAAGAGGCACTTACAGATGTCGATCAACACTATGATAAATGCAAGCAAGCAGACGAACAAAAGAGGATTGCTATTGAAAAGAAACGACAGGAGAAGCTTAGAAGAGAACGTATTCGTAAAGAAAAGAGAGAGAATACTCCAATCTACATGGGACGATTTAAGATTACCTATTATTGGATCGGAGAAGACAACTGGGGATACAGAACAGCTCTTGGAGTGAGAAGTAGCAGATTCTATACAGTTGCCGTAGACCGTGACGTAATTCCTTTAGGGTCAAAGATTATTATTGGGAATGACATTTATTGGGCTGTTGATACGGGAAGTAAAGTTAAAGGTAATATTATTGATATCTTTTCTGAAACTAAACTGGAAGACATGTATCATGATGATGTTTGGATTATTAGAAAAGGATCAAGTGAACGTCTTGCTTTGAAATATAGGCATAAATAATTGAATAGAAGTAACAGGAAACCGGGAGAGTCGTTTGACTCTCCTTATTTTTATGCAAGAAAGGAGTTTTTACATGGCAGAATCAATGAGTAGTGAAATGTTGAATTATGCCATTGAGCAAGGTATAATTGATCTATCGCACATACAGGATGCAGTAAATATGAATAAAAGAAAAGAAATTTTAGAGCAGCATCCATATAGTATTTGGGAGAGTAAGGATGGCAAATGGCATACCTACCTTCCTGACGAAGAAAAAGGTAGAGTTCCTAGAAAAAGGAAAACAAGAGGTGAAATAGAAGAACTGATTGTTCAATACTATGAAAATCAAACCAATTATAAATTTTCCCATTGGTGGCAACTCTTTAGAGAAAGACAAAGGAAATTTGGAGTATGTAACAACACTCTTCAAAAATATGATTCGGATTATCGTAGATTTTTTCAAGATACTGATTTTGAATCTATGGATATTAGAGATGTAACAGAAGATGATATTACCGAATTTATGATTGCAACAATCAAAGAGCTTAACCTAAAAGAGAAAGCAGCAAAAGGAATGATCGGATACATCTCTGGTACATTTAAACGTGCTCGTATCAAAAGAATAATTAGGGAGAATCCTTGTGACTATGTAGAGCAAAAGGATTTTCTAAAATTTTGCGACACAAGTGAAAAGACACCAGAGCAAAGAACGGTATCAAAAGAAGAGTTGAAAAAGATTCTCACTATATTACAAGAAGACAAGATTAATAAACCAGAATATATTCAAGTGTATGCAGTTGAATTAGCTATATACACAGGAATGCGTATAGGAGAATTGCCTGCTTTAAAATGGGAAGATATTATTGAGAGCGAAGATGGTGGTTGTATTATCATTCGTAGATCCGAAAAATATGATAGAGCCGAAAAAAAATATTATATCGATAAAACAAAAACTAGGAAACAAAGAATGTTCCCATTAAGTGAAGATACCAGAAGAGTTCTTGGGCAAATTAAAAAGGTTTCAATGAAATATGGATTCCTTGGAGAATATATCTTCATGAATAAAGATGGAAAGATTCATGCCACATCTATCGATCATTGTCTTAGGTATCGTTGTAGAAAACTTGGAATACCAGAAAAAAGTATCCATGCAATTCGAAGAACTTTAAATTCTACATTAAGAACAGCAGGCGTTTCATCTGTAATTGCTGCATCTTTGCTCGGACATACAGAACAAGTAAACAAAAATAATTACACGTATGACGTGTCAGATATGAAATATAAACACAATGTAGTATCAAAATTATATCAGATAATGTGATACCCTAGTTGATACCCTAATGAAAATAAGTACCGAAAAAGCACGTATTTATGCGGGTTCTGAAGTAGTGTTGCGGGTTCGATTCCCGCCTAGTCCATCGGAAGGAAGTACCGCAAACGCAGTATTTTCAAGGGTTTAACAAGGGTATGAAGAACAAATGTTCTGATACCCTTTGATACCCTGACAGTCGAAAGGAGGAAATCCTGTATGTGCGATACAAATTATTCCTCAACTTTGAATAAAAATCACTTCCGAGTGGTTTATTTTTTTTGCGTTTTTATGGTTATACTAAAGTATTCTTACACAAACAATTCACACAACAATCAAAAGAATATTTTCGCATACTCATAAATCAAAACTCTCTTTACACCAAACACACGTTCGTGTTATAATATCCAAGAGGTGAAATAAAATGTACAATACAACAAACATTCCAAAAGCTACCAAGAGAGTAAACATTTCAGGAGACACACCACCAGACATTTGGATGTCTATGTTAGATTCTTATGGTAAGCTTCAAAAATTCCACATCAGAGAACTACTTCTACAGGGTACTAGAAAAGAAACCAACTCAGCAAGACAAGAACGTGAAGTAGAATATTATAAAGGCAGAATAGAAGTGTTAGAACGATTTAACATCTCTACCAAGACAAAGATACTAAAATACATCCCATCGTCAGACACATGGTATATTTGCGGAGAATATGCAGACTTATTAAAATCACAAAGTTTTTAAATAGATAGGAGGTGTTCTAATGAACAAGTTATTCGGAGTAGAAATCGGCTCATTCTCAATTAGACACAATAAAAAAGATAATACTTACCGCCCAGTAATTAATTACAAAAATAAATTATATATATTAAGGAAATTTAATAATCGTGATGATGCAATGAAGGCGCTGACAGAAGCTCAAAAGAAACTTTATGATCATGTGAGACCAGAAGTAGAAGAAGCATATATACAACAAAAAAGGAAGTTGGGAATACGATGAGAATATACGAATACAACGAAAGCACTCAGACACTCAATACAGAGTGCGGATTATTCCATATAGGTGACACAGTACAACTTACAGAAATCGACTCTCAGACGCCTATAAAAACAACCTTATATGGAGCTAGAATTGATTCTACAGAATATATCCTAACATTCTTCGATGGGGAATGTGGGATGCCTTTATACTTGTCTGAGCATGAAATAGATGATATGTGTAGAGTATCAAAATCGTAAAAAAATAGGGTACACCAGAAATTAATCTGATGTACCCTTAAATTTTATAATACTCCGAATATCCTATCCAGAGTTTCTTTGTTAAATTATAATGTTTGCTTTTTAAATTCAGGCAAGGACACAAACACAATTTTCATTGCCAGCTCAATCTGCTTCCTCACATTGCCCCGTTGTAAAAAAAATACAAACTTGATTGTTCCCCTGAGCCACAATCATTAAGAGCGATTTCTTTACAGAAACCTAGTTTATTCTGCTCATTTTTATCCTCTCCGCAGCAGAGAGCAATATTTCTTTATCACTGACAAAGAAAACTAATAAAGAAAATACCGACTGATCGCCAAATCAATCATAGCTGTACCTAATCAGAGAGTTCATGATTCTGAGAACCTACAGCAGAGTCGTGTCCCACTGTGAAATTAAAGGTTTCCAAATACTTTAATAATCCTATAATATCATTATATGTATATGGGTTCCTTACACAATCAGAAGATTTTACGCTATCTAATATCTCTTCAATTTCTGCATACGTATCTTTCAATAACAATGTTATTTTCTTACGTATTCCTTCTAATTCTTTTTCATCGGAAATAGTTATATTTGGCAATGGATCTTCTTTTGTTTTAGTATTTATATTTTTAGACAAAACCTTATACCAGCCGCGTCCCTTTTCGCTACTACATATAATTCCTTCTGTTCGCAATGTTACTATCGCATTACTAAAAACAGTTATGCTGTAGTCATCTTCATAGGCTACCCCTTTGTTTTTTAATAATACTTTTAATTCTTTGGTCGAAAATTCATCAATGTCTTTTAGACATTCTTTCATATATTCACAAAGCTCTCTGGATAATAGCATTTTTTTGATCTCCTTTATCATTGGTTTATTGATTATGATCAGATTTTAGCACAAATTCTTTGAATTTTCCAGACAGGGTAACAATCATGGCTTTTTCATGTGTCTCTTAAATAATTCCTCAGTCTTTCTGCAAGAACCCATAAACTCTTCACTCACAAGATTCTTGTTCCATTCTTGCAGAAATTCCTTAAACTTTTCTGGTTTGATCGCAACCATCTTATTTCTTTTCATATCCCTTAGCATTTCTTTGTGTAAGACAGTTTAATCCAACCTTTACTTGTCTGACCCCAACCATTCTTGACAGCTTTAATTGTAACTATTGTCCCTTTCTTATATGATCCTACTTTTGCCCCTGAAGTAGAAGCAGTCTTACGGATATTGAGGGCAGAAGCAGTTACTTTTACTTTGTATGACTTAGAGGAAGGAGATGCTTTTGGTTTTACTACTGTAGAACCTGAGATGTCTGCTTTGAATTTAGCAAACCCTTTGCTATTTGGAGAAGCCCAAGGTTCAGGACAAATTTTTCCGCAAGTCCGAAAATGCGTGGTAATATGAGAAACAGGGACTCCATATTTCTTCATATAATATTTTGTCAATTCAACAGTTTGCTTATACACACCATTAGGCACTTTACCAACAGAATTACACATCTCGATATTCAAACTGTTTGCATTTGTGCATTTGCCCCAATCAACAGCATATTTTCTTTCATATAATTTACCAACACTCCATGCCACGTTAGATAATGGAACAGACTTATATACATAATCTCCACCATCAACAAATACATGTGCGCTTGCATTCCTATTTGGAGACTGGAAGTATTTACAATTTGCTTCGCTAGTGTCCCCTTTGTTGCCCGTGTAATGAATTACAATCCATTTAATATCTTTTAAGCTTCTCTTGGCACCATAGTTGTCAGAGTTACATTTTAATGTTTTAAATTTTAATGCCATAAATATCAAACTTCCTTTCTTTTATCTAAAAAGAGCAGTCACCATAACAGCAACTGCTCAAACAACTAATTATTCAATTACTAATTACCCACTTAGCAAATTACCCAACAATATCGTCAGACTCTTTACCCTCTGCGACATCATCTAATTCTTTTTCAAATAAATCCTTATCAACTTTTACGATCACGTCTTTCTTACCAATCTTATTCTTAATTTCCTCAGCCTCTTCAAGGGTTAATCTACCGTCTCTCAGAGCATAAGCAACTTCATCCGCAAACTGAGCCGTCCAAGTAAAGCTATGGTTTTTCCAATCTCCATACAGAGATGGAACGATTACAAACGCAATACCAACAATTTGATTAATCACATCTTCATGCACATCAATCACTGGCTTACCTACAGCTAAAAGTCCCATATTAATCCAAGAAAAAATCTGTAAGATTAAGCTCACAACAGTATGTGGTTTAACCTCAGACCAATTAATGCTTGCTAAAAATTCTTTAAATTTGTTCATAATGCAATCCTCCTTTGCAATTAAAAAAGACCCATCAAAATGATTCTTCATCTTTAATGGGCAATGCTTTAATCTCGTTATACATTTTTTCTCCAACGCCATTTTGATGTAATTGATCGTGATACACTTTGTAAATGGCATTGATATTTTCAAGTCCCGTAGGGGAAATACATCCCTTTTGTTTATAATATCTATGGGCTTGTTTGATTCTATCTCTGAGCATTGCAGCAACTCCGTCAGATAAAGCAACATCCATCACACAGGCATCGTCTAATTTTTGAGCTAACTCAGCAGTATGAGCAAATAATCGTTCCATACTTACTTTTTGGGCTGTTAATAACGCAGCCTGTTCTCTCATCATATCTTTAATAACTTGAATATCTTTGTTCTGATTATCCAAAATCTGTGTTAACTTATCCAAAGTTTCTGTATGCTTATCTATCATTAAGCGTTGCTGTTCGATAACTTCTTTTTGATGTTTCTTTTCTAGTGAAGCTCTGGTTTCAAAACCAAACTTCTCATTTAGTTTAGAAGTAACATCAAAAAATTTATCTGCAAACAAAAGAACTGCAAAGATAAATACTATCAATGCAGCTCCATTTTGAGATAAGAAGTTAAATATAATATTCCAATTTTCTATCATTGTCTTTTACCTTCCTAATACATAAAATCACTCCTCTTTCTCAACTAAAATCACCATACATATTCTGGTTTTCCATTCATTTTCATTAAATATCTCAGCCAATCATCTGCAACGATGCACACTGCACTCAATAGAATCCATAAGATTGTATAAGGTAAGCAAATCTGTCCACACAGATTAAAAGGCATCTGAGAGTAATCCCAAATGCCTAAGCCTAGCCATAAATTTAAAACACATCCTGCAATGAATTCCATTACGGTAACAATCAATCCTCCAAGAACCATTTGCTCACGAAAGGGCATAAGATGGTAGAAGAAGCGACTGTTATTAATTAATCCAATATCAATAAAACAAACGCCACCTAACACTCCCATTGTCCAGTGTGTGTATCCTCGCCAGATGATCTCAATACCGCAGTATGCGAACGCCCCAATCAGAAACAGGATGAGATATTTACATGATTTCTTTACATGCAGCATATCTATTCACCTTCTTTTTGATCTTCGTTCTCACTTTCGTCTTTACAAATAAGCTGTAAAATCATAGGATCTCCAACCATTGCACCAGAGTAGTTTTCCATAACATCACACAATTCATCGAATGTCATTCTCAATTTGTGAAACTCAATTTCTGAGGTTTCCATACTTAAAGGATTAAACTCAGCTAAGAATTTCTGCCCATTTTCTGTACCATTGATCTGAGCATCGGTTGTAATATCATATTTCTGTAATAGTTTTTGTTTCTCTTCAAAATATTCTTTCAGCTCTGTCTGGCACTTTCTAATTGTCTTAGCAAGTCCAAATGTTAAAGTACAAGGGGCTGGTTCAGCACTCTTTGTCAATGACCCATAAATTGTATTTAACTGTCCTAAGATCATATCTGCCTGCATATTTGTCATTTCCATATTAAAATTCTCCTTTTCTCTTTTAAACTAATTATTCTTCAGTTGTAACTGAATCTTTTCCTGTTTCATCTGTCTTGTCAGTCGTAGTTGAATCCGTTCCTTCTGAAGTGGTAGCAGGTTCTGTTGACTGCACAGGAATCACTTCATATTTGATTTCAATCTTGTCTAATTCCTCTTTGCTAGAAGAACTGAAAATCTGCTGTTTAATTACGTTCATTTGTTGGAAATAAGGATAGATAAACGCTTTGATCATTGCTGTTAACTGCACAAATTCCTCAGCAGTAAATGTCTCACACGCACTCTTTTTACTATGCCATTCAAGAACTACTTGCTGACCAGCGGCAGTAAGAGCCTGATACTGCATAAAGTTCAGAGCCATTTCATTCTGATCTTCCTCGCTAACTCCATAAGGCTTGCCATTGAATTCCACGCTCTGACCTGCTAAGAACTCAGCGAGAGCAGTTTTGTTTTTCTCCTGTAAATAGTTCTTGTACTCATCAAGAGTCAGTGTGTTAATATCAACGACCTGATTGACTTTTTCATCAAGTCGCTGCACTTGTTCTACGATATTTGCTCTTGTAAGAGATACGATCAGTGCATCTTCCCATTCTCCATTTGTGTTGTTATATAATCCCTGCTGTAAAGAGATTTCCTTATAGTTGTTAAAGCATGTATAAGTTGCAATCTGCACATCATCTCTGTAGATGTCTAGCTCTTTAAAGTTTGTAAATGCTGATTTAACTGCTTTTAGATCATCTGTGCAAACAACGAGCTTACATTCCATGTCAAACGTCATAGAATTAAACTGCATCAGATTAAACACTTTGTCTTCAGCGTTATCTAACTTCACTGTGTATACCATATGTATTTCACCTTTCTTTCTGTTTTTGGGCATACAAAAAGAGCAGCCCGAAAACTGCCCTGTGTATGTTATGTTATTTAGTTTTATAAGTTGAGTTTTGCAAATTTTTCTTCAAGTTCGGCAAGCCTTGATTCTAAATCGGCTTTTTCTTGTTTGAGTGTTTCTAATTCTTTTCTTGTCTTTTGAATCATATGAGTATTTAATGCAATAAATTCTGTATAGGAAACACCATATTCTGTTTCAATATCAACTTCGACATCTTTGCCAAAACGCTTTTCAAGATCTTCCTGTACGAGTGGTCTATGTGTTACGACTGCAAACTCATCAGCATCATATCCTTCGGATTCTAAGACATCCTCTGTTTTATGAGCACCAAACCCAAAATGAGTTTTCTTACCATCGTAATCTCCGATGTAATTGAAGCCTATAGGATTTAAATTCATATAGAAATCTTCGTATTGGTCAAGAGTTGTAAAGTTTTCTTTAAGATTTTCATCTGAAGTAGATATACCGTGTGATGCCCAAATTGAAGACCCATATAAACGTAGTTGTTGACTATCATCTCCGATACATACACCGCCCCATGAAGTTCCTCTGGCAATTTGGAATCCATGCGCCCAGTAGAATGATTCACTATCGGAACCAATGACAACTGCACCAGAGCTATGCACTTCTGAACAATAAAGCCAAGAGTTCGCAATAAGGTCGTTTGCCGTTAGGTTATGCCCACATGTAATATCGTTACTTGCCCAGTTAATTCTAAATGGTCTGTCATTTGTCCAACCACCATAAGGATCGCCAGAATTGGTGCGTAAAATATAAAAATCGGCACTATCATTTCTGAGCATACAACCGATATTACCGCTTATAATACGTACTTGATCGCCACCACACTGGATTTCTCTTCCGCCATAAACGGTTCCTGCGGTTTCAATCAATCCACCATTTTTTACTGTAATTGAAGATGCAACAAATCGCTCAGTTGTGATTTCATTAGACTTAATAAGCGTACCTATGCTATTAACAACACCATCTTCGTTGTAAGAAGTGAAAACAATACTGCCAGCTCCTATCAGTGTCCCAACGCAAGTGTTATCAGCATTTGGATAATCTTTACAGTAACTTGAATAATAGGCTTTGATCATACCGCCAGTTAAACAAATTCCATTGCTACTTGTTATGTCTGCTTTAATAGTCCCACTGTCTCCAATATATGTTTCTCCAGTGTTCCAAGCAGAAGTAGAAATGCCATCTTCGCCAAGATAGATGTCTCCATCGTTATTTTGTCCAAATATTTTTTTTGCACTATTAGAACCTATTGTAAACATTTCATTATTTTTTACATATAGGGCATTCGCAAGATTAAATTTTCCGATCTTACCCTTTATAGACACTAAACTTCCATCATATCCAACCCTAAACGGAGCTGAATCACTACTCTCTGCACCTGCCCAAAACGCTTGATTACCGCCGATACCAGTACACGTAGAACCACTTCCAGTGATGAGCCATTGGTCGGTAATTTTGTATTTACCGATTGTTCCGCCTTTTGCTGTGATATTTCCACTAGCATCCCACTTCAAATACTTACTATCAAAACTACCATCCTTAAGATTTAAGAATGATCCTGTCGAATTAGCTACATAATTCTTAGAACGAATAGCATCTGTTGCGATTTTATCTGCTGTAATAGAACCAGTGTAAATTTTACCGCCATCAATCCATGTAGTATTAGTTGTCCAATTTGATACAAGATCTACTTGTGGAAGATAGTCTTCAGGAGCTGGAGTCCAATCGGTTGCTTTATTGCCTTTTTCAACTTTAAAGCTCTTTACCTGTACTGATCCACTTTGGATATAATCAGTTCTAATACCACAATTCCAATATTCGTTTTGTACGTGATATTTATCAAGTACGGCAGAATATAGAAGTTCATATACTCCGCTCCCAGAAAATGTCGGTCTGAGAGTTGATGGAAAACTCCCGCCGTTCCAAAGCGTAACATTTCCTGATCCTTGCAACCATATTTGTATTGTTTTCCCGCTTGCTGCTACAAGATTATCATATTTAATATACATATGAACTGTTATCCTATCGCCTGCTTTTAGATCGTCCAAATAAACTCGTCCAATATCAAAACAGGTATTAGCACTACCATTAAAATATGTATATGGCGTACTATATTCATTGGATGTCCCCCTTGCTAAATTCCTACCACCAACCTCTAAACCATCAACTTTGCTCTGTGCCACTTTTCCAATCTCACTCTTGGCATCGCTGCTTAAACTCTCAAAAGTAACTTTCCCTTTCAAATTTATCTTATTAGCAACAATATTCAAAAAATCATCTGTAAGCACCATGCTAGATGATTTATCTCCACCCTTAACAATCCACTCAAACTTCTTAGCAGTCTGATTAGCAATAGTTTCTACATTTACGATCTTTCCATTTACATCTTCTGGTGCCAATGTGAAAGGTGTAGCAGAAGTACCACGTTCGATCTTTAAGCAGATTTGCGAAATGTCGGAAGGTGTGATGGCTGAATCGTCTTTATACTTTACAATTACAGCAATGTATTTAGCATCTTTTACATCAACAATCTTTGGAAAATCACTCCAATCTGTACCAACATAACCAGCCCCTAACCATTTTTTATTAACATCAAAAGCGGTAATAAAAAGTTGAACTGGTTTCTTAGATTGATTGCTATAGGCATTTGAAATTGTAATTGTTCCAGATACAGGGACTAATTCCTTAACACGTATTCTTGTTGTCATAAAAGCCTTATTAGTATCATAATCGCAACCTACATTTGTTTTACCATCTTGAAATGTTCCTCGCTCCCAATTACTAGGCAAATTACTAACCAAGTTTTGACCGTTGATCTCATCATCTTCAGGAGCAGGAGTCCAATCTGTGGCTTTGTTACCTTTCTCAACCATAATTTCAGTAAAATAAACATTGTAAGAAGCAGAAGTATCAGATACCCCAACCATTAAGTTTAATTTATTGCAACCACTTCCTTTTGCATCAATAGTCCACGTATAAATGTTTTCAGTTGTGTCAACTGTAAAAACATGCCAGTCTTGACTAATTATTATATTGCCACTATTGATCCAATGAATCCCAACACTAAATTTTTGATTCGCTGCACTGCCTTTAATTCTTGCACTAAAAGTGATATGATCTCCTTCTTTAATGCTGCCTGCTGGCGTCCATTGATTAAATCCTTGATAATTTTGTTTATTACCAACAATATGTGCCCACATTTTACCGTTGGAAGAAACTATTTCTCTAGTGGTAGGATTCCCCCAATCAGACCATTCTTTGCGTCCATTCTTGAAAGCACTATTTAAGATTAAATTTCTCCCACCAATCTCAAGTCCATCGAAGTCACTCTTGGTTACATAAGTCTGACCAACTCTAGTTTCAATCTTATCTACACTTGTCTTCCAAGTAGAATAATTATTTACGAACTCATCAATATTGCCAGAGTTTCCAACAGTAGTCATAACTTTCTGGACTTTGCCACTAACACCCTCAAGATTAATCGTGTTTTCTACTAACTGATTTGTAATATGTGATTGTCTTGCAACAGGAGTACCATAATAGCAGTTCATTAACTGGCATTCTGAAAGAGCAGAAATAGTTGTACCTAATTTAAATCCTTCTGTAGAAGCACCTTCATTTACAACAACTTCGATACAGTTCCACCCTTTTACAAATCCCAACGTCAAAGATTCACCTGTTCGATTGTAAGCGTCACTACCACCGATCAACTTACCGTTCAAATAAATATGTGCTCCATCATCATGTGCGAATGTAATTGCAACACTTTTAGCAGCAGAGAATTTTACAAAAGTAAGAGCATAGCCAATATAGTTATTATCATAGTTCCAAGCAATACTTAAATCCGTGTCATTAATTAATACACTCTGACTAGGTGTAAGATTTGTATTCTTAGCGAATACATCCATTGTACTCTTGCCTTGATATTCACTTGCAAACAAACTCTTAGGATAAATCTCATATCTCCACTTATTCAGTCCTTCATTCGCTTTGCTAATATCACCCTTAACTAATGTTAACTCTCGCTCATAAGTAGTCTTTTCCACTCTTTGTTCAATGGCTTGCTTGTTGTTATCCACCTTTAAACTTACGTCAGATATCTCTGATTTGGTAGATAAAATCGCTGTTTGAACGTCCTCAGGGGCTGGCGTCCAACCAGTAGGAGAAGAACCTTTTTCAAGTTTAATATCCCACAAATGGATAGTATAAGCATCTGTTCCGTTCGAATATTGATTAACTCTTAATTTATATTTGGCTGTAACGGTTGGAGTAAATATAACATATCCTTTTCGCATATCAAAAAAGTCATTCGTTTTATCACTACACAACCATAGTGTTACCAGTTTCTTAGATGGATCTTGTCCGCTTGTGTCATGGTTCGCAGCCCAATTTCCATCAGTTTTTGCTTGTAGTACATATTTTTTGCCAGCTTCGAGTTCAATGGAAGTGATAATATCTTGGTATACAATCCACCCATCGGCTCTTGAATCAGTCTTTTCAAAAGGGGTATCTTTAGTATAAGAAGAAACTCCAGTTAGTAAATTCCTACCATCACCAATATCACTCACATCATAAATCTTAGCAATACTACATGTATCATAAAAACTACTATCATTAGCAACAGCTCGGAAAGTAACCATAGTAACTGCATCACTATATAAGCTACTATCTTTGCTAACACTCAATACATTGTTACTGATCGTTAATCCTTTCTGTCCACTTACAACATCTGCGAAGCTAACTCCGCCATCAATGCTGTATTGCCATTTGCCAAAGCTGATTTCTCCTTGAATTGTAGGTTTGATTGTAATTGTGTTCGGTGCGAATGTTTTGCCACCGTCCGTAGACTTAAAGTATTGAGATGAAGGTGTGATAGAGAGGTTTTTGGCATTGTCACCTTTTTGTCCTTTATCACCATATACACCAATAACCTTAGGTGTACTAATAGGTTCACTTGTACCATCACTATACTTGGTCTGATAACAATTCCATAAATATTTTTTATCAGTAGTGAGTTTTTGAGTAGTGATATCTATACTCCAACCAGAAGTAGAAGAAGTTACTCCCGAAGCTTGAGATGTTGCTAAGTAATACTGAACTGTTTCGGAAACTCCACGACCTTCTAAGTCTTCTGGATGAGGTGCATATGGAACTTCTACATTGTTCCTTGATAACATTGGACATGCGACATAGAAAACAGCAGGAGAGTTATTAGTCTGCAACATAAAAGTACAAGTTGTAGCAGTTTCATCTGTGCAATTACCAGAAATACTTACCTTAAACCAATTTCCATTGCCAGCAGCTTCAAAATCTGCTTTTGTAATTTGTTTATTGATTGAAGCGACAGGTTTATAGTCGTGACCTTGTCTAAATCCAATCCATGTGTCCACATTATTGGTTGTAATTTTACTAACATCGGGGCACATAACCCAGAATGTTAAATATAGATCTTCTCCAATGTTATAATCCGCAAAGTATATAGGTGGAACATCTAATCTTACTGAGCTTTGGTTTGCAATTTTAATTGAATTATATCCATTGTATTTGTTTTCTGTATCAACACTAAAACCACTAGCAAGATTCCATTTTTTTGTACCAACGGGGAATGAGCTATCTTGAAGAAGATTCCAACTAAACTTCTCACCATCAATTCCCTTGTCGCCAGTTGCTCCCTTTGTCAATACCCACGTATATTTAGACGGATCACTTGAGTTGCTTTCTATAAAATCTGCATATTGTCCCATGTGCGTTTTGTTTGTACTATCAACAATAGAAAAATCAATAATTTTATCTACCTGTTTAACAGTTCCAACCAATGGATCACTACCAAAAGTTGTTGAGTTTGCAGTATAAGTTCCTACTTCAAGAGTTTTGTAAACCCATTTATCATTTTTCCCAAATCTAACCAATGTGCTTTCTGTTAATGTAAAACGATAATTTTCACTACAAAGAAACGTAATATTTGCGTAGGCAATATGTACATGTGGGGTCTGTCCGTCTTGTCCCTTAACACCTTGAGGTCCTTGTTTCCCACAACTCCAAGAAAACTGTTTCTTAACAGTCTGCCCATCAAGCGTAATAGGAATCTCAATTACTCCTGCATCGGCACCGATAGTAGTACCAGCACTCACACTAAATGTAACTCTTTTACTGTTTTTACTGACAGTAATCCCACTGCCAGAAGTAATATTTCCAATCGTGTAATCAGTCCGTTCCTGGCTACCACGAATAACAATAATGTCTGTATAGTAACTTTGTGCGGAAGTTACTTTTCTATTTGAATCTGTGGCAAATTGCTGTGCTTCGTTTGTTAACATGACTGTAAATGGTTCTGTCATATTAGCAACAGTAATCTCACCATAGCCTAAAGTTTTACCCATTCAAATATTTCCTCCTTAACGATAATTAGGCGTACATTAAAAAAGACAATAATGTACGCCCTGACATTATTGCCTATTCACTATCATCAACGACTTCGCAGCCGAAGATCATTTTCCCATTTACGACAGATGAATCTAAGAAAATTGCTTTTCCAGATGCATAATTAGAAGCTGTGTCCAATTCCACTCCTTTTTTATCTCTTCGAGTCCAGTTGTAAGTATATTTTGGAAGATCGTTACCAGCAGCTGCTGACCAAGCTGTTCCATTATATTTCATTAAAGTAACTGTTTTAGCAGAAGCATCTACCTTATAATAAAAATCCCCACTCGCAGGCTTTGCAGGAGCAGAAGTAGAGAATGTTGTAGATTTCAATGTATCAATTTCTTTTCCGTTTCTTGTAACGATTACATATAAAGCACCTGCACCCTGTCCATTAATCAATTGATCCCCTAAAGAACTCAATACATTAATTGAACATGGATCACTCTGATCAATAACACTGACATATGCAGAATATGTCTTACCACCATAAACAGCATTGCATCTGAACGAAGCAACAGAATCTACCATGCTGGGCGTTACTGTTAAATTCGCAGATGTAGCATTTGCGATATTTTGGTATGCTCCGCTAACATATTTGCTCCATTGATATGTAACACCAGAAGTGACAGTAGTTGTACCATTTGTTAATGTCGTTTGTAGTAAAACGGTGTTACTGTCATTAATGATATGGCTTCCATTAGGAGCATAAGCCTGAAACAATACAGCATTTACACCATTCGTAGCTTTCGTATTTTTGCTCCAATTAAATTTATGCGTAGATGTTAATCCTGCTGCAACTATAGAAATAGTAATATCTCCACTCATGGCATTTGCTAAAGAAGCTCCATTCGCAACAGTTAAAATAATTGATCCTTCAGCAGAAGCAGTTGCATCTGTATTGGATTTTACAGTTATTCCACTTGGTAATGTTCCTACAGTAGCCTTACCTGCAATTCTTGTTGTCCCTTTATAGCAAGAATATGGAATTGTAATATCTTTAGCTGCACTGGCAGTTCCATTAGGGTTGCAAGGAATTACTTCGCTGTAATTTCCAAGAACTGTACTTACAGCAGAAGTACCATCTTTACCATTCCCACCATTTTTACCATCCGCAATAATTGTTACGGTCTGAGTATCCAATAATGTAGTTGTACCGCCAGAAGCATATAATTCTGCTTTGATTGTCTTAATAGCCGTACTAGAAGGTGTATAGTCAACTCTAGTTTGATCAGAACTTGATGTGTATTTCACTGTATACGTATTTCCATCTGTGCTTTCAGAGATTTTAAATCTACCAGAATAAGCTGTTGCAGCTGTAGTATTTCCAATTCTCTTATAGGCACTGAACTTAGCCTGTGCTGGGCTAAGTACATTAGAAGCATTTAGTTTAAGAATATTACTTTCAGCTGTTACCTGATAAATAGTTGCATCACTACCAGATCTGTCTTTATTTAAAGAAAATCTTTTTGTAATATTTGCCTGACCTGATTTAGTACATACAAATTCAACATAGCCAGAATCAACAGTAATTCCTGTAACAGTATATTTTCTTGTGTCTCCATCCCATGTACCTGTGATACCATTACTTGGAGTAGCTTTGATAGTCCAGTTTGCTGAGTCGTCAACTCCACCTTTGTAGATAGTAATTGTAGTATCAGCACCTGTAAGAGATGAACTATATAATCCGCCATTGGCGTTACAAGGCACAGATTGTGTATCATTGCTTAACACACAACTATAAACATCTTTACCCGCAGCTCCATCTCTTAGTTTAACAATCTGATGAATATCATATACATTATCGTCATTGGTAAGTAATCTAATGACTGCTACATCGTTTACAAACACTGCATCATTATGGTTCACAGTAAGAGTAGTAGTTGTACTAGCACTAGGGTAAGCAGCAAATGACCCATCTGATTTTTTATACTGCCATTGCTTTACAGAAGTGTTCGTCAATACAGCAGTTAATGTAATAGAAGAAGCAGAGGTAATTGCTCCATCTCCATTGTATTTAAATGTAGTATCTCCAGTAATACTACAATCGGATAATTCGGTAGCTTGTTTTACTAGAGAAAATGACATCTGACATCTTGTTTCTGCTTTGATCTGAGTGTCTGGATCAGTATAAGCAATACTACAAATATAAGTGATCATCTCTGAGCTATTTGGTACCAACATACTCTTGCTAACGCTTAACACTCCACTGGATACACTTTCTCCTGTAACAATGTCTGTAGATGCAGCAGATCCAACTTTTCTCTGCCAAGTAATACTTAAACCAGTCTGAGTAAGTGATACCTGTTTATTGTCAATAAAAATGACTGGAGTAAGTGTTAATTTACTTACTGACCAATCAGGATTATATTTTGTAGTTGCATTGGGATCATATGATACAAAATTTGGTTGATTTGATGTCACATATGCTTGTATCTGCTTCCCATCTGTCAGGTCTGTAATTGTAATCTCGCCATAGGCAAGCACTTTTCCCATATAATTTTCCTCCTTAATCTAAAGTAGTTGCTAATGTTTCTCCATCAACAACAAAAGAGCAACCAAAAGTCGCTCCATTCATAATATCTTGTCTATTTACAACAACACTTTTCATACCAGAGTGTTGTTCATTCCAATAAGTATCTCCGTCTGTATCAGATGATTTTCTACACCATTCAAAGTGATCTTCTGACCAATCGTTTGTTACATCCGTACCATTTTTGGTGAGTGTGATGCTTAATGTAGATGTTCCGTCTACACCAAGTCTTGCTCCTGTAGAAGAAGTAAGAATGATGTTATAACCCATCTCAGTCATTTGAGAATCAAAATCATCCAGTGTGCTGTTCACACTTTCCTTAAAGGTCGTATACTCAACTCCCCACAAACCGCCTTTACCATCATAAATCTGTGTAATATCAATACCGCCTTGTGCGTTCGCCTCAACAGTAGAAAAGCTTAATTTATCTTTTGAAACCGATTTATCTCCAAGCATATTATTTACAATCAAACCATCAGCAATCGCATCTTTCGTAATACCTTGGCTTGTCATGATCGTTGCACCTTTATCGTCTTTGATAATAATGCTTGGATTTTTCTCTGTATCATAACCAATCTGGATGCCTACATTTCCTTCTTTATCTAAGAATTGCATAGCACTTCCATTCATAATGAAGTTGCCGTTCTCTGAAAGAATACGCATGGTATCAGAGATTGTAATATCGCCTGCGGCTAAGTCACCGATAGTCATTTTGCCTGCAATACCATTAATGATCCATGCGGAGTCGAACTTTGCGTTTGCTGAGGATAGATTGAATACAATACCTGTTTCTGTGGAAGAAGCACCGATGATTGCACTTTTAATGTTTGCTACTTCAGTTGTTAAATTCTTAAACTCACCAACATTAGCAATAACAACTCTTGCGTTAATATAATCGGCATCAATATACTTTGAAAAGAACTTCTCAAACTCAGCTTCAGTACCAACAATTTTCTTAACATTTGTTTGATTTGCTGTAATATTTAAAACACTGTTAGGTTGACTATTAATATACTCAACCATATTTCCAACAGCATTACCAAAACCAACAGATGTAGTTAATTGTCCCGTGATTGCTTTAAGAAGCTCTGGAGTAAGAATTGCATTGATACTTTCATCAACTCCAGTGTAAGCAGTAGAAGTGATAGAATTTCTGTTATTCTTTGTAGAAGAGTTTAATAAGAATACTTCATCATCTCGTTTTGCTTGAGATTTGATCATATTGGTAAATGAAATTTCAAACTTTTCAGATGGGTCTTTAGGATTGAAACTAAAAGTGTACAATCTGAATTTCTCTAAATTACCATGACCACCGAATTCATTTCCATCGTCAATTTCTAACCAGATATAATCCCCAAGAACCAATTGATCTAAATAAGGAGAGAAGTTCTCATCACACAATAAATTCTCAATCTGAGGAGAGTAGATATATTGTGGCTGGGCCTGTGAAGATAATTCCTTAACTGCAGCCTGATATAAATCTTCAGCTCGATCAACATAAGTTTCGATATCATCAAGAGTTGTGATCAAATAATTCTCATTTACATAATCAGTTGATACATATAATTTGAGAATTGTCTGGCCCTCTGAGTTAAGATTTCCATCTTTGTCAATAAAATTAAAGTCTGGATTCTTCTTTAGGCTACAATCATCATGTGCTTCAGTTCGTTTATCTAAGTATCCCTGAACTTTATCACTTGCCTCTTTATATTCTTTTTCCCTTTCTTCAAGAGCGGCTTTTGCATCAGCTAATTTCTGAACATACTCCTGATATTCTTTATAGTAATCTGTCTTATTATCAGAAACATCATATGGCTTGTCATATCCTTCTTTTACAAGAGTGTCAATAGAATTCTGATACATCTTGATACGAACTTTCAGCTCGTCAACACCAAACAATTCCCATGTAGTTTCCCACTTATCAATTGGCTTTATTTTGTCTTCATCTTGCTTAGGAATATTAGCTATTGCAATCTTAATATTTGGAATGACATTGTCCACATAAGCAGTATAAGAATACCAGCACATATCTTTGATCATTTGGGCTTTCAGATCATCTCCAGTTAAGATCGTTTCATATGTTCCATCTTCTTTCTTAATCGGCTCACCATTCTCATTCTTTTTAGCATATCCATACTCTAGTAAAATGAAATTAACAGCATCTATATAGATGTCAAGTTGCTTCTGAAGTTCATCTTCCTTGAATGTATCCCAATCAGTTTTTAAACCATCATTAGGAACACGATTCTTAATTTCATCAGCAACTTTCTTATATTTGCCCCACATTCTAGTGAGATAAGAATAATACTCTCTACGAGTCATTTCTTTTGAAGTTCCATCGTCAAGAGTATAAGTTACTTTTTCATTCTTGGTGCTATCCCAATGTGTTCCTCTATATTTCAAATAAGCTTCATATTTGTCAATTAGATCCTTAGAAACCAATGGTTCTTTAAGAACGTATGATAAATTATCAATGGTAATTTCACCAAAGTTTACATATTTAATATCAAGATTCTCTCCACCGGCCACATTAAACTGTGTATAGACATCATTTGTTGCACCGGTTACACTTAAAGAATCAATATAGTTTGTTGTACTTAAAGAAATACCCGTGTCCTTACCAAGTTGACTGATATGATAACAATTGATCTTCCTATTTAATATGTCAAATGTGAACACGCATCTATAAGCCTGTGCTACTTTCTGAGTTAAGAAAGCATAAACATTAATAGACTCTTCTTCAAATGTACCTCTTACGAAAAACCATTCATCTTCTCCGTTCTCATTTTGTCTCTTATAAGGAATAAGCCATTTGGTATTTCCCTCTTCATCAATATAAGATTCATCGACATGTCCAACAGACCACCCCGGCAAGTTTTCAAGAACTAAATCTAATAAACTTAACTGACGATTATTGGGATCATATAAAGCAACATAGCGCTTTAAGATTTTATTACCTGTTAATTTATCTTCGATAACATTCCCATCAGCAGTATATTCTTTACTTCCTGTTTTTCCTGTATTAACATAGAAAGTAACTAAATCTTTATTCTCGAGCTCAACATCACAAGACTCAGCTTTGACAGTCTTCATCTCTGAATATCCATCAAACTGAACACTTGAGACCTCAGTGATCACAAAGTATCCGATACGATCTATATAAATTTCCATTCCCTTATCTAAATATCCATATCCATTTGATAAGACAAAATTTGCATCATTATTAACATCAATATACTTTTCTACACTAAAACTCAATTCCCATCTGTCATTAAGAGTAGCAGTGAGAGAAGTAGTAGAAGTGTCAATGCTATTCAAGGCGCAAATTGCCTTGCCTTCTGGATTCACCAGATAAAAATCATAGGGCTCTGTATGATTGAAAATGTCTTTTATAAATTCCAATTCACTCTCACGCCTCCTTTCTGAATTTAAAAAGCTCCAACCTTCTTAGGTTCGAGCCACTTGATTTTTATTTTGCAACGACCTGTAATTTCAATCCGATTTTCTCCCGGGACAAGTCGTAGCCAATATAATTTTTGTACAGTGTCCATCTTGAACACATTTGATAATACAATTCCTTTTCCATTCAGCTTAATAACTTGATGCTGACAATTGATCTCATAAGTACCTTTCGTATCCCATAAGTGCATTGTACTGTTATTGTCTGAATGATTTGTGATTTGAAGATCTGTCCAAAGCTCAGGGCTTTCAACTTCAATAATAGGATAAACATATTGTTCCAGCTCATCTGATCCACAATCAAGAACTAAAGATCCATTATGATTAGGTGTTTCTAGTTTGTTTGTTAGGTCAAATAAATTACTTTCTTTTTCTACAAATCCATATGGTGCATTACACTCGAAGTCAACTTTTAAACCAGCAATTCCTCCAGCAAGAGCAGGAGTGACCTTAGTAACAATGGCATAATAAATGACATCATTCTTGCTACCATCACAACCATAGAACTCTAATTTTCTATAGCTCTTAGGACTTGTTAACCACCTAGTAACTTCAGATACTTCATTTTCAGTAAATCGTTTCTGATCTTCATGAAGAAGAGTAATCTGGAATCCAAGTTTTCCTGAATATTTTGTATTATAGGCATGATAGATGTTACGATTCATAGTAGTTGAACCGTTTACGATCTCTCTATCAAGACTGAATGAATCTTCGGATTTGTCAAGATATCCAATGATCATTTTATGTGAAAAGTCCGATAGACTTTTATTGTTATAAGTAAAACTTACTGCATTTGAATACATAAAGTCTCCTTTCTAAAAAATTATCCTGTAAGATGTACAAACTTGTTTTTTAACCTTTACTTTTGGAAGTTATTGTCATATAATGACATTATTCGTATTTATATACGATGCCTTGAAGGATATGTGGTAGGAAGGGGCATGTCGAGTGCTAAGAACATTACTTGTCGTGATTAGTGTGGCTGCGGATATTGCTAGCATAGCCTCACTCGTATTAACTGTACTCCAGTAACAAAAGATGATACATAGTTGTACGGAAGCAAAAGATTTTTGTATTTGACTCATAATATCTACATACCTTTTTTGCCCAATTGGTGTGCCGGATACTAGAAAGAAAACCCACGTAATAGATTAGGCGAAGATAATACAAAACCTGCTGCTTTAAAAAATAATTGAATCAATTCACGATATGTGCTATGATGATATTGACAAGTAAAGTTAAGACATGAGCTTAGCCACTTCAAACCAAATTCAGTAAGAATGGGCATCTTACAGGAATTTGAATGATGATTAAAGGATAGTAAAAGGAGGTTACAAGGAGATTAATACTTTGCACTTATCCCGATTGGGAATCTTCCCTTTAACGGGTTAATCCAATCATCACTGTGAATTTAATTAAACAAATTCACCCATGAGAGAAGACACTCACTATTTACAGTGGGTGTCTTTTTCTTTACTTTTATAATAAATTTCCATCCCTCATAGAAGCAATTTCTTCCTTAATGTACATAGACTTCATTTTAGGAGTCAGCTCATCAAAAGGAGTTAATCCTTCATCATCCATATAGTTCATCAGAGCTCCCAGTGAAATTGAATACAGTCTATTCCTGTATTTCATTCGCATAACTCCGATTAATAAAATTCCAATAACAAGTAATAATAATAAATTAATTTCCATAATTTCCTCCAATTTTAAAAAGAGCCCATGCTTTCACATAGGCTCTACATTATTTACCGATCGTAGGTTTACGACCAATTTTGTGATATTCTTTTAGTTTGTTAGCTTGCTCTTGATCATAAACCTGTTTTGCAACAACCTTAAGATCATTCAGAACACTCTTATCAACCATGCCTCCAGATTCTACTTTGATCAATGCATCATAATAAGAAGAGAAGTCTCCAGTACCAGTCATAATATCTTTTGTCTTAGAGGCTTTAACAACTGATTCAGAAATCTTAACAGCTTGTTTTAGCACATCAGATGTTTCTGGCTTCAGTAAGATTTCGTCTCTACGGACAGTAGCAATACCGTGATCATGATTACTTTGGATTACACCATTAAGTTTAGAAATTGGTATTACATCATCAATGACACCACCGTTTCTTACACCTGCATTTTTCAGAGCTTTTAAGATTTTATTTGATTGAGCTTGAGTATATGTTTTCCCCTTAGCTAAATAAAATTCTTTACCCTTCTTAGAGTTTTTGCTAGTAATTACTCCGAGTTTTCTACCAAGGTCTCCCATTGGGCCTGGATTGTGTACAACATCATAACCCTTACTGGCTAAATAATTATTTAGAGGAGACCAGCTTTTAAGCTGAGCTTGAGTATAAGGAGTTCCTGTGTGGAATTTTAATCCTAATGACTTAGCTTTCTTTTGAGCAGGAGAAAGTTGAATTGTAACACTGAAACTTACTACAATTCCATTAGCCGATCTACACGTTGGAGTAATTGTTCCCTCATTGTCGCCTTTTGTGGCTGTAATAGTACATGAACTACCAGAGCCTGACATTGTTACATATCCAAGGCTGTTAGGATACCAAGAAAATGATTGTCCAGCTCCATCTGGAGGAACAATATCAGAAACAGTAACAGTCTTACTTTCTCCAGGGGCTAAAGTAATAGATGCTGGGCTAACACTGAAAGACATAAGATTATGTGCCTGTTGTTCGGGTGTTTTCATAGAACCACTAACACCACTAGCATTTCCAGTTTCAACTTTTGAAGAATCAACCTTAGAACCCGTAATACCAGTTGTACCAGTTACATTGGTATCAGGATTTGCAACATTATTAGTCACAGAGCTGTTCTTGTTCTGAGTATCTTTTGCGTTCTGTTCAGGTGTCTTGCCATTAGCAGAGCTATTGTATTCAGAATGATATAACTCACTTAGACCATTAATAAGTCCAGAATTAATAGCAGTGTCATTAATCTTCTTAAAGACATCAGAATAAGAATCTCCAACCTGTTTTAAGAACTTGCTAATAAGCTTAGATTGTTCATCCAGAGAACCGCTTAAAGATTTAAGCTGTTTATCCAAAGACTCTTGTAATTTTTCAGTCAGATCATCGTATCCTTGGGATTCCATAGAATATTGATGTTCTTTCTTAGTGTCATCCATCTGTTCCTGGGCATCAGCAATTTGAGCATCTAATTTAGCTCTTTGTGCTTTTGCAGCTTCTCCTTCGACACCCTCTAAAGCAGCACGCTGAGCTTCAAGTGCTTGCAAATCTTTTGTCTGACTCTTGATGTTTTTGTCGTAATCGTAGTATTCTTTCTTACGACTCAATGCCTCTTTACGTTTATTAATGACTTTGACGAGAGCATCAACTTCAGCTTGCATCGTTGTCTTACCAAGTTCTACAATTTGATTCTTATAGTCATTGGTATTTGTTGCAGCCTCACGAAGTTGTTTGTTGATTTCAGCTAACTTACTTTCAAAAGTGGCATCGCCAACCATTCGTTTACCATTCTCGTCAAAAGTATCATGTAATTTATAGAGAGCATTTCTTTGCTCCATAAGATCAGCCATGTTTTGTTGGCCTTGACGAACATTATCGCTCAAAAGAGCAATTTTAGCTTTACCGTCTGTAGTCAACTTACCTGTGTCAGGATCGTTTAAGTAATCCTGATTCAGCATATTCATAAGATCGTTATTCTCATCGATACGAGTATTTCTCTTATCAATCTTACGACTGCTTTCATCAAGAGGGATCATAATAGCTTCTTGACGTAACTGTTCATTCTTTTCATCTAAAGAATAATTCTCTTCACGCCTTGAATACCAATCATCATAAAGCTCTTTGTATCTTTCAGAATCCTTAGCAACCTTATTCATCAGTTCCTGATCAGTTTTCATGATCTCAGCATTGACAGCAGCTCTGTCATTATTTCTAGCAATCTGATCAGTTTTTGACTGTTTAGTAGCATAGTCGCCATGAGCTTCAGCCATAGAAGCAGTATGTTCTAAAGCAGTAGCAGCATGTTCAGCTTCATCTGCAAGTCTTGTCAATCTATCAATTTTGATCTGATCAATTTCTTTTCTCACATTTGCAATAGCAGTATCAGTATCAACAATATTATTCTTAAAAGTTTGAATCTGAGCTTCATATGTATTCTTTTGTTCATCTGTTAAGATTCCCTTTTTCTTAGCCTTATCATACTCTGCCTGATATTTATTCAATTCTTGTAGCTGAATATTTTTCTGATTCTGATATTGCTGAATCTGATTGTTTAAATTAGCTGTTTTATTATCAAAAGTATCTGTCCCTTGAGCAATATTAAGATCATTGATCTTTTGATAGTTCTCTAGGATAGCAGACGTTTTAGATGCCATAGCATCATAATAACTAACAACCTTTTCAAGTTTGGTTTGTACCAGTTCTTGTTGTTGTTTCCTAAGCTCTTCAACTTGCTGTTTGCATTGTTTAGCTTTATCATACCAGTTCTTATATTCTTCAACAGCGCTACGAATCTTATCATTACTAATAGTTTTGATATCAATAGACCCGTTACGTACTTTCTTGAAATAAGATTTTAAAGCTTTTTGGTTCTTAGCTTTTGAAGCTTTTTTTGTTTTAGGAGCTTTCTTAACTGCTTGTTTCTCAAAGCTTTCATAGAATTTCTTATATTTCTTATAGCCTTGATTATTAGCAGTGATAGAAGAACCAACACTCTTTAAAGCTTCATCGTAATCATTAACAGCAGAAGTAAGATCATGAACATTTTCTGCTTTAGCTGTCCAAAGATCAGTAGCAGCAGAAAGATTTTCAATCTTTACTTCAATGAAATCAAAAGCTTTACCTATCTTATTAAGATAATTTTCAAGAGCTGATTTCTTAGATTTGGTTTTCTTCTTACCATTCCCAGAACCAGACTTACCAGAACCGGTTTTAGATTTACTAGAAGAAGTAGTTTTCTTCTTTTTACCTACAGTAGTTTTACTACCATTAGATTTAATTTTAATTCCAGCAGAGTTAGCATGAGCAGATCCATGAGCAAATGCTCCTTCACCACCAACAATCTTAGCTCTACTTCCAGTTTTTCCTTTGTTTAGGAGTTCCTTTGTTTGTAGGTGATTAAATACTATATCACCACGTTTGAGGTTCACAAATTCTGGGCCTTGAGACCCTACTGTAAACCATCTATTACCACGTCAATTATGTTTTCATCGGTTCGCAACACCGACAAGAGTTTTCACTCCTCATGCTTTCACATGAGTTCAGACTATATCTTTTACCTGATTTTATTGTATGTATGTTTTGTTTGTTTTTTATTTGTGGGTATTAAAAAAGAGCAGAAGTAAAATTACTTTTGCTCTTCGGTAGAGGTTAAATTAATTTGTTTATTATGCTCCTATACTTCGCCATTTGCCTTTTGACCATTTGCAAATTTCTTCATCATCTATACAAAGGACATATTTTTTATTCCCGATTTTACAATTACAATGAATCTCTTCATCTCGGATATCCCACCATGTTAAAGATCCTTTGATTTTAAAATTTACCTTAGTCCATGTGCCAGGTTTGAGATCGATGTATTTTTTATTCCCTGTTAGTTTTAAGTTTCTGTCATATTTTTTGTAATCACAATCTAAAGAATAAGCACCTTTAGAATAAATACGAATTTTTTTATTACTTGCGTTAAAAAGCTTTGTTTTAAAAATATTTGATCGAGTATCGTATTTATGCAACCAGCCGTTCATATGAATGCTTTTATATGGTTTTACAATTACGGAAATTGTTTTTTTAAAAGTTGTTGTTTTGTCCCAGGCGTTTTTAATTATATGATTGTTTAAGTCATCATCATAGTTCCCATTTTCTCCATAGCGATAATCATCATATACAGCAAAATGGTCTTCATAACAATCAACACTTAATGTTATTTTGGATTTACCAAATTTCTTTGCATCAACATATGTATATAAATCTTCAACTCCAATTCCTTCATAAGAGTCTAAGGATATATTTTTATTAGATCTTGACCATGAAATTGAATTAACATCCAAAGTGTATCCACCCTCTTCATCACCATAGTGCTTCCATAGCGTAGCATCATTTTTCATAAATTCCCCATTATAGTATAGCTTAGGAGTAATTTTTTTCATCTGTCCATAATACATTGTAATAGTTTTAGGGACAGAGATACTGAAACCTGCTTGAGCGCTTTTGGTGTTAATAATCCATAAAAAACTAAACACTAATATAAAGGACATTAATTTTAAAAATTTTTTCACAATAGCACCCTCCTCCTTAAAATTCCTTTGTAATCGGTTTTGTGAATGGTGTTTCACTTTCATAATAAGTATATTGCCCAGGGGATACCTTATCAGAATTTCCATAAGAAACTATTTCCATTTTGACAATCTTGTCCTTTGTTTCAAAACTGCTTTCTTCCCACATAGATTGATATGCTTTTAAATTATAGTAGTATAGAGATTGATCGCTTACTACGGTTCCATTTTTATCATAAAAACGAATATCAATATTGGCCATATCATAATCATAGTCTGTTAGATTTTTGATTTTTATTCTATATGTCCGATATCCGTATGTAGATGCTTTGACTTCAATTTTTTCAATTTTATACGTGTCATCTATAAGCGTGGCTCCTTTCGGACAATATCCATTCTCTTTTATAAGTTCGTCATATGATTTCTTATCCCCTTTGGTTGTAAAAGAAAGATGTGTCTGATCAACTAACTTTTTTAGAATTTCCGCACGCTGGCTATTGTATACATAATAATTGTATTGTATCTTAGTCGGAGCACTGGTGTAATCATCAAATAAATCATTTTGTGTATTTAAGGTTTTAATATATTCAGAAATTAAATTTTGTGTATTCTTGTTTTCGAATTGGATTTTAGTTTCTGAATATTTGTTTAGTGGTTTTAATTCAGTAGCGATATACTTTTGCATCATAGCTGCGTAGTCAGATTGAGATTGATTACTATCATCGGTCTTATCACTAATCTCCCATCTTTTTTCGAGCCCAGTTTTTAAATCATTTGCTACTTGTTTGTCTGTGATTTTGGCTTCTTTTTGAGGAGCATCTTTCCCACAAGCACAAAATAAACATAAACTTGTAAGAAGCATACATCCAATTAAAATTTTCTTTTTCATACATTTTCCCTCCATAATTTATTTATAAAGCAATTATACATTATTTGACATGTTTTTCATAGAGAGAATATTTGTTTATCATATTTATCAGGTAATTTATCATTTCGATTTAAACATTACTGTACCGCCATTAGCTTGCGGCTCTACTCCTCATAAGAGGATAGTCGTTGAACCTTATCCTATTCGGATCTTGGCTGCTGATTGTCCATTGTAGCAGAAGCAGGGGATTTAACCTCGCTTCCATATAATTAATTCTTTTTACTTTCGTAGCGTTCACATCTAGGCATATTTCATCCTTCTGTTGTAGCTTAATTATCTTTAAGACTTTCCAGCAATTAGATAAATTTTCACATATGTATTACTACATAAGGTCGCATATGTGGTTTATACGACAAGTTCGTCTCCTAATTCTCCTGTAAGAGCTCGTTCATCTTGTTTTAATCCCCAATCGCCACCATTAGCATGAGCATCTCCAGCAGATGATTTGAGCTTATCCGTTTTCTCTTGTAAATATTTGTTCTTTTCAGCCTGCACAACAGGATTAATTTCTGATAAATCAGAGATTTTTGTTGTTCCCATCGCAAGAGCACGGCTTCCAAGCTTCTTAATTGTTCCGTGAGCAAAAGCACCAAATTCTTCAATATCATCAAGCTCATTGTCGTACCAGTCTGTTAAGTCATCAACAGTACCTTGAGCGAAAGCATTTGAATATGGAATGAAAGATCCGTGTGCATTTGCTGTACCATGGGCTTTGCCTTTCTTTTTTTTCTTTCCTGAGCTTTTCTTACCTCCTGAGGGCTCAGAAGGAGTACTACCAGTAACGAAATCAACAATTCGAGTGATATGTTTTGCTGCCCATCCTGCGATTGTTCCATCAGCAAGAGAGGTGTCCGCCTTAAGTTGTGCAGTGTTTGTAACTTTTTGGCTTTTCCATTCCTGAACTTTTTGATTCGCTTCAGTAATATCTCCTTTAAGATGTCCGGTTTTATCAACCTCAATCCCAAGGTATTCTAAAAGCTTTTGATTAGCTTTAGAAGCATCTACGTCTAATTTTCCTTCTTTGTCAATTGGAATATTTAAAAAATCAGCTATTTCTTTGGTGGCTTTTTTAGTATCTGCATCAACTTTAACGGTTGTAGACTTCTTTCCGCCTTTGCCAAGATTATCAATATCTTGTTTTGCCTTTTTGGTATTAGCCTTTACTTCAATAGTAACTTGACCTTTTTTCTTATGTTTATTGTATTCATCAACAAGACGTTTAATCTCTTTATCAATCTTATCATTGCCAGTTTTTTCTACGGTATTATCTTTGCCAACCTTAAGTCCAGATTTTAACTTATTAAGTTGAGTGTTTAATCCAGATTTTGTTTTGATTTGCTTTCTAAAAACACCATTATCACTTTTGCCACTGACCATATTGGCAGTTTCTTTTTCAAGTTTAGATACAGTTGTGTTTAAATTTTTGATTCTGCTTTTTAATTTACTTTGAGCTTCATTAAGTTTTTTCTTTGCACTTGCTTTATCATCGTCAGTTTTAGCATCTTTCCAAGTATCATAAGCATTGCTATAATCCTTTTGAGCTTTCTGTACAGAATCTCTAGCAGATTTAACTTTTTGATAAGAATTTTTCTTCCAGGATTCATATTTTTCGGTAGAATCTATAGCGTAATGGTTTTTGTCAGCTGTTGATTTAGCATTTGTAATAATTGAGTTACCATATTCAAACGCCTCTTCAGAATACTTATTACCATATTTGTTTACAAGCTTTTTATCATTGGAATCAACAGCTCCTTCAAATTTGCTTTCTGCATCTTTAAATTCAGCCTTATCCTGAGCAATCTCAATCTCAAACTTTAACTTCTTGACCATCTCATCTGGGATATCTTCGCCAGCGTTTTTCAGTTTAAGAATCTGCTGTCTGTAATCCTCAATCTGTTCTCCTAATGCTGTTTTACCAGCACCATCTTTCATATTTTTCCATTTATCAACCAGTTGGTCAACATAACTTTCAGCTTTTTCGTACTGTTCTGTAACAGATTTAAAATCAATCTTACCACCATAATCTTTTAAACGATTCAGTACAGCTTCGAAAGGTTCAATACCCATACCCATTGCTTTAGCGGCAGTAGCAGTATTAGTGATCTTTCCAGAATATGTACCTTCAGCAGTTTTCTTTAAAGTACCAAAATCAGTATTAGCTTTTTGGGATTTGGCAGATAAATCATCTAAGAATTTAACCAGACCGCTATCATCAGAAGTAAAATACTTAGTAGTCTTAGCCCATGTCTTATCAAAAGTAGCAGCATCAGTCTTACCAGATGAACTCATAACACTTGTCAATGTTTTGAAATCATCTGTTCCAATAAGTCCTTTGTCACGTTCTTTCTTCTGAGCATTGAATGCTTCACGCATTGCTAAGTAAGTATCACCAGAGTCAGCTGTTTCTTTTGCTTGAAGATAATCACTCCAAGTAGACTGAGAGTTTGCCTGATTGATTAATTTAAGACGCTCTTTCAACTGATCAAGACTACCTGTCCATTTCTCAGTTTTAGAATTTAAGATATCAAAGGCTTGAGATGCTTCAGTAAGATTCAAACCATCAATGAAAGATTGAGTATCTTTATTATCACCAAGCTTTTCCTTGATATCTTCAATCATTGATTGAACATCTTTACCATCTTTTAAAAATCCTTCAAAATTTCCTTTATCGTCTAATTTGAAATCAACATTAAAAGAATCAGCCAAAGATTTGTTTAATTGCTCAATACTAACCCCATCATCTGTGGCAGCCTCTTTAAGCTTATCATAAGCATCTTTGGTATTATTGAGCCAATTCTGAACACCCTTGTTACTAGATTTATCATAGCTTTTAATAAACTTATCAAGAGCTCCTTGTGCTTTATCATCTTTAGCAAATTTCTTTGCTGCAGCAATAGTATTTTCTCGTTGTTCCTTGACCCAATCTTTATCTTTTAGATTATCTCTAGTCGCAGTATCTATGTTATAAGTATTAGATCCTAATCCTGTAAGGAAGCTTTGAGCACGACTACCCAATTTATTATAATCAGTAATACTACCTGGCAATGAAGTGGCAATATCTTGATTGTATTGATCAAGAGCCTTTTGGGTTTTAGTAAGCCCAATTTTATATTTTTGAGCATAACCTGAGATTTTAGCGATTTCTTCACTAAGATCAGTTCCCTTAGGTAAATAGTCTTCAGTTTTATCCAAGATCTGCTTATATGAACCAATAAATTTGTTCATGTCAGCTTGTTTGTATAAATCGAAGGTTTGATCCTTTGGTAATTTCAACACATCTTTGGCAGCCTTGTTGAAAGCAGTAGTTAACTGGCTGGTTTTATCGCCTTGCAGACCGTTTCTTAACTGAGTAGTTAAGGTGTCCATGTCGTTGCCCCAGAACTTATCAACACCAGTTCCAGAAGCTTTCTTAACATTCTCTATGTTACCTTCAACTAACTTGTCCCAAGTTTCATCAGAAGCATATTTCTTTTGTGCGCTTTCTTGTTTCTTCTCCTGAGATTCAATCGCTTTGTCCATCAATCCAGATGTTTTAGCAATTGCATTTCCTTCTGCATCATATCCTGAAATAAGAGAAGGAGTAGTATCTAAAATTTCCTTGCGGATACTTAAGAATCTCTCATAAGAAGAAGTATCTAAACTGATGTTATTACCGTATTCGTCTACACCTTTGGATAAAGATTCAAATTCTACTTTATTCCCTTTGAGAGTGGAAATATTACTTTGGACATCAGACATTTTGTCCTGATAAGTGCTACGGGTTTTATCAGCTTTTTCTACCTTATCTTTGTCATAAGTAGCAGCTTTCTTAATGTTTTCAATTCCTTTAGAAAGAGCACTTCCTGCAAATTCCATGATTAGACTTGCACCTAATCCTAATAACACATTTGCGGCAAAAGCACCAGCCTTAGCAGCTATGCCAGAAGCTTTAACATTTTCCACGAAACCTGCTAATCCACCTGCGGCAGATTGAGCAATGCTACCAGATTTTTCAACCTCTTTGTTGAATTCTTCAAGACCTTTTCCATAACTATTTTTCTTATCACTAAGATCATAATTATTTTGCTTAGCTTGACCGTAAAGAGTACTAGCTGTATCACGACCTTTTTCAGTCTTCATTTCATCCTGAAGTCGCTTAAACATGTCCTCTTTTTCTTTGGTAGACTTATTACCAAAGATTTCAGGAACCATGCTGTTACTAAAGAAATCCTGCAATCTACTTTGATCAGACTGCATATTCTCATAATTAGCCTTACGTCTTGTAGGACTAAGTGCATTCAGAATAGCACTACCAATTGGAAATTCATTTTTACCAGTTTCTTTATTGTACTGTACAAGCAAACTGTTTACTCAAGGGCAGGGAAATACCCTATTTTCACACTGGTAAAATATGTATTTGACAATCACTAATGCAATATTCTATACTAATTATGTAACAAGAAATATGTATCATATCTCAAAGTAATAACACACATGGGGCTCACAATTCAGTGAGCCTTTTGTGTATCTGAAATTAAAGGAGAAGAGAGGTTCATAAAGATACCTCTTTTTCGCAATTAACCTTGCAATATTTGGAAACATAAGTTATAATTAGAAACATCATGGAATAATTAGTTCCCCAATTAATTATTTTCATACTAAAGGCATTCCTAGGAGGTAGGGATGCCTTTTCTCCATTTATGGGGTAACGATTCGTTCACCCATCAAATTAACTTTCTAACTGATCTTCCAGATCCTTAATCTTAGAATCTCTAAATGCAATTTTCTTTCCAGTACTACGATGATTTGTTTCTATGTATCTACGTTTCAGATTGTTTAGTACATACTCTGCAGTCATTCTGTACATTGGATTTAGAGAACCAGAAGTTTCAATAATCGATTCAAGTTTATCATCGATCATTGTTACGATTTTCTGCTTATACTCAGTTGCATTTAGTTTTCTATGATACTCATAGCGGTCTTTCTTTTTTAAATGAACGTGAACATCAATGATCTTATCAACAGTGGCTTCCAGATTTGTGTAATCAGATTCTAAAAGAACACGATCAATGTTGCGTACAGAATATTTAATTTTATCTGCATCATACTGTCTCTGAAGCTGACATTCATCTGAAACTGCTACATCATATAGATCGTTATTATCTTGCTGAAGTTGTGTGATCAGCTCAATCATTCTCTCAAAAGCATCTGTGTATCTAGCTGTAAAGATAAGAGCTTTGTTACCAGTAAACTTGTTTACCAGCATTGCAAATCCTTTACGATCAATATAATACATAGGACGCTCCTGGTTATTTAAATCAAGATAAGAGCCGAGGGAAAAATTTCCGGCGGCTAATTCAGGGATAACTTCTATAAAATGACGAATCTTTTTCATTACATCTGCATGGTCTTTCCCATAAGTCTCAGCCACATTGAGAGAAGTGGTGTACACATCACCATTGATCTCTTCAAGACCAAATTCCTCATTAATTTCTGCGATTTCACATTCAATAGCTTTCTTTGTTTCTTTTAACATAATTCAATTTCTCCTTTTAATATAAACTTAATTTCAAAAGGGGTCGCATTTCACGACCCCCTATCAACAACAATCTCACCAAACTTTAATCTTCAAGATCCCCAACAACTCTGTAAACAAGTTTCTGACCTTTACCAGTTACATAAGTCTGTGGAACAATCACATTGCAAATCACATGTTCACCAACTTCAAAACATCCGTTCTCAACGTATCTCTGATATGGCATGTTGTCCCGCATCAGGATTCCATTACTTCTCAGAATCTCAAAAAGACGATTCCTTCCAATGTCATATCCATCATTCTGCAACAATTTGGCCATTGTGTTCATGTCGATCGTATCAGAAGAAGCAGTAACACATCTTGCAAAATCTACATCTTCTTTGGAAGCTTCAAGTTCTCCACGAAGCTCTGCGATTGTAGCTTGCTGAATTTCTAATGCTTTGAGTACAAACTCAGCTTCAGACAGATTTTTATATGGAATGTATCCACCTGTACGTCTGATCTGTGGAAGAACTTCAGATGTTACCCATCTTTTGAAACGATGTAATTTTTCAATTCTCTCTTCAATAAGGGGGTCATTTTGTGACACCCCCTTTGCTTTAGCAGGTTGCATTAAGAATAATAATGAATATAGTCCTGATTCATTAAGAACTGTGATGTTTTGCATTCCTCCAGCGGTTTGAATTTTTGCCATTGTTTTGTCAGCTTTGTCAATTCTACGCAAGCTACGCTTGTGATTTGTATCTCCAAAAGCTATGCATACATCTTTTCCAACAAACCAAGGTTCATTGTCAATCTCAACGCATCTGATTGATCCAAATTCGTCATTTACGAAGTTCATGATCTGATTGTTATTTCCTACTTCATTTTCTGCTTTTGTTAAATTTGCCATATTAAATTCTCCTTTTCTTCAGAAAGGTGCACCAAATGGCATAGAACAGATGGTGCTGATGATTTGCTTATCCTTCTATGCATATATGGCTAATTTACTACCCCTTTAAAACACCAGGCTCTACCTAATGTTTTAAGACTCAATTAATGTGGTAAGTCTGCTAGAGCAGTATAAAAAGAGTATTAAATTATGTTAATGAGTATTTATAATATATCATATAAAATTCATTTCCCTATGTGCAAGCATGTTTCCATGCTGATAATTTTCTAGCGGCACATTCGCATACAGTTCTGATCATCCCTTTCTGATGTCACTCGTAAGGTGAGTTAACCAGATTCCCATTATGATCGATGGACGTTCCTCTAATATAGAGGCTTCGCTGCGGATTCTGTATAAATATTGATCTTATTACTATATCTTAGGAATTACCCCTTGCCCTTAATACATCACTGTACTAAGTTAGTAATCAATATCGTTTAACAGTTCCCGTACATAAATTATCAAAAAGTATTTCAGTTTCGGTTGTTTTCTAAGCAATCTCTTATTTGTATCACCATTTCGATACAAACTCGTTCTGTGTTACCACTAGATTGCTCTGGGCATTGTACATGAGGACAACTGATAATTTGCCCTACCCAGCTTTCCTTTCGCTCCTGCGACTCCTAAAGCACCCATAAAGGCTGTTCTAAGAAGCCCAGCTTTAGTTACTAAATTTGTTATTTGAGTTCCAGCATCTACAAGTCCTTTGATAAAATCAGAAGAAATAGAAGTGTTCCACATTTCTTGGAAACTTGCTGTCAGCTGATCAACTTTACCTTGGATGGAATCAAGTTGAGTTTCGTTTTCACGAAGAGCTGATCCTTCTGAGTTTTGTGTTTCGTTGTAGACTTTTTCAAGCATCTCTGGCTTCTGTAAAATACTGGCAACAATATTAGCTCTATTTTTTCCTGCAATTTTCTCTAAAATAGAAGCTTGTTTAAGGTCACCACCATCGGTAGAACCAATTTCGCTCCAGATCTTACCCAATCCAAGTAAAAATTCATATGGATTTTTATAAGATCCATCATCTTTTAATAAATCAAAGCCTTTGTAGTCGTTTGATGCTACTTTAGTTTGATTTTTAATGAGATCTCTCAACTGAGATGTGTTCTGAATGTAACCATCAACATCTTCACCTGCTTCTTGAAGCACATTCATATCAGTGCCTCGAATTCTTAAGGATACTGTTTTTAAACCAGCTCCAACGCTCTCAGGATTTTGCACGACGGAATTCCCAACTGTAGTAAGAGCAACTGACTGTTCATAGTTAGCACCTGCCGCCTGTAAAGCACTAGCAGATCTCTGTAATGAACTAGCAATCTCATCTGATGAAATAGGCTCTAAGTTACCGATATTATTCAAAACATCAACAACATTCTCTACATCATCAGCACCCTTATCGAATCCCTGCATAATAGAAATCAATGCATTAGTAGCATCATCTACCTGCTCAAATTCTGATACATTCATGAGAATACCTGTCCACTTAGACATCTTCTCAGAATCTTGTGTGTTATAACCTAATCTAGCCCAGTCAGCAGTAGATTTGGTTAATTCCACAGCATCTCTACCGATATCTTTACCAGTAGCATACATATCTTTTTCGACAGTAGCATAAACATCACTCGTATCACTTGTGACTTTCTTTAACTCTGTCATTGCAGCATCCATTTCTTTGATGCTTTCAATTCCTTGTTGGAATCCTTGCCATACGACATCGATTCCACCCATTGAGATCAAGTACTTACTTAACTTAGTAACTTCTTGACCCATATCTCCAACAATTTGTCCGAACAAACTCTTATATTCAGAACGACTCTTAAGCTGTGATCTAGCAATACCAGTATCCTGATTAAAATTAATAGCATACTTTTCAAGCTTTCCATCATCTCTTGATCTTGCTTTGATATAAGCAGCCATTCCATTTCTACCCATACTGGTTTCAAGAATGTTACTGTTTACACCAGAAGCTCTAAATAATTCTTCAGCTTTAGCTTCATTGAAATCATTTAAGGATAATCCTTCTCCGATAACAGTTCCCTGATTGTTCTGGAGCTTAAATTGGTTTCTAAGTCTACCATGTTCAGTAAGCTCAGCGTTCAGTCTATTAAGCTCTCTAATATCTTCCTCAATTTCTTTATTGTCAAAGAAAACATCTCCACTATGTTTTTCTTTTAAATCTCTAATTCGGTTAACTGTAGCTTCAACCTTAGTCGCAAATTCTGTTGTATATTGTTCAAGATCTTGACTAACAATGGTCTTTGATAAAGCTCTGTCAGCAGCATTTTTAACACGATCAGATTTAGGATTAGTATTCCCTAATGCTGTACCATCGTTTGCTCCACCAACATTTCCACCGGCTAAAACCTTGTTCATGTTCTTCAAGCCAGTAGCAATCTCACCAGTAAGATTAAATTTCTTATTTAAGTTATCAACCAGTCTTGTAACTTCACGAATTGAACTACCAATACCAGCAAAAGCACCTGCGATCTTAGCAGAATAAGCAGTAGACTTGTCAGCTAGATTAGCAATCTTATTTGTCATAGTCTCAATATCAGAAGCTTTCTTGTCTGTAAAAGACTGTCCTGTATTGAATTTAACTTTTAAATCAAGATTCTTTTTCAGATCATTGATAATCTTCTCAACAGTAACTAAATCGTCTAATACAGCATCAGTATTGATACCAACTTTAATAGGCTCAGAAGCTTTTTCTCTTAAAGAAGTAAGCTTGCTTTCGGCTTGTGTTAACTCTTCATCATTAACATTGATGTCAATTTTTGTGTCTCCGCTGTTAGAATCCTCTTTAAATTTTTGAGTTGAAGTAATAGCTTTCTCAAGATCTTCAACATTGCCTTTAAAATTAACCGCAACGTCAATAGCATCCTTAGAGCGAAGTTCATTTACTTGTTGAAGAATGTTATCAATATTCTCTGTATTAGCTTTAAAATTAATAGTAATATCTATATTTTCTTTTGATCTTAGTTCATTAATTTCTTGTAAAATTGTATTGAACTCGGAATCGTTTGCTTTAAGATTAACAACGATATCTTTGCCTTCGTAAGAAGCAATCTTTTCATCAACCTTAGCCAATGCAGATTCTAACTGAGAAGTGTCAGCAGTAACTTTTACAGAAGATTCTTTAGGGTGTTCACTTTCTGTAACACTGTTTGTCTTAGTTTCAGTAACATTTCTGCTTGGAAATTCACGAATTGCATCTTTGTTTTTGCTTAACCATTCACGGCTTTCTTGAGACCAAGGAGTTTCAATAGTAGCTCCTTTTTCAGCTTTAATAGATGTGTATGTATCAACAGTTTTAACAGCTTCTTGAAGACCTTTGGCTTCCTCGGCATAGATATTTTCTCCGTTCTTAATCTTTTCATTGAATTTCTGGATATATTCTCTAGCGCTTTGGAAAGTACTGATCAGGTCTTTGTTACTCATGTCTTTCATGTCAGCAGGCATTTCAAAATCTTTATCAACTTCCCTTTGATGGAGTTCTAATTTTTTAACTGCTTCAGATAAGAATTGTGTAATATTTTTATCAACAGCATGAGTAGTAGAACCTTCTTCTGGCTGATAATTGCTTAGTATTTTACTGTAATACTCGGCTTTCTGTAATTCCTCATCGGTAAGAGTTTCACCTTTGGATTGTTTTTCCATCAGGTTCTTACTGCCGGCTTTTGCACCGTTGTATTGTTGAGGACTAATTGCTTGTCCTTCTTGAAATTTATATGGTTTACTAGAGTCAAACCCAGAAATCAAAATACCTTCTTGGGCTAAAATATCACTCCATTGTTTATTGAATTGGTTTTTAAGTTTATTGGTTACTCCTGTAGTCTTTTTGATATTTCTATCAGTGCTAGTCATAGCCTGAGTAAGAGCCTTATTAACCTGTTTAACAACATCCTCTTCGATCGGAGATAAAATATTTTTTAAGTCGATTCCCTGGGCTTGGAACAGGCTTTTATAACCTTCTGTACCTGCAAAATCAGTTTGTCCTGTTAGCAATTCTTTTATAAACTTTTGCCTAGAAGTAATAGTATTTCTTAACTCACCAGCCTGTTTGAGCATTTCATCGTTCTTACTCCAATCAGAATTTGACATTAAACCATGCAGTTCTTCAAAAGCTTTTCCAATATCTTCTTGAGCTAGCATTCCAGCCATTGCATATTCTTTAAAATCATTTAAAGAGATACCATTTTTAGAATTACCATGTAATTCGTTATATTGTGTTTTAGATTCGTTGTAAAAATCTTTATATTTATCTTGCTTATAAGTCTTTTTTTGTACTTCGTGTACCTTAGAAGCAGCTCTTGTGGCAAGATCACTGTCCTCGTAGCTACGTTTAGAAACCTTGCTTAAATTGTCGTTCTTAATTTTTTCAAGATCATTGTAAGTAGTTTTAAGATTCTTTAACTTCTTTTCTGCATCGGCCAAATCTTTAGATTCATATACAAATTGAAAATTTGTTAATCCAGTTTTATCAATATAACTTCTGATGCTTTTAGCAACTTTATCCATAGAGGATTTATTGATATTAGCACCAATAGGTACTTGGACTTGTTTAAAACCATTTACTACTTCGCTTTTAGCTTTTTCTAAAGAGGCTTGATCAACGTCAACCCCCATAGAGGCAGTAAAAGAAATTACTTGTGTAGTTTCTGCCATTTATTATTTCACCCCCTGTGATTTAAAGTCAGCTATCATTGCAGCTTTTAATTCGTTCATATATTGCCCTTGTACGATCGCCATAGCTTCTTGGGCACAACTAGCTTCCAACTCAGCTCTTCGGCTGTTAACATCGTTCTCTATAGTCTGCATAGGACTAGGAGAAGAAGTAGGAGTTCCAACATTGTATCCACCATGTTCTCCACCAATAAAGTCCCATTCAAATACTGTTTCAGGACTCTGATTATAATGCCCACCTATAGAAGCAGAAGAGATAGTAATTCCACCTTCCGCTGTTCCAGGCCCACTGATAGTTTTAACCAAAGGCTGACTAGCTTCATATAGTCCATAGCTTCGTCCATATTGCTTAGGACTGTAATCTCCATAAAAGCTGGCTGCAGCCAATTCACCAATTTCTTTCAATTTTTCTGATGCTAATTGAGCAGCCAAATTAGCTGCAGCAACATTCATTTTCGTTAACACTTCCTGTGCTTTGCTCATGTAATTCTCCTTCCACTAAAAAAGAGCCTCACATGAGACTCTTTTAAAATTATTCTACTTTTAATTTTTCAATCATTGTTTTCATAACTTCAGTACTATCAATTCCTTTAGCACCTTCTACAATAGCTTCCTGAATGCTTAGATTAATAAATCTTAATTCCCTTGAAACAATGGCTTCTAAAGAATTATGATTTCTCATATGGTCTTCCCAAGCTAATTTATATAGCTTTTTAAATTCTTCAAAATCCTTTCCAATTTCCTCTAAGATTCTGTCAATCAATCCAGCTTTAGCAAGAGAATCTAATACCTCGTAAGTGCTTTCTCCTTCAAACTCAATATTTGTATAAAGCTGTAGAGCAGTAGTGATCAATACATGATAAGCACTGATTGAATTTACAGTAACTGTATAGCTTTCGCTTTCTTTCCCCAACGCCTTAACGATTTCTTCAATTGCAGTAATTTTTATTGCAATTGGAACATAATGACCAATTTTTAAGCTTGGGATAGCATGTTCTAATGTAGCTCCCTCTACAGAGTTATTAAATTCCTCAATAATAGTGTCTAAATTTACTGTATTTTCTCCCATAGTTATTTCTCCTTTTCTTTTTTCTGTTTCTCTTTTTCTTTGCGTCTCTTTCTTCTTTGAGACTGAATATATTCATAAGTTTTCCATCCACCATCAATCTTTGAGTATGCTACCCAATAAAAGTTGATATGAGGATATTTATATAGAAGTAATTTTCTTTTCATAGGTGCCACATGATCTGGCATACCTTTTACATCAATGACATCTTCATGTCCGTCTTTATATGTAAGTACAAAATCTGCCACATATTTAATAGGAAGATATTTTTTATCTTGATGTTCAAATCCTTCCTGTAATAAATATTCTTTCTGCCGTTCACAATAGGTGATTTCCCCTGAAAGAATACCCGGAAGAACAGCATCTCTGTAAAATCTCATCTCAAGAGCAGAGTCAAATACGATTCCATCACACATACGATTATCAGTTCGCTTACTAACATTGTACTTACTGTCTCTTTGTTTCTTTTCGCTCATAGTCCTCCTTATAAAATCCGTATACTAAAAACAGCAGAAGTACCTGCTGCCATAATGTTCTAAATTAATTCATGTTTACACCAAGCATCATACAGGTGCTTAGTGTCTTCTCTGTTCCAAACAAATAAAATTTTATTCTGATCGAATCTATTGTCTGGAATGATATCCAAAAGTTCAGCTCCATAACTTAAGTATTTAAAATTCTGAAGCATATTTGGAATAAATACACACTCATCCGGTTCATAAGTCTTCCCGGTAATTCCACTTGTAGTTTTCATAGTTCCTCCTGTTTATAATTAAAAAAAGAGAGACACATAAAACCTAATGGCTATGTGTCTCTCAGTGATCATTTCTTTTCACTAAGAGATCCGCAAACCTATCTCCATTTCTTCTTACTTCGAGAGTAAGAAGAAGGAGAAGAGGAAGGGGATTGAGCCGTTTTGTTGGTCTCAGCGAAAACTTTCTCAATAACGCCTAAAACGTCAGGGAGAAAGTCAGATTTGTTAGTTAAATCACACTTGTCCAGTTTTTGTCTTGTTTGTTCAGCATTGCATTCGCCTGTAGAATATCTCTGACAAGCATCAAATACTTTTCTACAATTGTCTGAATCAAAGATAAAATACCAAGATGGTTTATCTCTATCGACATCACAATGAGGACAGTAGTGATATGCCTTCCCACAACAAAAACAGGTTCTCTGTTTCGTTTCTCCCATGATATTCCTCCATTTCTAAATCGTTTCCAATCAAATAGCTGCCTTATCATTTGACAAGACAGCTTTTAAATTTGATTATTCTGTAGGCATTTTTGGTACGATGATATCGAAAAGTTTCTTTTCTTTATCACAGTACTGTTGCATACACTGGATTTCAAATGGATGTTTACCATCAGTAGAGAATGTTAAGTCTACATTAGAGCTTAACTTAGCCTGTGGGAATACAAGATAAGCATTGTACAGTGTACTTACGTTACATACGTCAGCACCTAAAATCTGTACAATCAGTTTTCCAGCTTTAGGGAATTTTGTAGCACTGTTAGTTACTTTAACAGCTTCATCTGTCTCATATTCGTATTCAACGAATAACTGAGAACCTTTAGATAAACCAGTTGGTAATGTTACACTATCTGTTCCTTTAGCATGAACAAATTTATCATCACTAGCAGCTGCACCATTAGTGTATTTCTTTCCTAATGTGCTATCACCTTTTAATTCATAGATGTATTTAATCTGCTCTGTAGGTGTGTGTTTTAATGTAACAGCAGTACCAGCTGTAATATCAATTGTTTCGAAAGCTGTAGCAATTACTTTAGACTCAGCATCAGCAACTTGTTTCTTTGTACCAAACTGAGCAGCAGCTAATCCTAAATCGAATAAAGAGTTAGTTGCAGAGAAAGTAGCTTTCTTAGCTCTATCGAATTCCATAATAGGAACTTCAAGAGCATCAGTAGCCTGAGTTGTGTCAGACTCGCATTTGATAGATGGCTCTGTAATCTGATTAATAGACCATAAGATTTCTCCTGTGTCTGTATCTACCATGATTGCACGTAAGCATCTATCGATGACAAAGTTATTAATGTCGAATGTACTTGCCATGTTTAATCCTCCTTGAAATATTTAAAAATTTGTATAAAAAAAAGCAGCTCCATAAGAGCTACTTAATCCAATTAAGGTCTTCGGTTTTAATTTTTGAGGTATCTATCATACCTGAATAGCATCCTTGTAAAAGTGCAACAGCTTGTTTCTTTTTCTGAATCTGTTCAACGCTAGACATAAAAGCTGAGATATTTAAATCTTGAACAGATTGATAATCATACTTGAACTCTTCAGTATTTACCATTGAGATAACAAGAGGAAGAAGTATTGGTTCAAACTCTTTGTTTTGGTTCATTTCATATTTCATCTTGTCTTCTTCAATAAGGATTTTTTTAGTTTCTTCGTTACCAGCGATTTCTACTTTAGGTTTGAGGCCGTGCAAAGATCTAAAATAATCACATATTTTGATATAGGCTAGCTTGTCAATCATGATGTCGTCTTCCATATCAACAAGAACAAGGTCTCCATTTACTTGATTTTGAGCCATCTCAAATTTACTGAGATCAACTCCCATGAATAATCGTTGAGATATGTCAGTTTCAAGAGTTGGAGCCATGAGCATAAATAAATCAAAGTCTTCAACTTCTTCGTAGTCTAATCCCAATTTAAAAAGCCTGTATTTCATATCACTAGGAATACAGGTTAATGTAAATACAGCTTGAAAGTATTTGTCTTCACCCATCTCTTTTATGTCTCTAAGAGTAGGCTGATGAATACTTATTGCATCATTGATATAATAATCATCTCCGAAAATGATAGACAGGTCTTTATCCATGGTCTACCGTATTGTTAGGAATTTCCTCATGTGAGACATTGTTATGGGCATTATTTCTATTGTCCATTCGTCCCTGATAAGGATTACTTGGAGTGATCACTCGGAATTTCAATGTCCTGCAAACATATCTGGTATCAGTAGTTCCTGACACATCGTATGTAAGTTTCATTTGAAATCCTAAATTGTTACTCCACTGAAAATTATCTCTGATGCAATATCCTAAAAGATCATGTCTTTCAGCTCCATAAGGAGTAGCGAGATTATCTTCGTGGCAAAATACTCTAAAAGTACATACCTGTTCTTTCATCATCCCATTTCTGTCATTGATATCTACATCATCAATGTCGAAACAAATGAAATTCTGGACTTCAGATTGTACTGGTTCAATATGAACTGCGGGGAATATGTTTACTCCCAAATATTCATCTGGAGAGTTTGAATCAAGTTTTGGGTTATCCAAAAGCTCGATAATATCAGAATCATTGTAAAGAATTTCTTTAATAATCCTTTTCTTGTAGATAATATCATCATCTATGTTCTGAAAATCTCTTATCATAATCCAATCACCTCCGTCTGAAATTCAGCTGTTAAATCATGTACAAATGCTTGGATGGTGATCGTCTCACCAATTAGAGAGTACACCTTATGACATTTGATATTCACTGTTGTGTCATCACAAACAATGTCAAAGTCATCTAAGTGACCCTGTGGTACTATAACATTCCACTCCACTTTTTCAGGAGAAGAAGTAGTACCATCTCCACGTTTAATAATAGTAGAGAATTTTTTAGCACTACCGCCACATTTAATCTGTGGTTTAGCACCAGCAAAGTTGATCACCAATTTATCATCTGGAAGATCAGGCAACGTAGGCTTGTCTTCATCAGTTTCAATAGTTGGTGGAACTTCGGTTTTATAATAGTCAGCAATCAACTCGTCCACATTGTCTGTGTGACCATTGAAAGCATCTTGTTTTAATGTAATTTTTGTAATCCCAAGAGGAACTGCATCCTCTCGTTTTGTAACTTTCCATGCCACTGGATGTAATGGATTACGTGTAATTAAGAATCGTGTATCGTAGTCTATGGTGTTAACCGTGTCATTGGTTGGAACCCAAAACTGTATCTGATTTTCCACAGAAGTCACGAGATAATCAGTCCAAGTTCCTTGATTGTTCTTTGATTTTTTGTCTAGTCTCGTAAGGACTAGGCGATTTTGTTTACAAAAGAAGATAAGTATTTATCATATTTACGCTGTAAATAAATAGTTGCGTCATTGTACATCCAATGCGCCATATATGTAGCATTTTTACCAGAGAAGTTTATAACTCCAGTAAAATCATTTCCTTTTTTGGCATTTCGAATATTGTATTTAACATCAGTAAAATTCTGGGTAAAATAGTTAATAAATCCCTCACAAAATGTTTTTGTTGATACAATTGAAAGATAATGGCCATGCGCCATAGTCCCATTTCCGTCAAAATAACCTCTAATAAAATGAGAATGTAAATCTTTTCTAAGCCATGTTGGGTATTCTAAGCAATAACTTTTTCTTGGGACCATCCCAAGTGATTGTAATTGGCGACACATGTGAGCACTAAAAATTAACATTCTATATTGATTTTGATAAGAATATCCAAAATCATGCTTATTTGAATAATCTATAAATTCCAATGGATGTTCATTATCCATCTCCTTACAAATTCTTTCAAGGATAGGGCGATCTCCTTCTTGCAAAGACATGGAGATAGTTTATTTAGGCATATAATTACAACCATCTGCATCTAAAAAGCCTAAAATATAAGCTTTTTCTGGGGTATCAATCTCATCAAAATAATGTTCATTTACACTATAAGATCTTCGACCATTACCAATTCTTGCAATTCCATAGGTGTCCAGAATTCTTCCAACTAATTTGTGACTTATACCATATTTTTTACCAATTGCAACAGAAGAGGCTCCATCTTTATACATTTGAGCCATATCATCTTTATGTTTTTGTGAAATGTCTTTATGGGTAAAACGTCCACCCTTTAAATCTTTTATAATTTTATGAATTTCAGGATATCCATCTCCTGTAATGTCTACAATTTCTGATAAAGTTTTTCCTTCTTTAAATAAATTTCTATAATAATCTGTTTCGTATTTCATTGAATTTCCTCCTAAAAATTTCAATATAAAAAAGACAGTAATTGTTGTGTTAGGAGCACAACAAAAGAGGAGCTACCTCCTGTCCTGTCTTAATTAACTATTTATGTAAACTAAAATCCTTATGCTTTCACATAAGAGAAGAGCACATCAACACCATATTGTGAATACAACTTAGGTGGCTCCCGTTTTCAGGCACTTGCCTTACTTTGCTCGTTGAAGGTTTCTCTGTTCGAGACTTCCCGGCTGATTGTCCAATTTATTTTTTTTCAAACATTCACGCTCGCCCATATTTCATGACCACGTTGTAGTAAAATAACTTTAAGGAGTTTCCAGCAAAAAGAGAGCTTTTTCACTAACAAGTTTCCCTGATAGTGCGCACAAATTTACGAATTTCGGCTGCGGATTGCACCAAGACATGAATACACTTTCCCATTTGCAACCCACTTAAAAGTCCAATTGCAAAGAAGAATATTGTACCGATAGAAAAGAGGATGATTATCATGATCAACAATTAACCAAGTACTAAATTCCTCATCATCATTGACAGGAATATCTACATAAGTTCCTAAAGGATACTTAACCCCTGGTCTAAACTGCAGATGATAATCAATCGCATCTTTACTGATACTGTTTTTTGTATACGCTAAAAACTTTGCGTCAACATCTTCACCTAATATCCTACATTCCCGAAAGGCGGGGTCCTTTGTGAATGTGACATCCATAGCTTTCAGCGAATGGGCTCTGTACTTTTTAGAAGCAGCAGTACTATGAGCACCATTATTTAACCTATTTCTATAACTCTCTAGACTCATCTACATCATCCTCCTTGATATGGTCAACAAGTGATGTAGCATCGAGAATAGCTTTTCTATAAGCTGCATGATCGTAATCTTCTTTTAATGCTTCATCTCTAGCCTGAGCTAAGATAGCAAGAAGATCTAATACGACTGTCTGATTAGAAAAGATTTTATTGTATCCAGATAATTTCCATAATAATCCTGCAAAGTATCTATCCAAATTAGGATCTTTTTCTTCACGCATATATAACAGCTTGAAGATGGAATTCTGAATAGTTTTTTTATGAGCATGGATCTGCTCCTTTGGAAAATTTCCATATTTGCTATTCATACATTTCTCCTAACTATTGTTCTGTCTAAATTTTTCTGTTTGATAATCTCTGTAAGCTTTTTGTTTTTCTACTCTGATCTGATCTCTCAAGGCCATTACCTTATCTAATTGATTTGATTGAGCATAAAATTTTTCTTCAGCTCCACCAAAAATCTGTTTAGTAAGAAGAGTAGAGTTCACCTGAGGGCGAATCCATTCTTCTACCATAGACAAGGCTAAGATTTCAATTTCAATATCTGAAAGATCATCTTCAAAGACCCCTTCAGTATCATCTCTCTTGGAAAGATCAGAAGTACATTTGCTAAACTTAGAAATGCTTGCAATTAAATAACCTAACATCATTTCATTAGCATCTTTATCAGATAGATCAGCAAAATTATAATCTTCGATCTTTAATAAGAAAACAGAGTAGATGCGTTCGTAAGAGGTCATAATACACCTCCTAGAGCACTAACTTAGCAAACTCAGTTCCCAGTGATTTGTCGATTGTTTTCACAATACGAATACTATCCAGCTGTCCATCTTTAATAAGTTTTGCAGCAGCTGTTCTAGCAGCATCTTTTACTCCTTCTGGAGCATTGTTTAAGAATGACTCTAAGGCATCTGGTGTCTTATCAAAGAAGCTTCTAGGATCATCTAATCCATAGAACTGATTTGTAATTTCCTGTAACTGAGGGTTTTCTTTTAAGAAATCTTCATCCATAACAATAAAATAAGGATAAAACAGGTAATCGGATTTTCTGGCTAACATTGCTTTTAAGTCCTGATACTCAACATCAGTAATTTCTCCATACTGGAGCCACTCATATCGAGTACGAGATTTTGCGAATGTTTCGTGATAAATTAATTCTCCTGTTGTTACTGACATACAAGGAATTAATTCCTCCTTGTCAAACACACGAGCTTTTGGCTCTGGTTTAGGAGTAGCTTTTTTTGTTCTAGTTCTTTTCGCTGTGGACTTAGCAGCAGCTTTTTCCTCGACTGCATTTTCTGTGTTAGTTTTATTAGTTTCTGGCATTTTATATCTCCTTTTTAATATCAAAAGAGCCAGCATTTAACTGGCTCAGATTTTATCCTACTGTAAATTTGTAAGTTCCGAATAACTGGTTGATAACAACATTGATACCAAGTTTCTGCATTAACTCGTACTCATATGTCATATCCTGGTTTGTTGCGCCATCATTGACCTGTTTAACGATAGCTTCACCTTCGTTAACAAGTTTGATAGGTTTGTTATCAGCATCAATAGGCATTAACAGTAATTTCTTATTGTCAAGCTTTTTGTTTCTTGTTCCCTGTTCATTAACCTGAGGGATAGCCATTAATCTGATTCCTTCAAACTGCCCTAATGTACCAGTTGTATGTCTTTCATTTCTCATATCATCTGAAATCCAAGCAGAAGGAGAAAGAGCGATAACTTGAGAAATAGCAGATCTTGTACCACAGATAACAACTTCTTTACCTGTATCTGTTTCAAGATTCTGAACAGCTTCAATTAATTTATCAGCCTCTAATTTACCTGTGATTTTTAAGTCTGTAGGTAATTTTTCATCAGCTCCCATGAAAGCTTCATAGATCATGTCATTGATCTTTCTGTCAAAAGCTTCATATACTTTTGTGATCATAGCAGCAAAGTCACGTCTACCAGCCATGAAAAGTTCAAACTCTTCATAGATCTTAATTCCATACCAGTCTGTAGTAACAGAGAAGCTTTCTCCGATTCCTAATTTCTGGCGGATTAAGTTGTGATGATTACCAGAGAATCTACTAACTGTTAATACAGCCTGCTCTTCAACATAGAATACATTCTGATCTCCATCAGCTAAGTTTCTCTGATCAACCCATTCCATGAAGAAAGGATTGTCTCCCCAACCGCTTACAAGTAAGTTCTCTAATGTTTCCTCTAACAGTTCGAAAACTTCTGTCTGATGTCTACGGATAGCTTTTCTAAGGACTTTACGATTCTTTTCATCTTCAGCAACTCCAAGAACCTGGGCAAATTTCTTTCTGATAACAGTATTAGCAGCACCTTTAGCATCTGCAACACCGTCAATTTTCTTCATTTTATCGTTAGCTGTGTCTAACATTAAAGCAGAGAAGTCCATATATTCCTGCTCACCTTGTTCAAAAACAGCCTGAACTGTTTCAGCCAGTTCGCTAAATTTCATAAGTCTTAACATATATTTCTCCCCTCCTCATTACGCACTAACTTCTGTGTTTTTCATTACTTCAAGCATGACCATAGTTACACCAGATTTGATGTATGTATAACGAATTTTCGCTACAAATCCATAATCTGTAACAGCTGTTGCCTTAGCAATTTCCTGATATTTACGATCTTTTGCAACAACTAAGTTACCAACTGTAACTTTTTCTCCAGTAGCTTTTGTGATCAGATAATCAGAAATTCCATACATATCTCTTGGGACAAGAGTATAAGCACGAGCACCTTTACCTGCTTCGATCACATAGTTGTATTCAGCCTGTCCAACTGTTGTAGACTGATCATAAATTAATGCTGGATTAGCAATTAAAACAACCTGACTACCTTTTGTAGGTGTAGCCACTTTGTATTCTTCATTCCCACTTGTTTCTACTGGATCACCCAGAGCAACAATCATTCCGTTTTCCATAGCAGCAGCATCGTCAACTACAGAAAAAATGTGTCCACCACCGAGATAAGTAGCATTGATTTTACTTGTCTCGACAACACCGTATTTTGTATTTGCCATTAAATTTTCCTCCTTGTTTTTAGACATTAAAAAAAGACACCACATAGGCATCCTTTAAAATTCATGTATTATTTTTCGAAATCATCAAATAATGAACCATATGGTTTATTTGCTGTAGATTCAGGTGATTTTCCGCCAACGCTCATACCAAACTTATGTTTAGCAGGGTTTTTGTAAGCAAATTCACCACTGATAGCAGCTTTTCCAATGATTTTTAAACATTCGTTTTCTAATTCTCCAACAGAGAATTTTTCGATCTGTTCATATAGAGCAGAATATTCTTCAGAACCTTTTAATTTTTCTTGGAAAGAATCTAACATGGCTGTCTTTTCTTTCTTATCAGCCTCTTTCTTAAACTCTCTAAGAGTTTCTAATTCAGGTTCCATTGCTTCATAATCAGCAACCTTTGATGTTAATTCACCAATTTTAGCTGTATATTTTTCTTCAACTGTCTTTTCAGTTGCTTTTTCAGCTTCATATTTAGCTTTATCAATCTCAGGTTGTACAATATCAGCAAGAGAGAAGTCTTCAGCTGGTTCCTCAGAACCTTCGAAATCTACAATTGTATATTTCTTTCTTTTCTTAGAGTCAAAATCAATTTTAACTTCATCGCCTGCAACATCAAAGCTGAATCCAAATAATTTGTATCCATCTTCTCTGTCGTAAGCATAAACTTCTCTGCTGTCTAGATCATAGTCCACTACAAAATATTTAGAATAGCTTCCCCAGTCAGTTTCAATTTTCTGATCAGCAAAAGCTTCACTCATAGCTTCTCCGAGATTACTAGACAGTAAGAATTCTTTTGTCTCTTTCATCTGTGTTAATTTTTCAGTCAGGGCTTTTTCGTCCATGTCTGCATATTCAAAATCAAGAGACTCTGGATCAAATCCAAAAGATTTGATAAGTTCTTTCTTATTCAAGTCATGTTCCTCCTTTTTCTTTGTGATTTCTGTGTTTTTCATTTCAAAACAGTACTGTTTAAAGTCTTCAAACATTTCATTCATTGATTCTTTGAAAGTATCTGCACTATATGTTTCTAAACATGCTGATTCAAAACATGGTGGAGCACTCTCTAACAATGTGAACGCCTGAAATTCAAAATCAGTAACATGACACACACCATCAACCATTTCATATGAATTAACACCAATCTCCATGGATTGATCTGTAATGCCATTTTCTTTGATGTGGTCATAAACTGCCTGACGTTTCCACAGAAGGACCTCACAACAAAAATAAGTCTTCACACGGCCATCATCTTCAGTAACATTTTCCCAATACCACTGTGGAGATTCAGGAATTACACCTAATGGATCAGTCAGATTGTATTCTTTCAAAACCCCGTTCTTATCTTTTCTAAATGTCGAGTCGTGAGAACCAATCTTGTCTTCATCAATTGAATAATTTGCTACAAGAGGTACGTAAGCAAGAGAAGAAGTAGCTTTTTCAAATGATTTTGTACTAATATAGCTACCATTTCTGTTTTTGCCCTCATAAGCAATGTGTAACATTCCTTTATCAAAAGTGCTATTTGCAGACACAATGTCCTCAATATAGGCACTGTATTTTAAACTCATTTTTGTTTTTTGTTTGTTTTTAGCCAAATTTCATCTTCACCGCCTTTCTTTTTGTTTTTTACAACTAAAAAAAGACCTCAGCGGTCTAGAATGTCATTTTATTTGTGAAAACCATCTTCATACGGTCATCCAGCGAAAATTCCATATCTACGGCTTCCAATTTATTTTCAAAAATATAAACCGTATGATCTTTACATTTTTCAACTTTTAACAGCTTACATTTTTGTTCTAATTTTTCTTTTAGTTGCTCATCTATACAAAAGATGAATGGTTTATTCTCCATTTTTATTCTCCTCTCTGGTTGCAATACCTTCCTCAGTCATATCATCAAGATTCTTTTCTTCAGCACCGCCTTTAGAGTCAGTTGTACCTGTATTAGATGTATAAGAAGAGTTAAGAGGCTTCCATAATTCATCTAATCCCAGTGCATTTTCCAAACCAGTATTCTGCATAACTTCATAAGGCGTATAACCCAAAGAAGTAGCAAGTTCCATTTTTACTGGAACACCTAAGGCAGCAGCATCTTTTCTCACGTTGATATAATCTTCTTGTGTGAAATATGTATATCTGTGGAACTTGATAATATAATTTTCATCAATATTGTTTTTGATGTACATCTGAGCCCATCTCTCAATCTTAACTAAGAAATCTATGGCTACAGTTTCATCAACTTCTATAGAATGTTTCAATCCAACAGATCCACCTTTGTCAGAATTGAATAACATTTCAGATACACCAACTTTGCTCATTAAATTAGATAAAGAATTAGCAAAGATATCGGTGTCAGACGTGTCATTTGTTTTAAAAGGAACGACTTCAAGATCACATGGGCTGTAAGCAGTTGCAACCAAAGAAGGAACAGCTTCACTTAAAAGTCCATCCATAGCTTGTACAAGATCTAAATCAACAGCAAAATCATTGATTTCTTTTGTACCAGATAATAATGGGATTTTTTGAAGTAATAAGACACTTGCTTCCAACTCTGTCTTAGCTTTGATTAAATTTTCATAGTCTAAAAGATCAATCAAAGACACAAAGAGTGGAAGTAGATATGGAAGCGGAAGAAGTGGATCGTTTCCAGAAATGATACAAATAGAGGTTTCCATAGGAATTTGAAACCATTTGTAATCCTGACCATTACTTTTGTAAGCATTGTAGCCAGTGCTAAATATAGAATCCCACTCTTCAAGATAAATACTATTATTTCCCTGATCAAAGAAGCTTGCATCAAAGTCAAATCCATAAACACCATTGTCTACCTGAGTAACTTTGCAGTATTTAGCTTCTAACTGGTATAAAAAGCATTCATCATCTCCATTGTCATAAACAAATCCAAAATAAGCACCATCTCTAAGTGCTGCTGCAATAACACCGGGCATATCGGCTTTAAAATTAATTCGTTGAACACCTTTCACAGCTTCTGTATAAGAAGTAATGAAATCAGTCTGTCCACTACTCAATAGGTCCTCTTTGGGGACTAGCTGATAGTTATATAACAACATAGAAGAGTAGTATTCGATCAGTTTCCGATATGGCATACTTACTCTGTATAACCATTCAGAAACAGCTCTGATATTGTTAATGTTCGATTGTGGATTCTGAATATATTGTTGTAGTTTTGCTTTTGTGTAACGAGTATAACTACGACTCGTTTCTTTATTAGCTTTTTGTAAAATTAAACTATTGACCTGGCTTTGACTGAAAGTAGAAGCAAAAGGTCTTGAATAATTTCCTGATTGCATTTGTGTAACTTTACGTTTTATGGGTTGATTCTTACGCACGGGTTTCCCAGTATTTTGTTTTTTCGCCACATTATCCAAGTTCTTTCACCTCCTAGTATTGCTTCCAGTTAAATTTGGCCGGACGAATATTAATAAATTGTTGTGTATAATCAGTTTTCTTTGGTTTACGCTTAGTAATATGCTCACGTCTTCTCTGAGCTAACTCCCAAGCGAGCATGGCGATTACATCGTTCTGTTACTTTTTTTGACCTGTATATCAAACACTATATTTCCAAATAAAACCTCCTGATGTTTTACAATGACCAGAACAGCAATATTGAATATTTTCTTTTTTAATTCCAGTTTGCTTTTCAGCAATAAGGGCAGATTCGAACTGACGTAAGAAATCACCTTTTTTTGAATATTGCAAAACACTTTTCCGTTTTATTGAAGTGGTTTTAGAATGTTTAAAATCAGTCAACAGATCTTCTTGATGATCGGAGACTGAGTATTTGTCTACATATCTAAAAATAAATCCTTTACAAGTTTTTCTTTTTTTGTTACATACGGAAGAAATTTGTCCACCAGTAGCATTAATGCTTTCCCCCGCTTCTGTGGCACTTTTATATATACCAAGTAGATTAAAATCTAAATCATATTTGACGACCATTTTTGGCATTTGAGATACTTTGAGATAAGAAAAGTCAAAATCAGGTGAGTTATAATCATTTTCATATACCCAAAAAAACCCACCAATAGTTTTTTGATAATTTTGGCGTTCACAACATGATCGTATCCCTCGAATGTACAATCCTAAAGTTTTACCAGCATGTGAACAGCTATCCCATTTATGTACTATTTGTAAATCTTTATCTAATTGCAATACAGATTTGGGATTTTGAATATGTCGCATTTTAAATATCTCATTTTCTGAATGCTCGTACCCAACGATCCCTTTGCCTCCAATACATTGATTGTAAACATGATTTTTTGAGCTAAAAAATTTAATCCATTTTTGCTCTCTGTCATCAAGTGTTGCTACATCACAAGTTTCAACAGATTTAAACTCAAAATTATCTTCACCATATTTATTCCAGTCTCTTTGAAGTAGACAATTATGATGGCGGTTATTGTTTAAATCTGACTTATGGTGACGCCATCTTTTGTTTAATTGGGAGGTTTGTCCAATATAATAAGTGTCATTAATTTTATTTTTTATGTAGTATATATTTCCATTCATTTTCCATTTACTTCTTGGTATCTATACAGGCGAATAAGACGTTAATCTTATTTCTCATATTTCATTTGTTATAGTATGAGTCCAGACTATCGCATCTCCATATAATTGCCGATGGAGTTCTTTCACTTAGTCGTTGCAGCTGCACGGTTTTCCTGCTTGCTGTGGGTTATCCTCTACAGGACTTTCCCAAATTGATCAGAAAGAATTGAAAATACAGTTTATGGATTATGCTGTATTTGCCCTATGCGATTAAGGCTCTATCGTCATGCATTTTATTAGCTTTCTGGGGATCAAGATCAAATCTGTCCTTGCCAGAAGCCTGTTTGAATCGATAAATATTAACCAATTCAGTTTTTGCGTGATCAATTTGTTTCAAAGCAATCTCTTCATAAGTGGTTAACTTGTGAATTTGAGTATCAACAGTGATTTCTTTTTTGCTTAATATTTTTTCCTCGTCCTCGGATGGGAAATAATCACGCAGAGTACGATTACCATTTTTATCAATCTCATAAATTAAGTTGATGAATCCCTTTCCGTCATACTCATTCGGAAATTCAATCAGACCTAAATCCATCATTTGAATCAAAGATTCAAACATTTCAGACTTATATTTCAATGGGGACATCAGTTTTACGATGTCTGGGATAGCATTAGGGAAGTTTCTAGCTTCCTCGGCAGAATATTCCTTATCAATCAATCCTCGATGCATTAATCCGTCTGAATCTTCCCAATCCTCCAGAAAGAAGTCAGTAATAGGTACGCCAGCTCCACCAGAACCTGCATCAACTAAAAATCTCTTGATATTTTGGTAATCAGCAACGCCATCACCGTTATAATCTAATAGTAATTGTTTGATTGCTTTAATCTGATTTGGGGTATTCATAGGAGTTTTATTAGCTTTGAAATAATCTTGAAGACATACAAGATTGACAATTTTCATTTTTAATCCCTGTGTAGGATCTTCATAAAGTTCTCCTATGGCAAGAGCAGAATTATCGTGTGATCTAGCAGGGTCATATGCAAAAACATACTTTCTGCGACCATCTGGATTCTTAAGAACTGGAATTCTGTTGTAAGAGTTCTTAATGATCCTTGCTCTTTTAATGATCTGACCATCTCCACCTTCATTTGTGAAGATGTTATAATATTCACGCAATGCGGCTTCCTTATCTGTTCGCATAGCACTGTCTACAGTACTTTGACTTAACAGAGGTTTAGGTAGTCCAATGCCTCTTTTTGTTGCTTTAATAATGACATCACAGCTAATATCAGCACAAAAATAGTTTTTATCTCCTGCATCCATTCGTAGGCTACATTCTCTGTACTTTTTATAAAAATACTGGTCAGTACGACCTGCAGAAGAGCAGTAGAGTAACTGATTTTCGAACATAGGTGGTTTCATAAGCATTTCAGAACCATCTCCATTTGTTCCTAATGCAAAATCAGCGTTCTGAGTTGTAAATGGTTCAGAAGTATCAAATAATTCATCTGGACTGTTCATTGCTTCATCATATACATTGCAATTGCTACGCTTGGAGCGGTTGTTGTTATATGCACCGTTCAAAGTAAAAATCTGTGCATCATTGTACAATTGATGATGATATGAAGCAGGATTGTGAACAAATCCATCTTTATTTGCATGAGATTTAATAATTTCACTTGCATAAACACTTGTAAGTGTTGTAAATGAAGGAACTTCATTCTTTGTGATCTTTTCAAGCTTTGAATACATTTCAATAGACTGTGATCCAACACCGCATAGAATATAAGCGGTGAAGTTTGGTACTAACAGCGATTTAGTCATCAAATAGATAGATGCCAATGCACTTTTACCACCATTTCGACTCATAGCCCATACTGCAACCTTAGAAGTCCAAGTATTCATGAATATATAGGTCTGATAGTCCATTAATTCAACACCGAATATCTCTGATGCGAATCTGGTAGGATTCCTTCGGCCCCATTGAATGAACTCAGCAGTCTCTTTGTATTGCTCATACTGACGATTTGTAATGTCATATAGACTAGGTTTTTTGAAGATTTGATAATTCTTTGGGAGATATACACCAGATTCGTGTAATTCGTATTTCTTACTTTCTCTCAATAATCAATCACCTCACCATCTTCAGTCATGAGGCGCTTTTCAATTAGAAAATCTTTAAGATCTCTGTTTTCTACGAGAAGGATTCTTGCCCTTTCAAGAGCTTCATCACGTTCTCTACTATATTGTTCAACTAACTCAACTTTAATATCTTTGATTTCTGATGCAATGTTCTCATCATAGCCAATCTGTTTATGACGAGCTTCTTCTGAAATCTCTGCAACCTGGCGCATTCCTTCACAAGTACCAATATCAAAGGTGTTAATTTCTGCCTCTCGGAACCCAATATCTCGTAAATGCTTTTCTTTCCCGGACAGAGTGAATGCACCTTTGGATTTATTATTGTTATTTGTGATAGAAATACCATTTTCTTTAGCTAATGAGTTAATATTATTGACCAGTTTTGAAACTGTTTCAGATAAGTTTTTGACAACAGCATTGTTCTGTACAGCAGTTGTAACATCAATCGTGTACGCATCAATAGCTGCGTTAAGATTTGTGATCTGAGCTTGTGACTTAACAATTTGGATTGCAGCAATCATCTTCATTGCATCATTTTTAGTTTCTTCATCCAAAAAGTTAACAAGCTGAGAGTAGAGTAGAGGCATGTCTTTTTCACTTGGGTATTCATCAAATGGATCATACCCAATGATTTTAATGACATCCTTCCTATTTTGTTCATATGCTTCTTTAAGAGCTTCAGCATCAGTATAAATGGATTCTGTTTTTACTTTGGATACATGAGTCATATCTTTAAAAATATCACTATCACGCCAACGCTTACCATGATACTGATTCAAACCAAGACTTGTTAGATAAACACCCCATATAGTTTTATTTTCTTTCTTTTTACCTCTTTCTGGAGGCTTGTTTGCACTGAATACAGCAGTTTCCCATAAATCTTCATAGAATGGCTTATCTAAATACTCTAAAGCATCTTGAACGCTTTCTCTTGTCTCTCCAAGAAATTCTCCAGCATCAGTTTTTCTACGAGCAACAGCAGTAGAACAATCTTTACAGATTCTTGTAATACCTGTTAAAACTCTAGGATCTGAACTACTATAGAATTTTGTCTTTGGAAGATCTTTGTTGCAAAAAGGACAGCGAAATGTTTCTTCTTTTTGCGCTTGTACCTTTTTAGCAGAGGATTGTGTACGGCGCATTGCAGTTTTCGCCATATCTTACTCCTAACTTAAATATATTTTTTCAGAAGCGGTTCTACCCTTACCTTCTTCAAAGATCGTAAAGTAGGCAGCAGAATCGCTTGATTGTAAAATTTTCTCAGCGAATGGATCAACACCCATTACACTTGGAACATTAATAACTTCAGCATGACGACCAACATCAGAGCTTTCTAGATGATGTATGTGACCTGCAACCAAGTAGTCTAACTTTACACCATAGAAGTTCTGAAATTTACCATACGCATCTTTAATGTTCTTTTTATCACCATGAAAAGCCAGAACATTGAAACCACAGATGTTTTCATAGATCAATCCAGTGGGATTCTCAATTACCTCAATGTTCGGGTTATTCTCTAATAATATTTTTAACATTGCTCTTACTACGATACCAAGATTTTCATGACTGAAAGTACCCTTAGGCTGTCCAAGCATTCTCAATTCACTATGGTTACCATCAGTCATGTGGAATTTGATTCGTACGTATTGAGACAATTCATTTAACCAATTTGCAAGAAAATATCCATATCTTACAGAGCTATCAATAACTCCATATCGCAATATGAATAATTGTCCAACTCTCAGAAGACCATCAATAAAGTCTCCAAGAGAGAAGATGTGTAGCTCTGATAGATTATGTTCATCAATCAGGCCAATTGTGTAGCTTAAAAGTTTATACATTCGATTTTCAAAGATTTCTGGATTATATGAATTGATAATCTCACCTGAAAGGCCTTTAATTTCAAATTCAACACCATAGTGCTCATCTCCGAAGAACAAACAACCAGCTTCTCGATTATGAGTTACCGGCAATAAATCTGGAATTATAAAAGGTTCAAGATCTTTCATTGCCGATCCAATCTTTTCAAAGATCAGATCATCTCGACCAATCTCACGTTTCCATCTGTTTAATTCAAGTTTTTCTGTTTGAACCTGTGTCTTCAAAAGCTCTAACTCTCTAGTTTTAGCTTTCACGGCAATAAGTTCACTGCTCTGAGTCATATCAGAAAATACATTTTCATAATATTTCTGAGCGTTTTGATATTCTTTACGATACTTAGACTCCCCATAGTTGTAACCAAGTTCTTTATTAAGATGTTTGGCTAATTCTTCCCAACTATTGCCTATAATACCGTTACTCTTCATGTCACACAGTCTCCATATGTACTGTTTTTCGTTTTCGTTTTCCTGTCTGCTTAAATCTACCAATGTGTCTTAACCCTCCCAATCTTCGTTTACCAGTTCCTTAAATCTATCAGTGAATTTACCATATGGTTGTAGTTTTGCAGGAACTGTAATAGGTTCTCTGTTCCTTGGATCAACCAATTCCTTTTCAGGAATATACCGAGATCCCAGTACAATACCAGAAGCGAGAGAAATCTCAGTGTCTTCAGCATCATTAGTTTCTTTCATAATCTTCATAACACAATCAGGAATAGCATCTAACACGATTTTACAATCACCCTTAGTGAAACCTGTTGCATCAGAAACCATTGAAACAAGATCACGTTGTTTGTGTTTAAAATAATCTCTTTTTTTCTTTTTCAATTTTCCAGCACCATCCTTTTTATCATTTCTCCGAGTTACAGTCCGTGCTTGCTGCTCATAAAGAGTCAGCGTACACATTTGGACATAGAGCTACCGATCAGAATCGAACTGATAACCTATCGCTTACAAGGCGATTGCTCTACCAATTGAGCTACGACAGCACAAAAAGAGTACATTGTAACTACCAACAATGTACTCAAATTTAGAAAAGAGGTATAAATTATGATTCCTACAAGAAATCTTAATAGCTTTGTAAATCTTTCTGAGGTATGAAACAACAATAGAAAAGCGCAATAATCAAAACTTCACAAGAAAGGAGATAATATGATTCCTCAGAAAGATTAACAGGGATAACTGGATTTGAACCAGTGAATACAGCAGTCAAAGTGCTGTGCCTTACCGCTTGGCGATATCCCTATATGTATTTTAATTTTAAAGCAGGTCTTCACCTTACAGTCATTTGTGGAATAGTTTGTTCTGCAACATAGTAGATAAGTCTGAGCTTTGAGGAGCGACCTCTAACTTCTTACCTAAGTCTAAAAGACCAGTTCTATGACATGATCAATACATGCAATGTCAACCCGCCATTCAGAATTAAGTTTTATTGTTATATACTCTATTAGCATATATATTCATTTTGAATTTGAACTTACCCTTAACTGACTTGAGCGACATACCAGCGACTTTTCTTATACACTGTCTTTTGAACAGCTTCACATCAAACTACATTATTTGGCTTTTCCACCTTTTACGTACCTGCCAGAGTACGCATTGAAGTGGATTATTCTCCACAGGAGCGTCTATTGTTGTAGCGAAAAGTTCTGTGCGTTAACCAGACCAAAATGCTGCACAATATCCATTTGCTTGAGAGTTTCTCTCTTGTCCATATCAAATCACTCCGACATAAAAAGAGACACAAAGAACGTATCCGTACAATGTATCTCTCCAATTCGACATATGTGCCTAGAATATTTCTCGGACTCATGGCATTGAGTTTTATAACCGAGTTGCTTATGTTTTAAAATACAAACACCCTAAGCTGGATTTGAACCAGCACGAACGGTTTTGGAGACCGTCATTCTACCAACTAAATTATTAGGGCGATATTACTGACATGACAGGACTCGAACCTGCAACACCAACGTCCGTAGCGTTGTGCTCTGTCCAGTTGAGCTACATGTCATTAAAATTCGACCTCAATCCACATAGGATTTTGAGGTACTTTCGTCCCTGTTGAGGGAATCGAACCCACTCGTGACCGAAGCCATCTGATTTACAGTCAGATCCGCCTCCTTAGCGGGATAAACAGGGATATAAGCCCGTGAGCTCGAAAGACATCACAGGACAACCTAAACGCTGCGACAAGGATTCGAACCTTGAGGTCACTAGGACACAATAGTTTTCAAGACTACGCCGTTATAACCATTTCGGTACCGCAGCAAAAGCGTACAGAGTGGGCTACGACCCCACGTTACATGTATTCGCATGTAAACCCAATTAGCAGTCGGGCGCCTTAAACCAACTCAGCCATCTGTACATAATTTTTGTAGACCACTTGAAGTAAAGATTCACAAATCACATTGAACCAAGTTATCGAAAGCTTCTACATGTCTTCGTCCGTGCGCATCAGACTAATCATTTTACGATGTGTGATTTATTTATACTGCCTTAGCAGTTGGTTCACCAAAATCTGTTCGCAAACAGTCTGGATCTCTCGTCAATTACTTGACTAAGTATACTTTTCGGTATTTCTTCCCAAATTTTCTAACTTGGCTGTGAGAAGAGAAGTACATGTCGATGTGTTTTCCTTTTACGCCGCCTCCGACATCTTCGGCTACCAGTGTCTTACCACCAATTCTCACTTTGCTACCGAGTTTAATTTTTCTTCGATCGACTGAGATAGTTCTACCGGCTTTTGCTCTGCGTCCAGAAGCAGTACGATTTCCCCATCCACCAGAACAACTACGACAACCACAGTAAGCTGTGATTTTGTATGTTCCTAAACATTTGACTTTTTTGCTCTTTGCTGGAACAGAAGAAGTAAGTCCTCTAACTGTGATCAACAAGGCCATTAACAGTGCGATCATTGAAATTCTCTTTTTCATGTTTGTCTCCTTTGGTTGCTTTTACAAGTTTCCTCTGGAGGTCTATATATGTTATGGACAGTTGCAAGTCTCGGATGTCATCTCTGATTTTTTGTTTTTAGCATAGACCTCGGAACCTACGAAGCGAATATTCTTTGTTGAAACAGCGTAGGCGTGAATCTTTGATCCACTGACATTTTGAGATTTTATCTGCCCTAATAACCAATTATTTACTCTTGGAATCTTTTTTGATCTGCTGGCGTTTCTTGAATGGAACTGGTTTCAATCCCCATGCAGTTCTTAAATCTTCCAGTGAGTTGTAATGTTCAGTTACTGTATTCCTTTTCATTGTCTATATCCTTCCTTTCATATATCACTATTTTACCACCCCTTCAAAACACTAGGTTTTACCTGGGTTTCTGAGGGGTATTTAATGTGGTAATTCTGCTCACCACTCAAAAATTTGTCTTAAAATACACTTTTTAGTATATATAATTAACTTTATTTTCTTTTTGAAAATCTGATCTTTTGAGCATTTCCTTATCCTTCCTTCCATATATCACTATTTTACCACCCCCTGAAAAACGTAGGTAGAACCTAGCGTTTTCAGGGTCAATTAATGTGGTAATTCTTTTTGCTGGCCTTATTTTTTGTCAGAATTATAGTATTTAGTATATCTATTTAACTGCATTTCATTCTTACAAGAAATACAATACTGTCTAAGCCGTCCTTTACGATGCTTTTTCTTTTTTGAGATGTCTCTAAAAGGTTCTCCACAACAAGAGCATACAGAAATCTCAGGATATCCAATAAAGTGAAGATATCTGTTCCCAAGATTCTTGAAGTCTGTAATTTCAAGAGCGACATCTCCTGAATCAGCAAGAATATCTACAGAGAAGTTTAAGCTATTAACTTTCTTGCTCATTGTTATACAATCGCTTCTGAACAGTCTGCCGATTATTTGGCATCTACGTTCTCTTGTACCTACTGTATTACCCAATGAGAATAAATCTTTGTAGTCTGTATTCACCCAGCTGTTATTTTGAGGATTCAGAGCATTATAATACTTGGCCAAACAAAGAGCAGTGAAGAGGATCTTTTGATCTCTAAGATTCTCTAACCCATTTATAGTTTCCATTTCAGATTCATAGATCGGCAGTGAATCAATTTCTACAAGAGGATACTTTTTAGCTTTATGAATTATCTCATCAATGCATGAATACCATTTGGCTTCTCTGTAGCTCTCACAGGACTCTTTTAAGAACTCATTGATAGTTTTATATACCTCTGCAGGTTCTAAGCCTTCCTCGTGGATATAATACTTTGCAAGCAGGGTAGCAGTATATGGGATACTGCCTTCCAGCTCTTTTGTTTCTAAAATTTTTTCTACCAGTTTTTTTTCATTTAGTACGATATTAATAACAATCAGCCTCCTCAAACATAGATGATTCAATTTGTTTAATAGTTTCAATGACGAAAGAATCTCCGTCATATTCAAAATCTCCTGATTCAGCTCTTACAGGATAAGAGATCTGGTGATAGTTTCTCTCTAAGAGTCTTTGGACAAGAATGTCTCCAAACATGTCCCATACAAACTGCTTACTCTTACCATTGGTGTAGCAGAGATCAAGAAGAATGTCACAAGCTTTCTCAGGATCAGGAACAGCAGTAGCAACAGCTTCTCTGAACAACATGACTCGATTATTGATAATGTCTGTTACATTTAGACCAAAACCACCCTTACCGTTGATCAGAGCATTTAAGGTTTTCATTTTCTTTGAATATTCACTGTACAGCTTCTTAAGAGCATAATAATCATTCTTGTTGTACTCATGATCTCTTTTGAGAATGGAGTAATCAAAATCTGTTTGTGTGTTCAACTTCTTTAAGTATCCATCAAACTCATCCTCAAAGAGCTTACAGATTCGATTCATTACACAAGGCCCTGTACCTACAGGCAAGAACTTATAGTAGTGGTCTAAGAATTCCGCTTCATCCTCTGTGATAGGTTCTGTATCAGCTTTCTTGAGCAATTCATCAATCGTACACCCAAACCAGATGATGCATTTGTCATTTGAAGCTTTCACATAATTTGTATAATCCTTTCTCAGATGAGAGTAGATGTAGATCATGAAGTATGGCTTCTTGTCAGCTACGATTCTCTGGTTGAATTCTTTCCGCTTACGATCCTTTGGTGAGTCTTCAGGATGGATGTTATTTTCCTTGCGATTGTACCAGTAAGATGGTATTGGTTTACACACGATGCCTTTTAGACGATCAATACTTCCTTGTTGATATAGCTGACCACAAATGATTCTGTAATCTAGTTCTTTAAACTCATCACTGTCAGGGGAGTAATGAGACTGTACTTCAAACTGAGAAGTGATGATGTTTGTTGTGAAGCCAATTTCGTCTCCAAAGGCATCCTTGTAAGCTTTTAGGATGTCTTTCTTTTTGGGAACAATCTTATTAGCCTTACGCTGCACACAAATGATTGATGGAAGAGGACGATTGTTCTCAACAAGTATTCTGTTGTTAGTTGTGAAGAAGAGGTCTCCCGATGTACCCTCGGTTTCCCGATATTTATGGAGAAAGGGGACTAGACTATATCATTACACAGCATAGGTCTTACACTGTGATGCTCGGCACTTCCCTTGGGGAGTTTCACCCTTTTGGTACTCTACTTGCTACCGATACCGTATTCCTCGAATATCAGTGCTTTGGTTAGTCGTTTAACTTTCAATTTCTTGCTTAGCACAGGATTACCACCGACTCTACTCGCTGAGGCTTCCCTGTTAGCACATGTGTTAACTTCCATTTCCTGAAGCTACTGTATGTCACATGTACACCTTACATTTGTAAGTTCACCGAGTTTTACTTCGACAAATGGTATGCTCAGATATCGAAGTCGCAGCCGTTAAGTGATTCACATGTATTGTCCCAATTGTTGATCACACAAATGGATGGGAGATACTGGAACCAATATGAAAGCTGCTCATTGTTCTTCACTTTAAGATTGACGATATTGTAATGGCTTGTCATTGGAGCTCTGAAACAAGCTACTTCATCAACCTGTCTATCAACCCAATGCTTGTGATACATTTCTCCTGCTTTAAGTAATCCTGTGACTTCAAGCCCAAACATAGACTGCATGAGAGCATATGGATCACCAGCAACGATTGAATAATTACCTTTCACTTTGATGCGTCCAATCTTAGCATCTTGGATTCGTTTCTTAATGAGCGAATGAATCTTAGATCGAATGAAAGGATCTTTGATCATCTCAGGTTCAGCTATGAGTGCCTGGATGTATGTAAAAGCATCTGACTGTAAGATGTTCTTCTCAGTCATATTCTTACCTCGTAGGAAGAGCAGAGTCTTTCTGTAATCCATTCCAAGAATGTCTTTGATCTCTTTTATGGTTGGCTCACAAAGCTCTCTTATTTGGGCGTCTGTGAGGTGATAGCTCTGTAAGAACTGATAGTTAAGATTTCTTTCAGTATCACATTCTTGTTCAGCTGTCTTGGCAAGAGCAAAGTGATAATCATACTTCTCAATGTTCTCTAAGTAGTCTTCCATGGAATCATATGCGTCCCAGAGTTTAAACATAGATGTTGTAAGTATCACCTGAGCGTCTCTAACGTCCCTAGGATGGCCCCAAGCATCAATAATGGTATAAGTGTTGGCTACGTTCTCTGCAAAGGCTCTAAAGTCCATACAGTGAAGCATACCTTTACAGAATGGCCAACCTCTCATGTTGCCAGATGGAAGAGGAGTATCATAATCTCCATTCAGTTCACCATTCCATTGCTTTGCAAGTTCTGGAAGAACTAATCCTTCTCCATCAGATCCATTGTGCACAAACTCTTGGTTATCAAGAAGAGTTACTTCTGGTTCATCTGAGTTTGTATCATCCACATAAAGAGCTTGTCCCTTAAAGACCGTCTCACAATCTTGTACAACAATCACTCCTGATGGTGGAGTAACAACTGTAGAAGAAGAGCAGAAGAGTGCTTTGTATGCTCCAAGCTTGTGAGTTATGATCGGAACCTCTTTGTTCCTTCCTGCATCTACTTTCTCACAGAGAGTATCGTACACGTTGTCACTGACAAAGATTACAACACTGTTCTTTAATCCTCCTGTAGTTCCTAAGAAGAGATTGTAGTGAAGATCGTTTACAATGAATCCATGCTTGCTACAGTAGTCATAATCTTTCTTTGTGTCGAAGACCACTGTGAGGTAGTCTGTTTGGAATCGACATTTGTACAAGTCATTGTAGAGTAGTGAGATAAGTTCTTTGCTTCCTCTGTTGGCTGAAAGCTCTTTGATCTTCTTTCGGATTCTTTTTGCTCTTATGTCTGAATCATAGTCATGGATTAATGAGTCGATTGTTCTTAATGCTTCAGAGCTTGAAAGAGTAATAATGTCATCTCCATTCTCCCTCGCTTCATTGAGTGGTAGAGAAAGTTTCCACTTCGCCTTTCTTAACCGGCTGCTGTGTAGTTTGTAAATATATTTCTGACTCGTCTTTTGCTTAGAAATAATGATCACTCCTTTTTTGATTTTTGTGTATGTTTTTACAGTAAATTGGAAAAATATGGAAAGCGAGTATATTTTCATATAAATACTCATTGTTACTACGTAACAACAAGTATTTTATAAAAATAGGATAATTAAATATTATATAATACTTAATTTTAGTAATGTATTAATAGTTTCAGACTTATCTTGAAACAAATGTCGATTTTATGCGGGTTTAAGAACCTATTCGAGGTTTACAGCCGGCCATCATTGTCCAATGATTTTGGCCCCCTTTGTAAAGAAAATCGACAACCTTTCGAACATCCGTTCCATACCTTGAAAATTTCTTTTTCCAGTAATCTATGGTAGATAAAGTATATACATGAACTAATTCTTCATCGATTTCAAGTTCTGTTGACTGAGGAAGAAATTGATGAAATTTGAATTTCATTGACATATCGTTGATTAATTTATCCTTCCTGGACTGAGCAAGTTTGAGAACTTTTGGTTTCAAATTGTGCTGCAGTCTTTTTTGATACATATAAAAATCAAACTCTTTTAGGTATGAATGTTCATCTGGATAAAGATATTCTGGCTCGATCACAAACCTATAATATAAACCTTGGAACTCAGGATAAGATGTAAGTATTTCCCGAAACTTTGGATATACTTCTGGATAAATCTTAGCCGTTTCGATCTCAATGGAGCGTGCCGTATTAAAGGTTTTTCGTAAAGCCTGTTCATACAAGTACCGTTCTCGTTTGGTAAATTCTCTTAGAGGTTCATCTATAGTTCTTCTACACACAATACGTGTTCTTCTTTTAATGATTCCTCTTTTTTCCATATTTACCAAAGTGTCATGCAATCTTGTATGTGCGATTTGTTTCATACAGTCATATGCCACCTCAAAATAAGATGGAGAATATTTAAATTCACTCAGATCATAATCTTTTCTGTTTGCCACCAAGAGACCAAGTACTTCACACCATTTGTTTTTATCCCAGTTTTCATTGATGTGATTATCTAAGATATGAATGATCATCATTTCCAACATATATCCTGTACTCATAAATGGCTTCCTAAGTTCCCAAGAGAATGGGTTCTCAACCAACTCACCTTTGACCTTTGTGATTTTAATTTGTCCATCTTTTTGTTTCTGAGTGCATAAGAAGTAATCGAGCTTTTCTTTATAATACGCATATTTGTTTTTCCTTGCTTCTTTACTAATGCCAGCCATTTGAAGAATTTCGCCGTAATTTTTGTACTTTGTACCCTTTTTAAATCCTGACATATCGAACAAGTGCTGTCTTTCTTGCTGGAACCATGATTGTTCTGTTAGATATTCGTTTCTTTCTTGTATCGTCATTTTTTGACCTCCTTTGTGTTGTTTGCTTTTGTTAATTCAATGAAAAAGTGCATTTGTCTGAGCAATGACACTTTTCTTTCGATGAATTCACATTACCATAGATGTAGAGTAAAATCAATAGTTTTTTGAAGAAAAAATAAAATTGTGTGAGTAATGACACTTTTTATTTCATTTAAGTACGTTTAAGGAGGCTTAGACTAGGATTTTTGTGTCAAGTGTTTTTTGAAAATTTCTTAAAATAATGTTTTCTTTGGCTGTTTTACTGGGCTTGTTCTGGATTTTTCTTTAACTCATTGTACTTATATAGGTAGAAATATGGCTGTTTTATGCGATTGTACAAAAATAAAATAAATTAATTTTTTATACGCTAAAGTATTGACTTTTGAAAAATCAAGTGTTTTTTGAAAGAAATTTAAAAAAATTTTTACCGTGTGGATTTCTCAGAGAGGGTGTTTGCATTTATATAAGAAGAGCCTGGTTTTTGAAAAAATTTCAGAAAAGTGGGTTTAAAGCAGAACAGGTGTTCTATATTTTAGAGTGTGTTAAGAGGTGCGTTTCTGGGGAAAGTTTTTATGAGGGGGGAGGGGTGTATGTGTGGTGTTCGGAAAGAAATGTGGAGGATGTTTTTAGAGGGTTTTGAGGGGTTAAGTGGCGTAGATGTGGGGTGGAGAAACGTCTGGCTGAACTTGTGGTATAGAATTACCAGCTATACGAATATCAGCAAAACTGCGATTTAAAAATAGTTTTAAGTAGCCCCCTAAACACTTTTAAAAGTCTGTAAATAACTATTTACTTGCGTTTTTGATCAGAAATAGATAGTCAAAAAAGCACGTATTTATGCGGGTTTGAGACCGTTTGAAAAGATTTTTAAAAATATTTTTTTTAGGGTATTGCAAAATTTTGGTGGGCATGGTCTTATACAGTTGTTCCAAGGGACAAGGAACTAAAACAAAAGTTCAAAAATTTAAAAAGAAAGAAGATGATAAAAGCCCAGTGCGTGGGCAGAACGCACGAACAAACGAAAAATTGAAAATCTTTCCTAAAGTAGGCGTTCCCTACCACTAAGAAAGTAGTCATAGGTACAGCGACTATAAACCAGTACCCGCACTTTGACAAAATAATACTCTTTTCAAGTCTTTGGCGGTTAGTCCGTCAATCACATGGTTAGTCCATGCCCCAAAAGACCTGAATCGTTAGGTATCGACATACGCAAAAACTCTACTTTGCTACAAGTGGACTTTGCCAAAAAATCGGTTTTGATTCTATATCGGGAAAATACAGTAGCAGGAAATTTGCCCTTTGACGTTGGAACGTATTACGTCCAACTCATAAACAATTATTTTAGTTTGTTGAGTCTTGAACTCAATTAGCCAACAGGTGGCAATCCTACGCAATAACTCTATCCTTTTTTAGAGTTTGGGTTAATCGGTTCGACTCCGATAGTTGAGATTTAACCAATAACAATGTTTTTAGCTGACACACTTAGTCAGCAGATAGGAGAATTATTATGTTAAATATCAAAACTTACAACAAAACAACAGCTTCTTTTGACAGCACAATCAACATGGTTGAACCTAAGAACCTTATCAAAGAAGAGTCAGACAACTTTGCTACAGCTGTACAGGTACAGGCTATGCACTGGACTTTTTGCAACGCTCGCAACAAGTGTGATGATATTCGTAAAGAATACCCACAGTTTGATACTTTAAAAGATGATGATATTTCTAAGTTATCAGCAGAAGAAGTATCTGCTTACAGTAAATATCTTGAGAATAAAGCTGTTGTCACAGCTTATGAAAACTATAGCTTCACAGAAGAAGAACAGGAACTACTCAAAAGACACGACAAACTGCCAACCATGGTAAGATTTTACGCAAGCTTTCTGTCTAGTGACGAGGGTATTTGTATGAATGGATTCGACAGCATTTACAAGAAATGCCGTAGTTTATTCAATGATTACATTCTTACAGACACAACAGACGCTATGAATTCTGACGAGAGCTTCAAAGCTCTGCGTAAAGAAATTGTTACATGGTATAACAATCTGTTCAAACTCGCAGAAGACAACGAGTATCTTACAGCACGTGGTTCATCTATCAGCAAAGTGTCAGCTTCTTTTGTAAAGCTCTTAGTATCTGACTTTAAAGTCCCTGCTAAGCTCAATAGAAAAACTGGAAAAGCTGAGATTGGTTCATACAGACAGATGAAAACTTGCAAGAAAATTTTCCGTACATACATTCTTGCAAAAGTACAGAATCTGTCTTTAGACGAAGCAAAGAAAGCTATTCAGGACGCAATCAGCAAAGAAACAAACAAAGTGGAATCAGAGTCTAAAAAAGACGAAGTAGTTAAAGATGCAGACACAACAGAAGAAACAAAATAGATACCTCCAAAATTGTAATAGACAGCACGACCGATAGGCGGTATAGGCAGAGTTCGACTCTCTGCCCGTGCTTTGAAACCAACAAACTACTATCCTACGACCGTAGGACTAAAGAACAGGAGTGAAATTATGAGACAATTTAGAACTGTCAAGTCATTCAATGAACAACTCCACGGACGAAAACTCCCAAAAGGTGCAGTCTGTGGATGTTACAAGGGTACAACATACTATTGTACTAACCTTAGCACCTATTGGCTTTATGTACACGTCCGTATCTGGAATGATGATTTTCAGATGTGGGAAGAACTCGACAACAAAGACAATGAATCTATTTGTAAGTTCATAGCATCTAAAATCAGACGCTTCCACTTATCAAACAGTGACATTGAGTATCCTTTAGAGTATAAGTCTGCAGACGTATTGCCACGTCAGAAGATGCCACAAACTTATAGTGGTTATCAATTTAGAGCTGGCAATATGCACAATCGCACCATGACCGACTCAGACGCCATGAGACCGTACCGTTTTAATGACGAATACGGTATCAAACCAACATAGACACCTCCAAACTCACACTCCTGTGCGTATTCTATGCACATAGTATAGTTGTAAATCGGACAGGAGTGTGATTATGACTATATACTACTTGACCTATACGATGGGTATTGACATGACTCCGTTGTCAAACCAGTATACAGTGTATTTTAATTCCAAAGATGCACTGGACACGTTTATTAATGGGTTTATGAAAAATACCTATCAAGAGGGTTACAACGAGATAATCAGCAAGGGAAAAGCCCACTGGAACTCTTATGGAATCCTCATACCAAAGTAGTACTTAGACAGGATGGGATAGTATATCTATCTCATTCTGTGTGAGCAACAAAGGAAATCAATTCTCTGTGACCACAGGGAGAAAGGAAATGAAACATGAAAACGAAAAGAGATAACACGTCAACAATACTAGGAATGGTAGCAATGGTGTTTTTGAGTATAGTTCTAATATTAACATTAGTATTTCCATATGTAAGAAATAAGACAGCTAAGGTAAACACTCGCACAATCAATGGAACTTACAACAACGGAACTATTGTAACTACAGACAACAACGTCTGGAAAGTAACCAACTACAATGGAATCAACACAAAAGGAAATCATAAGGTATCTGTCAAGTTTGATACAAAAGGAACTGACAGCGTACTTGATGACGAAATTGTAGAAATTAAAGAGAAATAGAAAGGAAATCAAAGCCATGATGAGCCAAAGATGTAAACAAGAACACTATAAACATATGAAAGGAAGAAAGCGTAAACATAAATACTATATTGTGGATACTGGGTGTGAAGCTGGATTCTTTAGGAAGTATAAAGATGCACGCAGATATGCAAGAAAAAACAGAATAGGAATACTTGTACCTAAAATATACAAAGACAGATAAGAAAGGAAACTAAAACCATGACAAAACAGGAAATAGAAATTATCAAAGCAAAAGCAATCACAACTCTTGCAACTTCACTAAATCGAGTTGAACTAAAAGATAGCCACAAAACAGTTACAAGATGTGAACATAAATGGAAATTTAAATGTAAATCAGATACAGAACACTTCTATGTAGAAAGTATCTTTGATGCTGTAGATTGGCTGTATGAAGATTTAATTGCGGATGACGAAGAAGAGAAATGGAAACTCAGATTCACAACAAGGGTAGAGCCAAAGATTGTAAGAGATATTTTGGAGAGTCTAAGTGAATACAGTGAGATTCTTACAGATATGTCAGACACGGCTTGGGGTCTATATCGAGAAAATGGAAATGAAATCCATCTCGGAGAAAATAGTGCATATATAGCTGGAGCAGATTTGTTTGACCAGATGCGAGAGAACCTAGAAAATGACTTAAAAGAACAGAGCACTGAAAAGAAAGATAGAATTCAGGAATCACAGGCAAAAAGCGATATAGGACAATCAGTGCTTACGCAGACTATAGAAGAAGCGAAAAGAGAAGGGGAATATGATGCACTAAGAGAGGTGAATGGTTTTTGTGCTGTAAAGTTGGCATTCGAAACCAGTTCAGATGCTCAATTAGCATACTTGTATGTGCAAAAACATATTGAAGAGCTAAAAACAAAAAATAGAAGACAATCAATAAGTCAATACATAGAAAGGAAACTAAGACCATGAGAACAAAAAGAGAATTAATGACAGAAATTTTAGAAACAGCTGTAATCGAATCTGTAAAATCAGATTGTGAAGTTGTCCATTACGATGTAGAAGTACACGGGGAGATGCACAGATTACAAGTAATTACAGGTCAATTTTTTGTTGAGTTTCATCATCTGGAAGATGGAGAGTATGACTACAATTGTCCACACTTAGTCTATACTTTCGATCCATGGGAAATCGAAGAAGCGTTGGATACTTTCTTTATGATGGATGGAGAAACAGGAGAACTTCATGTTGACGAAAGCAAAATCGAACTTGGTATTGACTCTGATTTTACACCAGAAGCGAAACCAGAAATCACACGAGAAGATATCGAGGAAGCGAAAAGAGAAGCACAGATTGAGATGCTTCATCGTATTAAAACCTATAGCCTTTCTGTAAGTTTTGAAAACGCAAAAAACCTCAACAAAACAGGGAACTGCTTTTATGATGGTAAAATAGAAGCATATAAAGACATTAATGAAACGTGTGAAGCTTTGCTATACCGATTAGGAGAAGAAGACTAAAGCAAATCAATACATAGAGGGGTAGTGATTTGATATATATCTAGTACAAACTGTATATATTTGTAGCTAGAAAATCAGCCTTAGATAGCCAGTAAAGGAAATCTAAGGCTCTTTTTGTATCTATAAATATATTAATTCTTGTGGATGCACAAGAGAAAGGAAGAGCTTATGGGATTAACAAAAAAAGAAATCTGCGAACGCTCAGAAACCATTGCATATTACAGTGGTTTATGTGGCGTAGAAGTGAAACAAATTACCTATGGAATAGAAGACTACATGTACTGTGAGTCTGGAGCTTGGGGTGGTGGCAAGAGCTATCACAAACTAAAAATCCAGACAGACAACAAAGGAAATATGTTCGTGAAATTACACGGATATAGACTATTCTTAGATGAATTCATTCGCACAGGAAAGGAACAGACAGAGCTATGGGAACAATAACATCTTTAACATTGTTTGAACAACAATGCATGGAACAAAAGACATTCAAACTGAAAACACTAAAAGATTTTGGTCATGCAACTTACAAAGGATTTACACTTCGCAATGGATACAGATATGGAGTCACAGAGGAAGACGGAATCCATGTTGCGACTTCAAACTGGCAGCAAGGGAACTTCATTTATATGTACTTCTACAATGAATTAACAAGCCAGTGGGAAGGATTATGGATTGACTTAGAAGACGTAGAGATTGTGGAAGAGAAAGGAAATTAAGATGGAAATTATACAATCTGTAATGTATATGGTAGCTGTGTGGTTTGGAATGTGGATGGAAAGATTTTTACTCAAAAAGCAAGGTAAAACCTATGAAAAAGTAAAAGAAGAAAATCTTGAATTAAAAGATATGTTATATTCTATTGAGGAAAATAGAAACTATTATAAAATGTTAAGTGATAATTATTATGATCTAAATACAAGATTAAAAAGACTAAATTATATACTAGAAGAGGAAGTTAAGATACTAAAAACTCAACCAGAGGCAACAACACAGCACATAAACCCAGCAGACCAAGAAATCATAGAAGCTGTCAAGTATGCTATGAAAATGTCTCATCCAGACAACAATGGAAACGCAGAAGACTTTATGAAGTTCAGAAAGCTTTATAAAGAAATAACAGAATAGGAAGTGAAACATATGTGGAAAATTGGAGATAGAGTAATTGTTGTTGAGGCTCCAGAAGAAAAGAATATTTGGAGATTAAATATTTCAGCAGGCGACAAGGGAACCATTATAGCCAAAAGAGATGGTCAGTATTTAATCCAATTTGATAAGGATATTGGTGGGCATGATGGAGCTTTTGAAAAACCACTAGGTAAAGATGGTCATTGTTGGTGGTTGTATGAAGAACATTCTTACCTTGTAAGTTGTGCCTTAGAGCTTAAGTGTAAGTGGATTCCAAAGAAAAGAAACAACAACTTCTACTAAAAGAAAGGCAAGGTAAACATGAGAGAACTTAAACTTGAAGATTGTAAGGTTGGGATGACTCTTAAGCTAAAGGAAGATTGTCCTTTTAGAGAGTATTGGGAAATAGATCCTAAGGAACCGGTAAAGTGCATTGTCCTAGAGGTGATCGGGAGTCAAATAGATAGCATTTTTGTAGATATCTACTATAAAAATGGGCGAAAATGTGTCCCGAGGAATTGGTATTTCTATACAGAAGATTCAATAATAGAGGCTAACGGTTATGAACTAATCTCAAAGAACTTAGAGTATCCGAACAAGCGAAAGAACAATTACTATTGAGAGGTGCAAATATGCAAAAAGAAAAGGGAATTCGATTCGAAGATTGCCATGTTGGAGATGTATTTAGGTTAAAAACAAGGTGTCCTTTTGTGTACTATTACCTTATATCTGAGGGGATTGCTGTAGCAATAGAAGATAAAGTTACTGCAAGAGTAGTTCATAAAGAAAGAGATACTCTTGATGTAATGGTATATGTAAATGGGAAAAGATGTGCAACAGATTGGGATTGTTGGCTTGCAAGCAGTTCGATCTATCGTGAACATAGTTTTTACCTTAATGTCGATTCAAAGATTAATCGAAAGAACAACTATTATTAGATATAAGAGAAAGGAAAATAAGGCTATGGGATATTTTAAAGTAGGAGATAGAGTAGAAGTAATAGGCATCTATGGGCAACTTCCTGCCTATTATGAAGAACAAATAGAGATAGGTTCAAAGGGAACTATAATTACTGTAGATTGGTATGGTATTGACGTAATATTTGACGATCTTAAACCTTATAAAGAGCCATCAAAGAACTCTTTGAATTTTGCTCCAATGTGGGATGATGATAAGGATAGTGAAGAATTTATTGATTCTGATATCCAAGGGACTGTTATTTTGGGCAAGGAAAACGCACCAAAAGCAGAGGTTCAAGTGAAATCTATTAAAATCAAAGATCGGACTGTTATAAGAGACAATAACGGAGACCGCTTAGATGTAGAAATTATTACAGATCAGGGAAAGATTTTGGGAAGCACTTGTAGATGCTACAAAGGTTGCCACAATACTTGGGACATAACCAATTTAATAGGCAGAAAATTTCAAGGTATGAATGGTTTACTTCGTTATTTAATTGTGGAACAGAAAGGAAAATAAAAGTGAAAGATAGAGAAATTCGGACAGGAGATAGAGTAGAAGTTATTAAAAGTCATAACGAGGATTCATGTATTGATCACTATGCTCCTGTAGGGCTTAAAGGAACTGTAGTTTATGCAGAACCGAGACATTTGACAAAGCAAATAGCTGTTGAGTTTGATAAGTCTTTTAAAGAAGGACACGGTTGTAGTGGAAAAGTAAGAGGTAAGCGAGGGCAGTGGTATGAATATGATCCACATTCCAATATATATTGGAAAAATTGCTTAAAAATCTTATCCAAAAAGAAAAACAACTATTACTAAAGGTATTTCAAAATCAGTGGAGTGATTTTTGTTAATACATGAAGAAAGGCGGGATTTATTCCCGTCTTTTTTTAAAACAGAAAGGAAATTAAGATGAGTAAATTTAGATATTTAAATGAAGAAGAAACAAAAGTGTTATTACAGGTAACAGAATGGTTAGATAATCATTTCTTTAATCCAGAAAATAAATTCGATGAAGAATATTTTGAGAAATACATGAGAGCAATCATTGACAACACAAGGGAAATGTACGAAGCGGTATACATCTGTGTGAACACAAAACCTGTAACTGTAATGATTTATGACTATGTACTTGACATTATTATTACCGATGCACGAGTTGACAAAGAAGCTAGAGAGATTGTAGAGATTGCTTTTACAACTTGGTTAATAAACATGACAGATAAACCATTTGAAAAGATTTTTGAATGGATGATTAGGCTCGCAATCCAATCACGTAAAGCTGATGAGTAAAGAGTCATACAAAACAGAGAATATACAAATAAAAGTGAGGCGATAAATAAATGTTAAAAGCCTATAAATATAGATTATATCCAAACAGACAACAAATAAAACAAATTCAAAAAACTTTTGGGTGTTGTAGATTTGTATATAATCAAACTCTCGCATATAGGAAAGCAATGTATGAAACGAAAAAAGAATCTATGAATAAAACTTCTTGTAACAACTATGTTAATCAAGTTCTAAAAAAAAAATACGAATGGTTAAAGGAAGTGGATAAATTTGCTCTTACGAATGCAATTTATGATATGGATTTCGCATATCAGAAATTTTTCAAAGAGCATACAGGTTTTCCAAAGTTCAAATCTAAACGAGATAATAAAAAGTCATATTCTACTAATTTTACAAACAACAATATCGGAGTATCGTTTGAGAATAATAGGATTAAACTTCCGAAACTTAAATGGATTAAAGCAAAGATTCATAGAGAATTTATAGGGAAGATAAAATCCGCAACAATTTCACAAGTACCGTCTGGCAAATATTTTGTATCAATTCTTGTAGAAACAGAGCATATTCCAATGGAGTCTACCGGTTGTATGATTGGTATTGACTTAGGTGTTAAAGATTTACTTATCACTTCCGATGGAGCAAAATTTGATAATATTCGCACCACTAAAAAATATGAAGATAAACTAGCAAAAGAACAAAGAAAATTGTCTCATAAAGTAAAAGGTAGTATGAATTGGAATAAACAGAGAATAAAAGTAGCAAGAATACATGAAAAGATTCACAATACCAGAATTGATAACTTACATAAAATTTCTCATAAACTTGTCAGCGAAAACCAAGTGATAGTTTCTGAGGACTTATCTGTAAGTAATATGGTGAAGAATCGTAATCTTGCGAAGGCGATTTTAGATTGTGGATGGTATGAATTAACAAGACAGATAAGTTATAAGTCTGATTGGAATAATCGTCAGTATATCAAGATTGGAAGATTTACAAAATCAAGCCAACCTTGTAATATATGTGGTTACATTAATAAAAACACAAAAGATTTATCTGTTAGAGAATGGATATGTCCTCAATGTGGAACTATCCATGATAGAGATATCAATGCTGCAATTAATATTCTTAATGAAGGATTGAGATTATTAGATGTAGTATAAATAATACTTAGTACGACAGGGACTGTCGGAATTTACGCTTGTGGAGTTAGTAGGTTACGAGGACGATGAAACAAGAAGCCCAACGAGCTTTAGCTCGTGGGTAGTTCAAGAAAGTTACAGGATAAGACAAAGAAGAGAGGATGAAGACGATGAATAGATTTGAAACAGTAATGAAGTTAATTTGTTGGATTGCAGCAGTGACATTGGCATGGATGCACGTTTCAATTGTTGCAGTGATTGCACTTGCATTGGTTGGAACTTTTGGAAGTGAGGTTGATTTGGGTGCAAAGTAGACAATTAGGAAGGCAAGTATGTTTTAAAGATTGTCATGTTGGAGATGTTTTTGGAATAGATAAAGACAGTCCTTATATGCGTAGAAGTAGAAGCAGATTGGTTGTAGATAATTTATACGATCTTGAACCATCAGACATATTAAAAGCAAAAGTTATATCTGTAGAGGAAGAAGATTCTACCATTTGCATAGATGTTTATGTAAATAATGAAGAGTATCCAAGGGTTTCAGGCTGGCTTTACTCCTGGATATACAATTCAGAAACACCACTGCATGGTTCAGATTTGTGGATTGAGAATAATCTCAGATTCTTGTCAAAGAGAAAGAATAACTACTGGTAAAGAGAGGTGTGAGAATGGAGTTAAAAGTTGGGATGAAACTCTACGACAAAAAACACAATATTGTATTAGTAATTGTGGATTTAGACATAGACAAAATATGTGTTTATAGTAAATCTTTTACCGGCAATAGAAAGTTATCTTTAAGTGTGAATTTTATACAACATAGTTTAAAAGATGGACGGTTCCGTATTATAAGAAACAGGAAAAATAATTTTTGGTAAGGGAAGGGGTAAGTAAATGTTAATAATTCCTAAAGTAGGGCAAAGGTTTGTTCATGGTTTTAAGGCCTACCTCGTTACAGAAGTTAGGTTAGTAAAAAGAACAAGTCCGTTTAAAGAAAATTCGTTTGAAATAGCTAACAAATATAATGAATTTAGATCAAGAGTCTATTGCATGGACAAGCAAACCAAACAAATTACATGTATTACATTACATGGATATTCAAGTTTGGTACAAAATGGATATATTGTATTAACCAAAAGTAGACAAGAAGATGAGCAAATGTTAATAGAAGCAGGTGTAGATATGAAAAGAAAAGTATATTTCAAAGACTGTCATGTAAACGATGTTTTTAGGATGGATGTAAATTGTCCATGGATATCTGAAATTCATGAATCTTATATAGTAGATAGCTTAAATCCCTTGGATAGACTAAGAGCGAAAGTTGTGTATATAGATGAAAACGATCATAGCATTCTTATACAAATTTACATAAACGAAGAGAAGAGTTCTAGTATTAGTGGTTGGGTTTATGAAGAACTTGGTGATTTATCTATTGAAGATAATCTTGAATTCATACCTAAAAAGAAAAATAACTACTGGTAAAGAGAGGCAAGCAAATGGAAGAGAAAAGAGAAGTATGCTTCGATGATTGCGAAGTTGGCATGTTTTTTAGGATTGATAAAGACTGTTCATGGATGTGTTGCAATGAGTGGATGGATGGTTTTGATACATTGAGAAATGCAGATGAGTTAAAAGTTAAAATTATTGATAAAGACGCTGATGATACCAGTGTTAGGATAGAATTTTGGGCAGATGGTCAAAAGACAGATATAACAGATTGGCTCTATCAATATGAATGTGAAGACGATCCAGAAGACAGAATTGGAAATAACCTTGAGTTCCTACGAAAAAGGAAAAATAACTACTATTGGTGAGGTAAGCAAATGGAAAATGAATTAAGAATTGGAATGCAGTTCTTAGAATTAAAAACGGGAACTGTCTGGAAGCTTGTAGATATGAAATTTATACAAGAAGGGTTTTATATAACAGACATATCATTGTGGTTTCAAGCTGTACATGTAAATACAGACGAGGACAATGTATGGAAAAGTACATCGTCAATGATGCCTAAGGCGATGCTCGAAAGAAGATTGAAAAAAGGCGTATGGAAACAAATAAACAATAGAAAAAACAATTACTATTGATTAATAGTAGAAAGGACATATTATGGAGGATTTAAGATTAGTAACAACAGAAGAATTTAATGGAGTTGATTGCAACTTTTACAAGGCAGATAGTAACATGTGGATGACTAGAGGACAGATCGGTAAAGCTTTAGGGTATCACAACCCAAGGATTGCAATCGGGAAAATACATACTGTACATAGAGATAGACTTGATCCACTTTCAGTTGATACCAATTTAGTGTCTACTGATGGAAAAGAATATTCTACCTATATATATAATGAAAGAGGCATCTTTGAAATCTGTAGATGGTCGAGACAGCCAAAAGCAAATGAATTTATGGATTGGGTATGGGACATTATAGAAGCTTACAGACATGGAGAATTCCAGAGAAAGCCTAGGGAAACAGCCATTACACCTGTTGAAAAATTCTTAGATGGAATGCAGAATATGTTCTTAGAAATGAGAGAAGAGAACAGAGTATTCAAAGATACTGTGTTGCAAATTTTAGAATCTCAGCAAGGACAGGTAGTACAAAAACCTGTTGAAAAAGTTGAAGTTCAAGAGAAAACTGTTAATCAATTAAAATCAAAACCAGTTGTTAAGCCAGTTGTTAAGATTGAAAATCCTAGATTAGATACTTGGAAGTTCGAAATTAATACTAAAGCAGCCTATATTGTTTTTAATGGAAATGAATATAAAACAAAAGGGAAAGTATTCTCAGCATGTTATTCAAAGATGAAGAACGTGTATGGAGTTTGTTGGCCACAGGAAAATAAAGAATACAGAAGAGCTTTTGGATTAGAATCTCAGAGAGGCAGACTAAGCACTTTAGATGTTGTATTCAATGACGAAAACTTGAAAGACCTGTTTGACAGTATTCTTGATGGAATATATGAAAACACAAAAAGAAAAGTTATAAAGAAAAATACAGAAATCAATCCAGAAAAAGATTGGCAGTATTATAAAGAAAAGATTCAAAAACTTTGTGAGCAGACAGGCAACAAAAGTGTAGGCGGAAGCTCTATTTACTCAGGAATCATTAGAATGATGAATGTAGACTGGAGCAAGTATGAAACAAACAAAAAGAAAACTGAATTAGTTAGAAAGTATCCAGAGTTATTTGTAGAGTTCTCTAAGACAGCGGATAAATATTTAGAGGAGAAGTTAAAATGAGTATTAAAATTTTAGGGCTTCGTCAAGATTGCTACAAAGTAATCATTGATGGAGTCCTTTTTAAATTCCCAACAGAACAAGAGTTTTTGGAATTCCTAGAGGAGATTGAGATATGAGTTTTAGATTTGAAGTAGGTCAAGAGTTGGAATTACACAATAACTTGACGGATATGAAAGTTTACATGAGATCGGGAACGGTTGTTCGTATCTTAAGTAGAAAAACAAGAATGGATCATACACAAGAGGTTGAGAGAAATCGTTACAAGATTGCATATGAATTTCATACAAACTTTTTGAAAATTGGAGATGGTTGTTGCCACTCTGGAAAAGACTTTGTCTGGGAAGAAGATTTAATTAGAGCTGTCGGTCAACGGAAAAATAATTATTATTGAGAGGTGATTAAAATGTGGAAAGTTGGAGATAGAGTCGTAATTATTCAAGATACTAGGAGACCTTTAAAATCCTTTGTAGGCTTTAAAGGAACTGTTAACTTTGTAGATGGAGATGACATAAATGTTGTTTTTGACAAATATGTAAACGGTCATGAGTTAGGAGGGAGTTGCCAAGACGGTCATGGATGGTATTTGTCCACAAGGGGAGAGAACGAAAACGAAGCCGAATCAAATGGAATGAGAGTCAAGAAAATTAGCAATAGAAAAAATAATTATTGGTAGGTGATTAAAATGTGGAAGATTGGAACTAGAGTTAGGATTATAAAATCAAATAGATCTACAACACCAGTTGGCATTACGGGTACTGTGGTTTACATTCGTAAGGATAAAAACGATCGTTTTATAGTAGAGTTTGACGAACCTATGGATGGGAATATTATGACTACTCTTTATGATTGCAAACCGAACTGTTGGTGGTGGTTTGATAATGTTCCAGGGAGAATTGTTAAAACAGATGGTATAACGATTGAAAAAATAGGGAAAAGAAAAAACAATTATTACTAAGGTGGTGAGAACATGTGGAAGATTGGAGATAGAGTTGTAGTTACAGACTTGGGTAAAGCTTCACAAGATGATTTTGGGGTTGAAATAAAGATTGGATACAAGGGAACTATTATCAACTTTTTAAAGGTTGATGTTCCATGGAATCCTGATGAGATAATTAAATTCTTAGTAGAGTTTGACGAACCCATGGATGGACATGATGGAAATGATTTCGGTAAAATAAGTGGGAAACCGGGACACTGTTGGTGGATGCGTGGAAACCAAGATAGTAATTTAATCAAATGGCGAGATAACCGGGATTGTGAAGCACCATTAATATGTAAGAAAATTATGAAGAAAAGGAAAAACAATTTTTACTAAAAGCACAGGTTCTACTTGTGCTTTTTACATTGTATAGGATGACCAAATATTGGTCGTCTTATAGAGTGTAAAAGCTCTAAATTACATATCTAAAATACATAACACTGCAAATTAATGGCTAGGGCAGGATCGTGTGTAAAAGATACATAGCTACAATAATATTTTATAAAAGAAAAGGAGAAACAAAATGAAAGTAGTAATCGCAGAAAACAGATTAGAGGTAGTAACAGGAATCAAAAAGGCAGACTTCGACAAACAGGTAACAGACATGACTGTTAGAGACGACAAAGGAAATGTGACATTCAAGTTAAAAGTTGGAGAACAGCCTAACATTTCAGTACTAGGATTAACTTGCAACACAACTGTTGACAAAGAGTTAGCGGTAACAATGATTCTTCCAATGGAAACAGATGTTGAAGAAATCAAAATCAAGTATGGTAAGGCTTTAGTAGCAGCTGAAAAGAATCTGAAAGTAATTGCCGACAGAATTGTAGCAGATACAGAAGCAATTGATGGAATCTTTGCAGACACAGAAGAAGCAACAGAAGCCTAGGAACAGCCTTGAGTAAAGGTAAAACAATATAATCTAATATTAATTCATTCACTTATAGGACGTCTCCCAAGGGCGTCCTTTTTAGTTACACATTTACATATTCAGGAGATTAAAAGGAGAACAAAATTATGATGATCAATGTAACATTAGCAACAACAGCAGGTAAAAGTTATGTAACAGCAGAAGGAAATCAGACTCCA